TTCAGCTTCAAGTTGATTCCAATCTTCATCTTCTTCAGCATCTAGATCTACTGATGGTATTGAAACCTCTATGTCATTATCTACACCATATAACTGATGAGCAAGTTCATCTTCAGTTAAAACATCTTCCTCAGATTCATTTGTGTCTAGAATGTTTTCTTCTGACTGGTGCACAACTGGTATAATTTCTACCTCTTCTTGCACCGCTTGATTATCAAGGAGTTGCTCTTCAGGTTCTGAAGCAATTAGCAAATCCAAAATCTCTACAATTTCATCATTGACTACATTTACTTCCATGTCACCTGCTTCATTTTCATTCTCTAGTTCTATAGAAGCAATGTTATAAAGAACTTGAACATAGCTATTAATGTCCATCTGTTGTCTGTACCAATTTTTTGGTGCTTGATCAACAATACCAAACATAATCATCTTGTAAAGTTCCCATAAAGTCCCTTTGTCAGTGTAATCAAATGATGGTTTTTCATATTCTCTTTTGATGACATTGATTTGCTCTGAAGAAATAATCTGTTTGTCAAAATAAAGAAGCCCAAGTAATTTTGCATACTCTTTTCTGCTTACATGAATTGACTTAAACTTGTTCTTCATGTTTACAATCTCAGCAAAGTGATCATCTGCTGATGCAACCATGGCTTCGATAACTTCCATAGTTTCTTCTAAAGCTGTACCGGTATGCTTTCTATTCCAAGATGCTTGATTGTTTGTAGAAACAAAAGGAACTTGGTTATCATAAATAAAACCACCAATTGAACAACTGAATCGCACCATCTTGTTGTAGGAATTGGTCCAGTTGAAGGTCATTGCCATATCTGGATCATTCAATGTTTCAATTTGCATAAATCCTAATGCAACATCTCCGTTTGATTCTGCTTTATATAATTCATTTGTTACAATGAATCCGTGCTTTGCTAGCATCTCTCTCACAGTGTCAATGATGTCACCGTGAGAAATTACTGTGTAAGACTTTGTTGCAACAGGAAGTTGCGTTTTTCTTAGATACTCTTCTGTTTGTGTTTTTGATACCATACTAAAATAATGTTTCTTGATTTGTGGGTTCAATCTTTCTGATTTCTTTGTTGATTTCTCTCAGATAAAATTGAGTGTCAATTTCATAGTCTTTAAACTCTTTGTCTTCAAACTTATTCATGATCCGTTCAAGACTCTTAGATGCTTCAACCTTGATAACTTTGTCATCTTTAACTTTTAAGATCTTACAGCCTTTTGTTGACATATAATATCTTAGTGTTTTCTGAGCCGCAGTTCTATCTAATCTATTATCTGTAAAACAAGTTAGATGGAATTTAAATCCACCAATTGCTCTAGTACCAGCACAATAGTCATAGATGTTTTTGTTTTCTTCCAATGTCTTTTCAGCATTTTGGTTGTGAACAAAATAGTTGTAGTAAGCCAAGCGTTTAATCCTGAAACTTTTGTTTTTATGAAGAGGTTTGTCAACTTCAAATCTACCTTTACTCTTAGTGTTAAACAAAAAATATTTATCATCTCTTGTTCTTTTTATAAGAGGTTTAGGAAAGTCATTCTTGATTTTATTGATGGCATCTTCTTTTGGAATTTCTTTGCCAGCAAAAATACCAATGTAATTGTTTACATCAGGAATGATAAGCTTTTCATATACTTCAAACTCTAATTGAAGCTTTGTTAATGCCTCCCATTTTTCACATATCTGATGATACAGTTCTTCATATTCACGCGGGATTATAATTTCACCGCCATCAGTATTAACCATGACTGGTCTTGCACCTGGAATAGATTCACATAGTTCTTCCATAAGCATTACAAGAAGTAACTGACCGTTGCAAGTAATTTTCATTGTAAACATGCTGTCCTTTAGGAAAGAGTTATCTTCATTAGACAAGCCGTAAGTTGAGTTCAGCAAAATTTTGTACACATAATTCAATGGATCTTTTTTGCTGTACTTTTTCCTGTCTTCAAAGAATCCTTCATAGATTTCACAGAAAGCTTCTCTGTTTATGTGAGCTGGGGACCAGTTGTTTCTGATAGATAGATTTGGATAAAATGAAGTTACATCAAATGATTTAATGATGAAATCTTTATCTGATTTGTAAATACCTTTCTTAGCACCATGAATGCCACCCAATGCAAATGAAAACTCTAGACCTTTATAAGTAACTTTGTGTTGGAAACTACCTTTTAGATTTTCTCCATCCAGTTTAAGCTTTTTGAATTTTGATAATGTAGCTTTTAGTTCCGGAGTTTTAAACTCAATGTATGGAAGTATAGCTTCATTCAAATCAATTACTTTTCTGTAAGTCTTTTTCTTTTTTAATTCATACTCTGGAATACCTAGTTTCTGAGAAAGCAGTTTAAGAAAAATACTTTTTGCCAATTTGGGTTCTGAGTGGTTTGTCAAATTCATTTCAAAATGGTTTGACAGATCTCCTCTAAGCAATATTTCTGCTTTGTTCTTAAAGAACAGTTCCCTTGTAGATAGACAGTCATTGATACAGTACTTCAACAACATAAGGATTTCCTTGTCATTGTGAGGTTTGCTGTGGTCTGTGCTCATGTCTTCTACATTGTGCCAGTCCATGCTATACTGCAGCCATTTAAGGCTACAGCGTTTAGCAGGATTGTCATAATTGTTTATGGCTAAAATATCACATTCTCTGAATGGGTTATCTTTTGGATTGTACAATGGAAACTCTTTGGCATTACTTCTTCTAATTACATCTTGTGCAATCAAATAAGTTGACGCGGCAATATGGCTACCTGTTGAATTTTTGTGTGTACTCCAGTTGTATAGTAGATATTGAGAAATCTGAGTATCAAACTTTAATCCGTTGTATGAAATCAGCATTGTTTTGTTATTAATGCAGCTGTGAATGAACTCAATGTATTCTGTGTATTGATTCCGAGTGTCACTCACTTCAAATGAAATAATATCACTTGGTTTTTGGACATTTATAAACACTGCTAAAAAGCAATTTGCTACTGTTTCATAGTCATATACATACGCTTTAGCCATAATTATTAGTTTAACATGCAGCCCATGCAATGAATTTGTATAGACCTAATTTTTCAGTTGTTGACTTTTTATATGTGACAGTTGCACATTGACTATTGCCTTCAATAAGTTCTTTAGCAATAATTATTTTTACATTGACATCTGGATTAGCTTCAACATAAGTTCTTGCTTTTTTGATACAAACTGTTTGGCTTTTATCTCTTGCAACTTCTCGTTGATCCCATGTAGTTACTGCTTTGTATACAGTTTCCCACTTACGAGTTCCTTTTTGAGGAGTTACATCTACTTGAGATTTAACTTTGTTTTTATTTTCTACAGGTGTTTCCATGCAAAACCCCCAAGCTTCACGCTTACTTGCATTGTCTGCAATATATTCTTCAATATCTCTAAAACTTTTAGTTTTTGTCATTGAAGTAACATCTTTAGTCAAATCACAAGTATGTATTCCACCGGAGTAACCTTCTTGATGACCAAAGTAATCTTCATCATCTTGACATGCTCTTTTAAAAGCATCTTGAATATTTTTACCTCTTGCTGTTCTATAAATTAGTTCTGCTCCCATTTTTGTTTTTCTTTAGTTTCAATTAATACTTCTGCTAATCTTACTGTTTCCGGATCTGTGGAATATAACATCCGTGTGACTGTAGTGTATTCTTCTTCAGTCATATATTTTTCATTGACCATTTCTGCGGCAAAAGAACTATAAATTCTAGTTCTTTGATTTTGAGTGGTTGCTAATAGATCAGTATAGTTATATCCTTTGTTAACTTTGGATTGAATTAACTTATCATATACAGCTCTAGCTTTATAAAAGGGTAAAGGACTTTCATTTTTAGTTCCATGAACCAAAGTATTACCTCTTCTCCCATAAGCAAAATTTATATTCCAAAGATTACTTTTTGGAATTTTACAAAGTTCAGCTTGATAAACTTTGTCTGATTTGTAATCCATATAATGCAAATTTGTAGTTTGGATTAGTTCCATTACATTGATGATTTTTCAATTATTCCTTTTAATGTTGTTGCGCCTAACTTGCACACATCTTCTTCATCTGACTTCAAGTACTGAAGGATTCTTTCATACTGTTCATCATCAACTAAGCCATTTCTTTTGGCAAAGTTTAGTCTAATAATATCTGGATCTCTTGGTTTTCCTGAGCCAAAAACTTTACCTAAATCAATTGTGCTCATAAACTTGAATAAATAAAAAGTGCGAGAAACTAGAAGAATCTCGCACTTTTGTTAAGAATTGGTGCTTACTTTTTAGCCTTAGCTCTTGCTGCTTCAGGATTGATTACATTGCGGAAAGGAAAAGTATCTGCATTGTCTGCAAACTTTTCTACAAAAGCAATAATATCATCTTCATTTACAAGTGTGTACTCATAAAAAGTTTTGATTGCTTTTCTTTCTTCTTTGTAGTTCTTACCTACAACTTTTCGGCCTTTAGCAATTGCTGTATCTCCGTTGTCATCTAACTTAGGAAACAAATGGAATGTATCCTTTTGGACTGTAGAAATAATTGCTAACTGTTTTTGATCTGGCACATAGATACACTCCACGAATGGACAAGTTTCATTTGTTCTGATCATGCTAAACGTTGGCATGCCTCTGTGATCTTGCACAACTAACATCATGCTTTTTTGGTTGGTGTTTTCTGACATAGTATTTTCTTACAAAGATATTAAATTGTTTGCAAATTCATAAGGTAATGTAAAGTCTTTGCTTGTAATGTGATAATTGATTTTCTTGTTTACCATGTGGAACAATTCAGTAAAATACTTTTCCATTGATGAATCTTCTACTGGAAAGCAATACACATCATTGTTTTGGTCAACCACAATAAAGTGAAAAATGATTTTGTAATCAAACGCGCGGCCTCTGAGTAAACTTTCAGCAAGAATCTTGTAGATGATTGGTTGCAACCAGTACTCATACTTTTCTGCAGATGTAACAAAGTCTTTTAGTTTTCCACCGTGCGTTTTAACATCACTGATATAAACAGTTTTGCTTTGGCGATCAACTTTGATTACATCCATGATACCTTTAACACCATACTGAAGTTCATCTGGTCTATGAGATAACTCAATTTCATATCGGACTTCATCATTTTCATTCACTGGTTTAAGCAAGAAGTTTGCTTTTTCACATGCAAGAATTGCTTCTGCTTTTGCATAGCATTTATCCCATGATGCAACATCTACAATTGTTTTCTCGCGTCCTTCTACCATGATTCTAAAATACTCAATTGAGTTTTCAGTAATGATTTTTTCTATACGCTTTTCATCACCTGTTTTGAATGGAGCTTTCTTGTCATCTACTAATGATTGATGCAAGTTTACTTCTTTCAAGTAAGCAATGATTTCTTCATGATACTCATCTAATTCAGATGCATCTCTTGCTAAAGATAAAAGATGTTCTATACAAAGACGAGTACTATCTGTAGGAACAGATATTCCCATGTTGACAAACTTTTCTTTGAGTTGTTCTGGTTCAAGAACCATGCAGTGAACTAATGATCCTTCATCAAAATGCTTTCCTGTTTTCACATCTTTCTCACCTAATACATAGTGTTTGAAATATGTTTTTGGAGATTCAAGCATTAGCTTTAATGCACTTGGGCTGAGCATTAGGTTCTCAACATTAGCAAAGAATGCATCATAATTCATTTGCTGTACTTCATTTAACTCTTGTTTCATTTTCTTTTTAGTTTTAATTTGAAATCAAATACTGAACTCTTTTCCAGTTTTGGATGGTAATAGTTATCTGCAATCCTTTCTAGGATTTCATTTGAAGCATACCCAAACTTTTGTTCATACTCTTTTACAATAGTATCAGACCTTCTTTTGATTCCTGTTTCAATGTTGAATGCACCTTTTAATAAAGGAAGCACTGGAACATTTGGATTGTTTCTACGGATGTTGTCATCCATGTGATTAATCAAACAGATTAACTCTACAAAAGAATCATTTGGATTAATAGTATTGAGCAAAGTCAATGCTACTTTTTCTGAGTCTTGTGATTGCAAAAGCATTTTGATTTTGTTTGATTCTTCAAGCGTTATACCCCGGTTTTTAGCATGGTTCAAGACTTCTTTTAACTCAATAGCTTTTTTGTTAGTAGGTATAATCATTCCAGATAAATTAACAACGTTGTTTACATCATGATTGTCACCTCTATCCCATTGAGTTTGTGATTGCCTCCAGCTTGATCTACCATAATGTTTGTATGTCATTTGAACATAGTCATCTTCAGAAATCAAATCAAATTCTAATGCATTTTGTAATAGTTGTTTTGCTTTTAGACAATAACTATCCCAAAAATCTAATTCTAATACATCTTTAACTTTTTGAAGACAGTACTTTTCTGAATCTTGATGACTAAAAACATAATAGTCACAACCAAGGGCTTGAACTTTTCCAGATAGTAATTTAGCATCTGTCATTAGATACTTTCTTACCGCTAAATTAACATAGAGTGTTTTAGTTTTGTCTTTAACAATACTTTCTACATCTTCATTAATTATTTTTTCATTGATAAGTGCTGCCGTACTTGAATCAAAAATCAACTTATTGACTTTTAAATCAGTGTCATGGCATTCATAATCGTCAAGAACTACCGCGAAACAAGTCCGCGGTAGTGTCACAACATTTATTGATGAAATCATTATTCTAAAATTACATTTACAAATTCATCTTCAAGCATAAGTACATTGTATTTGTTGCTTGAGTTGACTACTTTCTTAGCCAATACAAACTTCAAGTCAGATCCTAATGCTTTACCAACAACCAAATCTTTTACTCTTTCAATAAATGCAGGAGTAATTTCTTTGTCTTTCACGGTATGAACCATGTGGTTAATCAATCTGGTAGTTAATACATAACCAAGATCAGCTCTGTAGTCTTTACCTTCTTTAACCAACTCTTTGATTTTAACTTGAATAGTATCAAAGCTAACTTTTGTATCCAAAATTTCAGCAGGTGAAATCATTTTATCCAACTTATTATGGATGAATGATGTAAACATTGTTGTAATTTCTGGACCAACTGCGCCTTCACCAATGTTCTGGATAAGCATCAGTTGTTTGTCAAAGTCCTTGATTGTTCTTAAAGAATTGTAGAACTTCACCAAACTTCTTGGATTTACTACAGGATTGTCATCTTTGATAATCTCTTTACCATGTAACAAAGTAAAGTTAATTGCACGTTGGTCAATACCTGATTTTTCAGCCCACTCAGCCCAAACTTCTGGCTCCCATCTCATATCAAAGGTAATGTATCTTGACTTTGCAGCAGCATCAATGTCTGTTACATTGTAAGTACCGTCATCTGGATTTTCTGTAAGAAGAATAGTCCACCCTTTTGGTAACGCCCAAGAAATGTAGCGTTGCTTGTCAATGATTTCCATTACAGCTTGCATAAAGCGTGGTGCTGCTCTAGTGTAATCATCTAAGATAAGTACACCGTTTTCTCCCTTACCTGCAATCCAAGCTGGCTTAGCATAGCTCATTCGGCTTTGTCCATTAGCTTTCCATCCCTGTGCAGCAAAGGAATCCATGACTTTTTCATCAACCCATTTACCCACTTGTGTATCGCCTTGCTTAGCAACCATCTGATATTCCTTAATTGGAATACCAACTAAGTCACCTAACTCATCTAGCTGAGCTAAGTTGATAATTTCTACATGTTTTATATTTAGCTCTTCAGCTAATTGTTCCACTACGGATGTCTTTCCTAATCCTGCTGCACCACAAATTGAGATAGCAACTGGTTTCAATCCATCTTCTTGGATTGCTCTATTGTTTGTAATCAAGTGAGTCAATGTTTCTTTTAACTCTTTGCTGTTTAACTGTACTTTGTTCATAACTCTTAATTTAACTTTTAATTTAACTTGATTGTTTTTCCTGGTAAATGATCTGTGTCCTGACATTTTGTAGATAATACCCACAACATGTTTTTAACTGGCGCATTTGGAGCAGGACATTCTCCATCTGTAAGATAAATGAGTGTAGTGTATTTCTTTCTGTGTTGTATGTAATAATCTACAACAGGATTGAAATCAGTACCTCCTCTTTTCTTAATAACCAAAGGAATGTTTGGTCTATATTTTACTGGATCTTGCATCTGTGTGTCTGCAAAAACCAATGTAAAATCATGTCCACACTTGTACATGTGGTGAATTTCATGCATAAACTCTTTAATTTCATCATCAGATACTGAAGCAGAACTGTCAATTGCAATTAAGATGGTTGAAAATTCCTGAACTTTGATTCCAAAATCTAATTCAAACCGCTTGCTTTGTTTTCTTTTGGTTTTACGCATGCTGTTTTTAGAACTGTTCCCAATGTATCTTCTCAAGTAAGCTTTCCAATTAAACTTTGGTGGTTCAATTACTTTTAAAGCTTCTAACTTTTGTAAGACCTCTCTAGGTATCGTACCCCGCATCTTTTGCACTTGCTCAACAACTTCATCCAACATGACTTCAAGTTGCTTGTCAACGAGTTTCTGTTGTGTTTCTGATAGGTCATCGAAGTCATCCCATTGGTGATTAGGAACACGCATGTTGTTTTTACCTTGATTGGTTACTTGCATAGATCCATTAGCAACAGCATCTTTAATGGCATCAAGTAAACTTTGACCTTGTCCGCTACCTTTACCTGTTCCTGGCCCATTTCTTTCACTTTCTCTGTTTAGTTTTTCATAGTAAACATTTGTTCCTTCGTCAGGAAGCAAGTCATAATCACTAAATTTTTCAAGTGTACAGCCATCTGGTGGTAAATAATTGGGATCAATCTTTTGATTAATCTCAACATCTTGTGCAGTATTTGCTAACTCATGGTTTTTGAGATGCTTGTATTCTGTAATATGAAAGAATGCAATATGCATTAATTCGTGCTGAAGCAAACCTTTCTTCTGGTCTTCAGACAATGTTTGCCAAAATTCCGGATTAATATACAACTTGTAGTTGATTCCTTCTAGTCCAACACCGGCTGTTGGTACTTTGTCTGTCCATTCTTTGTTAAGATTTAGAAGCAGTAGCCCATAAAATGGCTGTTCTAGCATTAAGTCTTTACAAATCTTCGTGAGATTTTGTTGGAGGTTTACTGACATTTAACTGTGGTATTTGTGATTTAATTGATTTTCTTATCTCTGAAGTCCATGTACTTGACATTAAACTGTAAAGATATTCATTGTAATAAACAAAGAATTTTTCTATACTTGAATGTGAAGGACAATTATTTTGAATGTAACTTACCATTTTAGCTAAACACTCCATCGCTGGAGTATAAGATGGCCATTCTAACAGATCTGTCATTTTTTTATCCAAGTCTTCATCTGCTTTAATTGAACTTTTGATTGGTTCTAAAGTCAAATACCAATATAAAGCATTGTCTTTGTCTAACACAGATAGCAGTGCTAGTTGACCAAGCTTATGGTTTTCTACATCTTTGGATTCAAGAAGTCTTTTTATTTTTTTCTCCTGCGATTGCATTTTTTAGGATTGGGATTAAAAATACTTTTGTGCTTGCAACACCATGTTGCTTGACACATTCTGCAATGTCTTTTTCTACATTGAAATAAATGTAAGATATATCATACAAATCTTTGTAGTGTTTCATTGCTTTCATGCCTGCGATGTCATTGTCAAATAGAGTGAATACAAATTCATATTCTTGTCGGTACTTGTCAATCTGTGCTTGAGTGATAGTAACATTCTCGCTGTCGGGAGCTACAAGCTCAATCTGATTGAACTTGAGTGCCTTGAATGCACCGATGTCTTTCAGAGATGATGCAATGATTAGACAACGCGCCTTGTATGTGAGTTGTTCTTCACCTTGCGTATATTCTCTAAGCTTTAAGAACTTTGCTACCTTTCGCGTTGGCTGATAGATTTTGCATAGCTCTCCTGCATTATTGAAATAACCATAACACATGTTCTGAGCAAAGTTCATTTCTTCTACTCCGTCTTCTTTTGTAATGGTAATGGTATATTCTCCTAGTGGCTTTATGTTATAGTTCTTTAAGAAAGAACCACCTATTCCAAATTGTTTCCAGAACGCAGCATCAGCATTAGTCCATTTACGGATTGTGTACTTGTTGACTTCTCTGATTTCTTTGGAGGCGGTATTAATGTATTTAGGGATTTCTGTATCATTCTTAAAAAGATCTAGGATTTGCCTATAGCCATTTTGCCTATCTGATAAGTTGTAGAGTTCTAATACTATATCAACAGCATCACCATAGTTCCCTGAAGAAAAATCTTTAAAGCGATATATTTGTTCATCATCTGAGAAAAACAAAATCATTGAAGGATCATTGTCTGCCTTGTTAAAGATAGATTTGATTTTAACTGACTGTCCTTCTAATGCTTCTTCAAGATTTAAAATTCTTTCCATGATCCTGTTACTAGGTATAGGAAAGTTTTTGTTAGTGTAATAAACTGTGTGTATCATAACTAAAATAAAAAAGGCGGGCTAAATTAATAACCCGCCTTGTGTTATTGGAAAAGATTAATCTTCCTCCATGTCAAACAACTCGCTGTCATCCAACTCATCGTTGTCAAACGGACTGTCTGTAGGTGCATTTGCAAAATCGTCATCTTCTTGCTCTTTTGCAACTGAATCATCATCATCAACTCCGTCATTAAGAGCTGCATTTTCTGTTACAGACTTAGACTTTGTGATGTGAATGTTTGCATCAAACTTGGTAACAAGACCTCCTTCAAGTGCAAACGGCTCAGCAGCATCTTTTTTCTCTGGCAACCACATGTAATATACTGTGTATCCGCCAGCATTCTGACCTTCTGTAGCACCAATACACCAAGAGAAATACTTGTCTTTGAGTAATCCACTACGAACTACACCTGCAAGCAATTGCTCCCATGTATCAAATTTACCATCGTTGGCTTCCAACCATGCATCACCACCAACTGTAGTCAATAGTTTTTGAACAAACTCAAGAATTTTAGCTGATGCCAAAATCTTGTAAGGCTTTCCTGTTTTTTTTGAAACGCCTTCACTTGTTCTGATTGGCCAGTTAGAAAACTGAATCTTTTTTGTTTGACCAAGGTATTGACCTTTACTTGCATCACCAAATACTTTATCAAATCCTACAAAGTCACCACCGATTGGGCGGCTTTCTACTTCAATAAAGATTTTGTATTCAGGATTCTTAGGATCCTTTGGTGTTTTTACTTGTTCAATAGACAAGTTGTTGATTTTTGCCACAACATTACCTGGCTTTAGTTCTTTGGAGATGTGATTTTTCTTAACTCCTTTTGTTGAAATTCCTGACATAACTTTTCTTTTTTTTACTAGTTAATAATTACTGTTTACTTAATATAGATTTGGTCCCAATGAGTAACCAAATTATCTTTCTCATCATATTCACTGATAAGAATTTCCTTTCCTTCTAATCTTTTGATTTTACAACCAGCTAAGACATCATCACTTGGCAAGAAACATAAGTAGTTTGCTTTACCAATGCGCGTCATATAAGCAATGGCTTGTGCCTCTGCTGAAATAGATTGTTTGTTTTTACCAATCAAATTTACATCATGTGATGTCAATTCCGCACCTTCTTTTAGGATGTTGGTTTCTTTGACATGCGCAATGTAAATAATATTGTCAGCACATTCTTCAATCATCTTGGTGATTTGCTTGAATGCTTGGCGTAGATACTGATACCCTGAACCATTTGGCAAGAATAAAATACTGGTGTATTTAGATTTACCACATGTTGGTAGTAATCTATCTGTTGCCTCATCTTTTTTAATCCAGCTTTCTTTTCCCATTGGAGTTTTCATGTATAGTCTTTCTGCTTCCAGAATACATAAGTCTTCCAATTTAGTTAAGGTATCAACTGCAATGTACTGATATGGTTTACCTGCAGCTTTGATTTTCTGTAAGACTTTTTTCAAATCATTTAATGTTGGGACATACATCACCATACCATCAGCGGTTTGAATCTTATCTTCAAGGTTAATCACTAAGCAGTTTTCCAATCCAGCAATTGCTGTTGTTTTACCAATCTTTGGTTTACCAAAAACTAGTAATGGACTAGGGTTGATAAGCTTACTTTTAGTAGGCTTAGTCGGTAGAATAAAGTCTTCTACTTTATTTTCATCACTCATCTTAATTACTGTTTACTTTTTTACTATTTCGTTTAGCCATTTCTTCATACTCACTGGCTTACCTGTAAGTATTGCGGCTAAATCCCTAATCGTTAACTGGTCAATTGGCAAATCCTGATCTGGATCCGGCATATCAAACTCATCTATTTCAGATGCTTCACTTGTACATACAATTAGTTCCTCTACAGGAATGATGTACCTGATTGTGTGATTTGCTGAATGCGGTTCAGTAACTCTATATTCTTGCATGTAATGCGGATTGTATTTCCATTTATACAATGTGCGCGATTCATCTTCAGAATCATAATCTCTGCTCACAAATTCAGTAAAGATGTCTTCTCCTTTCTCAATTTCACTTGGGAAAAAAGATATAACTCTCTCACCTGAATCATAATAAGCCATCTTAGGTGAAAAGACTGGATCTTTTGCGCCTAGTTTAGCGAATGTAGTTTTGTGATAAGATTTTAAAATTTCAATCTTTGCCTTTTTGTCCAAGGTTTCTACTGTATTTTTCTTTGTGTTTATACTCATTACTTTTTAGTTTGAATTGGTTGTTGATCTTGACCAGGCGTTTCCATTTCACTAATTGACATGTTATGAAACTCTGCTTTAAAGAAACTCATACCTACTTCACCATTCCTGGATTTAATCCAATGGAGAACAAGAGTATTTTCATCTTCAATTATAAATCTATCAGGTCCATAGTAACTAATAAATCTTTTTGCTGGTCTGTTGATTCCTACAACTAAATCTGCATGTTGGACAAGTCCATCACCCCCGTATATATCAGACTCTAAAATGTAGTTACCGTATTTACCATTCTCATTTCTTTCCGGTCTGTCCGTGTCCCTGTTTAACTGGGTAAGTAGAATGAATGCAATAGGAAATTTCTTTTTTAGTTCTGTACACACTTCACCAAGGTTTGCTAATGTTTCCTGCTTAGAGGCTTCATCTGCGTCCTTCTTGATTAATACGGAGTGGTCAAGGGTTATGACGGTGTTATGATATGAAATCTTACCAGCGTCATTAGTTATTGAAAACTCTTTCATGTATTCAATAATCTCAGTTCTGAATTGTTTTACCGTTACTGATTCATCAATGATGTCAATTGGATATTTAGATGCTTCTTTAGCATACTTGTGACATAGATCAATTATATCATCTGATACAACAATATCTTCTTCTTCTGCACTACATAGGTATCTGTAAGTTTCTTTGGTTACTGATGAAAACTCTCTGAGCTTTGTTGTTCGTCCGAACATTTCCAATTGAAACTGCAGCACTCTTATGTTGAGCCCAGGGTTTAATTTAAAACCTTCTCTTACAATTTGGTCTACCATTAAAGTTTTACCTGATGCAGGTCTAGCACCTATAACAGTAATGGTATTAAACTCAAGACCGTTAAGTGTTGCATTGTTGAATTTAGGCCAAGGTGTTTTGTAACTAGGAATTAATCCCTGTTGCTTACCTTTCATGTATTTCAATGCATCTTTGTAATGTTCTTTATGGCTTTTCCACTTCATAAGATTTTAGTTTTAAAGTATTTTTCTTTGGTATAACTTTCATTGTTAGCTATCTTGTCACAGTAGTCAGCTAAGTCTGAATGCACAGTCCTTGTTCCATCATCTTTGCGAATGAAATACAAGGCGGTTCTCATATACAGATAGTTTTTAGCACGGTATTCAGATACATACATGATTGTTGCATCTTGAATAACTTGCCATGAGTAATTGTAGTTCTCAAAAAACCATCTGAAATTAGTTTCAATGTTCTTCTTGTTACCTCTGGCGTATTTACCATTAGGTAACTTGGTTGTAGGAAATATCTCTATGTAATCATCAATTTGATTTGGATAATCTTTTCCCATTAAGTCATCTAACTTTAACTTTTTCTTTGTTGCAAATAGTTCATCAATGCTTTTTAGAATTTTAAACTCACGGCTGTCTTCTGGAAGATCACCTGTAGTGTACTCTAAATACATTTGAATGTACTGTTTTACAGTAACTTTGTGATACTTTAGTCTTTCAAATAGACTGCTTTGTTTGAGATTATTTTTCATAGAAAGGACTACTAAGATACAAAACTTTTACCAACTGATGGCAGAAATTCCTTTACTTTCTAAAATTAAATTTACATTTTCATCAAACAATTTGTACAATGCATTTGATTTCCAAATAGCATGTGACTGTTCTGGTAAGAACACTTTGTTTCCATGTCCATCTTCATTTACCATCTCTGAAAAATCACTTGCTTCAAATCCAACAAACACATATACAATGTCAGGTATGTTTGAAATTAAGTAGTCAATGAAATAGATGTTGAACATACGCCAGTCTTCCATCATTTGATCTGTTCCTACAGCTGTTCTTGATAGATTGTAGAACATTACACCTTGATTGGTTAAAAGTTCCGGAGATATAAACTCTGAAGAAAATTCCACAGGTCCTTTAGAAATTACCAATACTTTTAGATTTGCTGGACTCATAGTAGTAAAGTCACTGAACCAAGATTTCATTGGAGGCGTAAACGGTTTACCATTAGATACACCTGCAATCAATTTGTCCAACATCTTTTCAAATGTAGGTTTATCAAACTCCTGTAATAGGAATTTACTCCACGGGAACTCCGTGTATTTTTCTTTCTGTTTATTTATTATATCTTTGGAGTTAATATTTGAACTCATGGCTAAAAAAATTGTTACTGTTATTAAAGAAGACACTGTTGTAAGCATAGAAGTGTCTGGTGCTTATTATCAACGCGTCTATGATTTGATGGCAAGGTTATTAGAACAACAACCTGATCCGAAGCAAGCTTTGATGAACATTGATACTCCTACCAATGAAACTCCGCTTACTATATCTGAAGCAGTTATTCAAACTTTTATGATGCTTATAAAGTCTGTTGAAGACGAAGCAAATAAAGATTTGAAAAAACACACAACAGATGTTGAGTTAGATATTAAAGAAGATCCTTCCGAAAGTTAATGTTGAGGAAGTCCCCAATCAAGTACATCTTTTCAATGACATCGGACAAGTCTTGTCTTGATAGATCTGCAAATGACTTATAGTATTTTTGCTGATCCACATAATAAGTCAAACCGCACTGGTCTTTGATGTCCTTTTTAGTTTTCTTGATGTCCTCTCCTGTTTCGTCTGAGATTTCTTTAATCATTACATGGATTTTTGCAAGTTGTGCCTTGGTATTGTTAGGCTCTACTGCTTCCATGATGCATTCTATCTCATCATCTTCAGTCAATTCGCGTATGAATTGATTGAATCTAGTTTTCATCAGACCATCTTTAGGAATAAGCTTTCCATTTACCATTTTGAATTTGATGACACAGGTCTTTTTCATGCGGCTGTTTCATTAACTCTGGTTACTTGACAACTTTCCATTGGTGAACTTTCAATAAAGTTTTCTAACGCGTCATAGTTAAATCCACTTGGACAATCTTCATCATCATCTTCTTCTCGAAATCTACATTCATCAATTTCATCTTGAGTAGGTGATTGTTCATACAAACTTTTTTCTCCGTCACTGATTTCAAATGTGTACTTACCATATAGATCCATTCCTGGTTCATCATAGCTATAAGTAAATTGCAAGTCAAACAACTCTGCAATTCTTACTATGTCATTTGGAATTGGTGCCCATCTGGATTGAAATGAAAGCGTAAGATAGTTATCTCCTTGGTCTAAGGTGCTTATTTCAAACATGTATCCGTCAATTGAACCGTCTAGTCCAAATAATAACTGACCATGGCCTGTTTTTTCTTGCATATCAATTGTTTTTTCAAACAATTTGTAAAGATTTTCTACATTTTTTTGTTCTCCGGTAAACTCTACATTATTCCAACACCAATTTGGCATACTGTTTATTTTTAAGGTTCAACATCTGGGTTTATGTATCTAATAGCGTTCCTTCTTATCTCTCTTAACTGCAAAGACGTAGCTATTCCCTGTCCTCTTTCTTTCTTTCTTTTTCTTTGAAGAGGACTCTTCATTTTGTTCTGTGTATTCGTCAAGTGCAACTTGCTTAAATAATCCATGTTCTTGTCTATCTTTTCCATAAGCTGTTAGTGGGTAAATTTGATTTTGAACAAAGTTGTTGAAATGTTTTGAGATAAACTCTTTATGTCCTTCAACTGGAATGTAATTGTTTATATAGTAAAAAACTGTTGCATGATTAGTAACATTAATAATTTCTGCAATTTGTTCTAATACTATTTCAGGATAGATGAGCTTAGCTAATTTGACAGCATGATATTTCATGGCAACATAGTATCTATCTCTCCTATTTACTTTAGCAAAGTATCTTTGCAATTGTCTTAAATCTGGATAGAGTTCGTACAAATCTTGGTCATTACTAACCAAGCCGCTGTAAAAAAACTTATTTATCATTCCGTGATTCATAAAACTTCCTTTCTTCTTTTGTTAGTTCATTGTATTCATATACTGGTGGATTCAGCATTTGTTCTTCAGACTCATAGTATGGTTCTGTTTTGCTGCCAAGTATTCCGCTACTACGCGGTGTTATTCTTTTTATGCAGCCTTCATCAATAATGATTTGCTCTACTTCAAAAATGCTCATGTCTTTATACCTGGCTATGTCTTTTACAGAACTACCAGTTTCATACATTAAGCCAATTCTTTTTTTTGAGCGAGCACTGAGTTCAGGCACTAAGCTAATTTAGGATTCAGTATTTCATCCAGTTCTGCGTCTAATGCATCAAATTCTGATTGTTCAATAGGAACAAATCTGTCTGGATTGAAATAGTGATAAGGAAAACAGTCTTCTCCGAGGGTGATTTCATCAAGTACAAAGCCGAGTGAGTTTGATGATAGTAACGGCTGTGCCTCTACTAATGTGTAGATAGAACCTGCTTGTACCCATTTTTCTTGTGGGATTTCTGCAGGTTTATTCTTATCATTGATGCACATAATTTTCATTGGTAAACTCATAATTGTCTTCCTTGTTTAATTTGGTTTAACTCTTCTTCATCTTTTTCTGCTAACCATAAATCAAAATCTGTTTCAAAATCACCATACCAACCTGACATTACTTGTGTTAAGAATGTCTTGAGTATGTTTTCACATTGCGGTTTACTATAACCGTAGTCATCTCTTAGTAATGCAACAATGTTATCGGGTACTTCGACTTTAATTGTCATGGTGTTTGCAATTTGATTATCTTCTGTAAGAACAATTCATTCTCTCTTTTCAGATCTTTGATGCGGTTATCTTTATCTATAAGTTCAACCTTCAACTTTCTGTTTTTAAGAATAAGCGCGCCTTTTTCTTCAGCTTTCATCAGATCTTTCATTTCACTTATCTCTGACTGGAGCATTCCAATTTCCATATTGAGATTACAATTGGATTCTTCCAATTGTTTTTTCTCAAACTCTAACCAAAGAACCTTTTCTTCAGGAGTCTTTGGTCTTAAATTCATTAATGTATCATCCATCTCTACTGTATTAATTCAACCTTGAGGTTGTGATTTTCTAAATTGTTTTTTATGTCCAGTAGTTCCATAAAATCTCCACTCTTAATAGTTACCTTCTTGTTGTTATGTGCAATCAATACACATTGATCCGCTTGAATAGGCATGTGTTCACAGTACCTAATCAAACATGCTTTAACAAACATGAAACTATTCTTGTCATCATTATGTAATACTAGCTTTGCCATTGTACTTGAATATTTTAGTTTTATCAAAATCTTTTAATGCACTCTTGCACCAATAGTAATCCACTGTGTCCGCATAGCACAGTAAATGTACAATACTTTTTTCATTTGGATTAAGTCTTAGAAACCTACCAATCTTTTGTTTGAGTTTCTTTTCATTGGCATACGCATGCATTATGATACCTACCTTTAAGTTGGGTATGTTTGCACCTTCAGCTATCTGAAGCACTGAACTTAATTTACTAATTTTTCCTGACTTAAACAAATCTAAGTACTCTTTTGATCTAGGTTCTTTAGAATGATACACATGTTTACAGATAAGATCCGCTTGTTCAGTATAGTCTGTGAAGACTAATGTCTTTTCTGTTTGTTCATTAAGCAATCTTTGTGCATAGTCAACCTTTGTTTTGTATGACTGCATTGCTTTTAAACGCATGATCCGTTGTATCATCTTTTTCTTTTCATCTTTAGCTTGGTCAATGAACTTAGTCCACATGTTGTAGTTTGCTACTTCAGACATAAGTCCTCCGCTTTTAGTACGCACTGAAGGCTTACTGTTTAGCTCAAGCAAATGAACATAGATCCGATAATCATTAAGCATGTGATCAGCAATACCATCACTGATCTCATACTTATAAATCACAGGACAAAACTCATCACAAACTTTAAATGATTCAGATGTTTTGTATTTAGGATAACTTCCAGTCAACCCTAGTATTGGGCCGTCATATAATCTCAACCAATCACCGTGCTTTTTCTTAGCGTTGTGACATTCATCAAGATAAACAAAATCATAATTGTAATTAGCTTTATGTAAGCTGATGTACGTTATGAATTGCATGTGTGGTATCAGATACTCAAGCCCATGTTCTTGCGCCTGACCTATCCATTCTTGATGAATAGATATTTTAGGTGCGACTACCAAGAACAATGATGTATCTGTATATCTTTTTGCCATGTGCTTGAGGCCTAATAAAGTTTTGCCTGCACCTGTACCCAAGATAACACCAGAATATTTCCTTGTTCCTATAGCTGTAAGACATGATGCTTGAATTTCTGATTTCTTATTCATGTTATTAATGTATTTTTATTGTTAAAGTATCTGTTAGCATCCATTGACAGTTGCTTGTTATAACATAACAATTATTTTCATCTAAAAAATCTTCAGGAGATTCCCATATATTTTCATCATAAGAATACACATTTACTCTTTGTGTTTCATAATCCAAAACTATTAATGTTTTTTTCATAACTCTTTTTCTACAGGTTCAGGTGTACATACATGACCATCACTCCATTTAATACCTGGAGGTGGTGTTGTTTCGGGTGAGCTGTACTTAGTACCGCATTCACTACATACAAATTTATTCATAGCCATCTTAAATTTTCTGGTGGACATTTAGCTCCGGTATCTCCTTCATGGAAACGCGCCCATATACCGCCATCTCTTACTGTAGAAATAAATCCTACCTCGCAATCAGGATGGTCTTCATCTATTGCATGAGGTGGCATGTATAATACAGGTGCACCTAAGTCTTCAAACTTTACTTCTCTCCCTTCAATAAATACTTTATCTTCTGACATACTATTCTATTTTAAAAATCCTAACTCTCTTGCTTCTTTTGGATTAGCATGTACCCACTGGTGACATGCCCGGCAGGTAGCAAACCATGTATCAACTCCTAAAAAGTTATCACCTGTTCTATATGCAGCGTGATGAATTTCAGTTGATTGTTTAGTGCAATCAGCAGTGTTGATTTGACAAACCGGATGTTTTTCTAACTGAACCTTTCTAAGTTTAGTATATAGTCCATCAAGTTTTTTCTTTTTGTCGCTAACCTTTTTGATTTGTGTTCGCGTTGGCTGAACTTTTACATCCTGTTTGAATGCACAATCTTTACAAAGTTTATAGCGAGTGCCATCAACAGTTACATTCTTGTAAATGTATTTTTGTTGATGACACCCGTTACATTCCTTCATCTTGGTAATCATGCAGCTGCAAAGTTTACAGGTAAAAGATTTTCCTGAATCAATTTCTTAATGATGTCAGTCTTAGTAATACCCAAGTCTTTGAATGATAAAGTACAGATGAATTTAGGATCTGGTTTAACTTCAACAGACAATAACTTTTTCAATGCAGCCGTTGTAAAAATGTTGGACAATGGTTCATTCTTTTTAATGCTTACCTCTTTAGTAAAACTATTTGGTGCTGCACATGTACCATTCTTGTGTTCTTTTGTAAAAGAAACTAACTCAGTGTCTGCAAATGTAACAAGGCTGTTAGTTTTATTTAACATGATCTCCTGCTTCCAAAGATTTAAAATTGTTTGTGTCAATTTATTTCTCTTAAAGATTTTAGCTTTCTTACTACTGTTCATAGCATAAAGTTCTTGAGGAGTGTACATATCAAGACCAACCATTAAATGTTTAAACATTTTGTATTGACCTTGAGTAAGTGTTGTGTAATCTACAACAGAAGTTGTTGGGAATTGCTTAGATTCCATCTGGCCGGAATACATTAATTCCTGTAAGCCATCAAAGCTGTTAACTGTTTTCATCTTAAATGTTTTTTGTGGGGTGAATTTATTCGTCAAGATCTATGTCATCGGGGAACTCCATGTCCTCTGGTAGATCTTCTATGTAATCTTCTACAAACTGAATGTTTTCTGTAGTATCTTCAACAACATCAAAAGGATTTGTATCTCCTATGCTACTTCCAAAGTTTGATTCATCAAGATAGCGCAAGTCTTCGTCAGACATTCTGAGATAAGCCTCAATGCTAATATTAATAATTTTACCATTTGGAAGTTGATATATCATGAATTAATTACATAATTGTTATTTCTTTTTGGTTTGGAATATAGCTGGTGTAGACATCAACTACTGCTGTTATTTCAGAACTATCAGTAATTAAAGCTAAACCGGTATAGCCCGTGATTGGATTTATATGTTCAACTAGGACACGAATATACAAATCATTTACTATAAGAGCATTGTCTTCATAGTATTTTTTGTATGGACCAGGGTATGAACTTACAGTAAGCGGTACATATATGTAGTCACCTTCTTGAAAATGTTTCTCATTGTTTCTGAGTTTCTTTTCATTAAGGAAATCTACAAGCATGTCTTTGTCAGACACGTTCTCTAATAAAAATTTGAGTAATCTTTGTTGTGTTACTTTAGGAGCACTGTAAAACTTTGTTTCTAACAAGTCAGCAAGATTTTCTTTTGTCATGGGTTACGCTACCATTGCGGATACATAAATAATTTCTTTATCACCATGAAGTATATTAAAAGTTTTAACTGCTTCAATGTAATCTTTTGCAACAATGTTAATGCCTGAACAAAGTTCTGTAGCAAGGACAAAGCAAATGTGGAATTTTTTCATAGTTTAATTTTTAAAAGTTAAAGGGTAGGTAATGTCACAAACCTACCCTCATGTACAACCAGTGCAAGTCTATCCTTGCTGTCTTAGCGTCATTAGAATAAAGAACCACCGCGAGTTAGACTACAACGGTGGCTCAAATATTCACCCTACATGCTCTACAATATCAAATTCTAATTCAGTGTATCCTTCAGGTACTTTTTCTGATACAGAAATCAAATTGCGTGACCATAGTCCTACAATTTCTGAATCCCCCCTGAAATCACCGCCTCCTCTACCGTTACCTTCGCAGGTTAACAATGGAAGCGGGTGTATTTGCCAACCATCTTTATCTGTAGGAACAGTTGTTTTGTCAACGTATTCCTTGGTATCATGGTTGATTACATATCGGCTTTTTGTTTTAGATAATGGAGTTTTAGGTTTTAATATTGTTATATCTTCACAAAGACTATAAAAATTATCTCCATCTTCAGAACCGTCTACTGCATCAGCATAATCACCACACCAGGTAACAGGCATTGGATTTTTGTAGATTAAATTTTCAAATGACTTTACAAAATCATTTTTCATCCATGAATGTTCCATTAACTTGGATCCTGAACCATATTGGTATGAAGATACCCAACCAATTACATTTTTCTTTTCTTTGTCTAGCAAGATTGCTTTATAATACTGTCCCATGTTTTAAATTTTTGCGTAATGTGTTTCTCCACTGCTGAATCTAGCAGTGACTTTTAATGGCATAGAGTTTTCTTTGAAGAAATCTTCTACAACTTCAATCAATTCATCTGTTATATTGGAAGCAAATCGTTCAGCATTTTTGCATTGAATCTTTATCATACCTGCTGGCATATCTGAATACCATTGCGCATCTGCTAAGAAATCAATTTGATCCATGTTCACATCGCATGCATCATAGGTAATATACCAATCAAGACTTGCGCCTTCATAGTATGCACCTCGTACTACACAATTAATGTTTACTGTAACATCAATGTCACCAAACTTCTTGTTCTTATAGAACTGAAACTGGGGTATAGATGCATAACTTCTGAGTTCATGTGGATCTTCGTCACATGTATGGTGATAACTGAATCCCTTTGTTGGAGCCAATTCCATAGCGTTTTCTTGTAAGTTGGTAAAGAAGTCATCACATTCCCATGATTCAGGAGCACAATCTTCCATCTCATCTGTTTCTTCTCCTTCAGAATCCAATACTGGTCGCTCATAGTTCATCAACACCGCATAAACATTACGCGCATTGACATTGTGAAAGTTGCTTGTTCCCATGTTAAATGTTTTTTAGGGTGGGTAATAATTTGATTTGTTGTTCTTGTTCTAATCTTAACTCCGTGCCACTTTTGTGGTAGAACTTGCGGGTTAACTTTTTTAATATACCTTGTTCAGGCCATACATTTTCATGTCCCGGAAGACAACACATTAGTGGAAATGGTTCAACTACTCTTGATTTTCTCGCCATGCTATTACAGATTGTTCTTGGTTATACAATTCTTCATACCCAATTAAGATTTGAGCTATGTAATCAACTCCTCCATTAAGATCCAGGAGGTCTAGTAGAATTTCCGGGCACATGTTGTACAATTCTTTGATTGTAAATTCATGATGTCCGCTCATTCTTACATTTAGATGAGGGCAATGATTATGCATGTGATAACATAATTCATCTAATTCAGTAAGTGTCATGTCATAACCATTTTGTTCAAATGATTTTCCTCTACTTAAAGCTTCTTTGGGAGTTAAACTTAGGAACGCCATGTGTCCATCTTCCCGTCTACCGCAATATCTGATTTTTTGTGTCATAGGATTTAAATTATAGGATAGCACCTTTGATGTAATCTCCGGCACTAACCCTTGTTTCTTAAAATGGAAATCCGTCATCTTCAATCATTTGGTCAAGACCTTGGTCACAAATGTCTTGAGCAATTTCACCGTTGAGTCCTGACCAATGTTTTTGTTCTGTTGGCTTTGGGGATTCCTGTGGTGATGATAGTAACTTGCGTTCTTTGTCATGGACATTGAACATGTTGAACATGTCATCATACAAGCGCACATTGACTCTAGTGTTATCTATTGTTTCTTTTGATAGGCAATCTAGCGCAAATGCTTGGCGTTTTTCTGAAAGGTTTCTTTCTTTGTATGAGTTCATACCTAACAGCGCAATGTCACTTCTGTGCTGAATGTAGTATCCCCATGCAAATGCTGAATACGCTGTACCATGCAATGATTTGTATGAAAGTTCCATATCTTCTGCATCAGCCTTATCGGTTGGAGAGAAATAGAATTTTATTGTAGTCCCTACTCCTGTAAGAACAATATACTTTCTAAGCACGGTGTCATTACCCATACGGTTTATAGCAGGCTGACGATACTTTTCATCATAAATAGCCTTAGCTTCTTTGCGCATGATCATTGATTCGATTTCTCTGTGGCGAGATGCAAGGTTTTTGTTATTAGATTGTTCATCTCTTGTTTCTACAGCTTTAGCAATACGCATCCAAGTGTTGAACATTTTCTTTAAGAAGTACTTTTTGTTATCTAAATACACATACTGCGTAGTGATATTAATAACAGTTCTTTCTGCATTTTCAATGTTGAATACATCACCGATGCTTGCCTTGTTTTTACTCAAGGTCTTTACTGGTTGAAATGCTTTCATGGTTGTATGATTTGAATTTTTTGACTAAACTCTCCATTCCAATTAGCAGTTACTCCTGCGTCTTGAAATATTTTTACAATTTCATTGCCGTTACCTGACCAACTTAACCAACATTCACCTGATTCTTTAAGGTCGGCTGCTGCTTGTTCATGGTAGAATACAACTTTGTCAACTTTATCATCTGGTACAGCGAGCCAACCACATGAGTTGCAACACAAAAAGTTTTGCTTTGCAAAGTATCCATTCTTTCTTAAAACTGTAAAAGCTTTGTTGATTTTTTTCTTTCCTTCTGTCATCTTATTCTGATTTAAAGGTTTGATTGTAATATTCTTCATCTGCATAATCATTACTTCCGTCATACCATTTCATGTAAGCATCTTTTATCTGCTGCTTTTCTAATTCTTTTGCTTGTTCAAATGACTTTCTCATTTCTAATAAGTTGCCAGAATGTTTTATGTATTGGTATTCTAACCATTCTACTGCTGTCATCTCTTTTGATTTAAAATGTACTGCGAATAGCACAATGCCATTAACAATACTGTGATTACTATTTCCTTCATAGGAATTAATTTTAGGGGTTAGAGGTATAGGAGGGAGTCGAACCCTCACACATAGCGTTGTTGCTACAGCTCTGCCAGTTGAGCTTACTATACCGACCATCTGGGTTGCAGACAGTATTAATATTCAGGACCGAGATCAATCCACTCACCTCCTTCATAGATCTCAAGGTCATGGATGAATCCATCCTTACCAAGAACCATACGTTGGTCAGTATAATTTACTGCAATCTTGCCATTAGGTAGACGAAATACAGATGGTTTTTCCTTACCGTTTATTCTGATTACATTTTTGATAAAGCGCATTTCAGAAAAACTGAAGTGATCTGTTGTTGCAATATGCTTAGGTACTCCTGACTCCATTCCGAAGGCAGCAAGTAATAAGATTAGAAATTTCATTTGTTTTTTTCTTTAAGTAATTAAATAAACTTTTTTTTCTGTAAGAGCACTATGATTTCATTGGCTTCATTTTCCGCCCATGTTATCATCTCTTCTTCATGAGTACCCCATTGGTCATTGTATAACCTACCAGCCATGTGCATACACTCGTGCATCACGCAGGTGTAGACTTCATGATTACTATAGTTATTTTGTAATGAACCTATGTTTAGGAATATAAATGGTAAAGGACTCTTGTCAAGATTTTTATCTCTTGGATGGTAGTTACATAGACCGTCAATATACGATCCACCTTCAGCGATTCTATCTTCAGCTCCTGAAAGGGATAGTCCATGCATACCTGTTACACGGTAATGTAAGAACACTTGCTTGGCATCACAACCTAGAAGTAATTCATATTGCCCGCGGTCTATACTGAGAATAGTTTCAGGCATTCTTTTTTTAGAAGTAATTGTCTTTACACAAAAGAGAATAAAGAATAGTGTTGCTAGTAATAACAGTGTTGTCTTCATATTGATTTGTTTTGTGTGTCAACTTTACCGTATGCATCACAGTGCTGATACTTGCTGTGTGCACATGATGTTACGGCAATTAAGATTAGGGTAGCAAAAGCTGTGAGTAAAATTACTCTGGGTACAATAGTTGTTTTCATTTGTCTAAAGGTTTTTAAAATGAAGTGAATAAAAAAAAGATTTTGTTGATGCTCTACACTTGCAGCATATTCCGATACAAAATCTAATAAAAATCTTGAGCAATCAATAGTGGATTCAAATGCATACTTCTTCCTTTGCTGGCCAATACATTCTAGATACTTTGGGGTTACGCACATTAGTATCCATAGTGCCGGTGACTGGTTACACCTTTTTTGTTTGCATGATAAGCGGGTAGTTCAAATCCCTAGGTACTTCGACACTGAGAACTATGATTGCGTCTGTTAAGAATAAAATATGAGGGACTACCCCTCTGCACTCAGTTGTAAGTTCAATACTTCTCTATAACATGGAGATTTTGTTCCTGAGCAATTAAGCCTAACTCCTAGTATATTTTACCTACAACTGCTCACCCTTGGGAGAATGATTAAATGTTTCTGTACGTCCAACAAGCATGACTTGTGTTGTTTCTGTTTCTTAATCATTGTGGTTTCACATCTTACATCCTTTCATGCGGTTAAACCCATGAGCCTTGTTAGCATTACAAGTTAACCTTCCTGTAAGAAGTCTTTATATCCACATGAGAATGGTGCATTAAAAAATGGAAGAGCATATACGGCACCATCTCTTCCAGTATAGGTTACAAGCCCGACCTAGATGCGTAGGTCATTCAGTAGGATAATCAGGTTCATCTCTTGGATCTTCCTGGTTCTGCATAAATACATTGGCATTAACACAATCTTTGTTATTGAATACCACTACTTCCATTATATTTTTTGCTTGTTGAACTGTGAGGTCATTGAAGATTTCCACATGTCCTCTTCCGAAGTGTAAGATAACTGTCCACATACTAATCTTTTTTAGGAGTATAGCTGTTTTGTGTATTGATTTCTGAAACTATTGTTTTACTTGATTTCATTGGTCTTACAGCTCTTTCATTTGTAGATACTATAGAAGAGAATACTATAGAGAGTAGAAACAAAGTTTCAAACCCTAATGTAGTAGTAGACCAAGTAGTGAAGTCTATCCAAGCGTTGTTCTTCATACCGTAAAAAAATTGCTGTAGTCCTAATGCTATGGATAGGTTGATACAGACTTTGCTAAGAATGGTTATTGTTTTCATATAACTATATTATTATGACTAATTAGTGATTTTGAGCCTTATGCTCTTTTAAAGATTTAGGTGGGTGGTGATCTTACTTATGCACAAAAGAACCCATTACATATAAAAAATACCCTAATCTTGTTTGTGTGATGAGATTAGGGTACTATAATGGCATGGTATTCTTCGCGTGTAAACAAGAATAGCCTTAATAAGCTCCTTATCAAGCCGTTATAGGGCCTTATAGGGACTTAAAAGTCAACTCCTTCAGTGTATCCACACTTAGCGAGAAATGGAGCTTCGCATGCTACTACACACTTACCCTTTTCCCATTTGGCTAGGAATTGTACTTTGTGTGTTAGTGCTTGCAGGCGAAAGTCATAGTATTCTCTGCTTGTCATTGTACATTCTACAATGAAGTTTTCTGTGTAATCTGTTTTGTTTTGTGACATTTTGTGATAGTATTTAATGAATAATTAGACACTTCCCCTTCCTGATGATAGTAACTTACCAATTTTTTGGGAGTGGTGTGAATGTGGGACTGTAATTTCGCGGAAGTCTGAAACGAAGAGTTTCAGCCCACGGAGTGTTGCCCGCGGCAGCGAGCCAAGGTATAGCCAGGCGCGTAGGATCTGCAAGATCCTGTTAGCCGACACCATGCATACCATGGGCTAGTAATCCCCAGGAGTCTGAACCTGGGTTCAGCCCTCGGAGAGCAAGGGTTGCCCAACGGCAGGGCGAAGCCCTTATAAGAGTTGATCGGGAAGAAGCCCAGGCGGCAGAAACCGGAGGTTTCAATGAGCCGACACAATGCTTTTTTGGGAGTGGGCGGGTGTGGTGATAGTAACCAAAAAAATAATGCCTGTCACTCCGAAGAGCAACAGGCGTTATCTTATTATCGCTTGCGTAATTCAGCAAGCATTGCACGAGCATCAGCAACACGGTCTTCACGGTCAAGGTTACGAATGTCCCTAACTTTCAACTTGGAAGCCTTTGCAATGCGAAGCATTTCAAGGTTGTCCTTAGCCTTGTCAAGTTTCTCCAAAGCAAGCATTGCCTGAATTGGTTCGCAGAATGACTTAGCAATAGTACCACGCGAAGGGTTTTCTTGATTGTTGTTAGGAACCAAATAAGAACCGTTTGTAGACAACAACTTGAATGAGTCTGCACCGTGGTAGTGGAACGGAACCATGTCGCCTAACTTGATTGAACCTGAAGCGAAGCAATCAGATAAAGCAAGGTCGCCTGCAATTACAACTTTCTTATCTCCGAACTCGAAGTGAAATGAGTAACCGTCTGAATGAACAAGTTCTAAGTCCATAGTATAGACAACAGTACCGTTAAGCGCATTGCGAGGTGTAATACCATTAGCAACTAACTCAACAGGAGCGACAGCAGGAGCTGATTCAAGACTGATAGACAAACTTGTTGCTAAAGCAATAAGAGTGTCAACGTCCATAGCTTGCAAAGACTTTTTAGTAATACTGTTAGCTTTGCAAATAGCTTTTTGAGCAAAGATTGTTTCAACAACGTCTGCTTGAGTAAATGTGGAAGTAGTTTCCATAATAAATTTTGCGTTTTATACCCGCACGGTTTTAAAAAAGGATAACACATTTATCTGTTGGCTGTGTAGACACCAATGCTTTAGCAAACTACGAAGAGTAAGACAGCCCGTAAGGGAAAAAAGCACCGAAGGGGTGAATTTACATTTGAGGCTGAGTACTGGTGTGTGCGAACCGCGTAGTGCCGAAGAATGAGGCTGCTCGCGGTGAGCAAGAGAGAAAGATAGAAAGAGCGCGCGCAGCGCACCGTTTGAGTGAATGATTGGGAGCTGTTGTGAATACATTTGAGGTGGGAGTGATAGTAAAAAAACAGTGGTATCCCCGAAGGGACACCATGTTATCAACTGTTGAAGTGGTTGATTAGCCGTTGTGTTACTGCTCTGTGTACCATTGCGTGAACAGGACGTTCTACATTGTTGTTAATCATCACAAGAAAGTCAAACTTCATTGAACCGTCAGGAAGATATTGTTTGTTTAACATAGATACAGCAACATCTATGTTAAACACTTCTTCTAGTTCTTGTTCAACATAATCTAATGGTCCGTTGTTGTATTCCTCGTATCTTTCTAAGTTGCACATTAGTTTATACATATCAGATGCAGCTGTTACTGTTGCAGCAATGTTTAGAAATCTAGATGCAGCTGACCTACCGATAGTTGTTGTAATAAAATTCATAATATAAGGGTTTTAATTAATTAATAGACCGCAGGGCTAGATTTACATTTATGCGCCTGTGTTGTGTTGAGTGATAGTAAACAAAAAAAGGTAAGGGCCGAAGCCCTACCCTTAATATCCTTCTGCATATCTTGCATCAAACATAACTTGTGTAACCTCTTCAGGTTCTATGTTTAGATTGAATGCAACTTCATTTACATACTCTTCATTCTCTGGGTTATCCACAGAGTTGACACCATAGGCATCACAATGTTGATAAGTAGATTTGCAAGATGCTAATGCATACAATGCTGAGAATGTTATTATTGTCCACAAAAATAACATTCCAAATCCTGATGACTTTTTCATAAGCTTTTAATTTTTTAAGTTAATTAGTTTGTTGTTTAATGGGACTACCTTGTTAAACCAATAGTCCCGTGCAATTTTGTACCAACCTTTATCCATGTAGTGTTGGTGTTTATCTAATGCATCTTGAAGTCGCATTAGAAGTTCACGATGAGTCATGGCTTTAGTCTTTAAGAGTTAATACTAAAACAAAACCAAACACTGCAGACATAATGCCTGCAAGAATTTGATTACTTAATTGTGGAGCTGTGAATGCCGTTACTCCAAAGGCAATTACTATTAGTGAGTTGAACGCAACCCACGTTATCTTTTCTGCTTTCATAAGCTTTTAATTTTAAAGACACCTAATTTATGTGTGCCTTGGTTTAACAATTGTTTTTTCTTCCACAAGCACAATGCTTTATTGTAGAAGTTGAATGACTCCACAACTGTAGAGCCATTCAAATACTGTAGCTGGTACATTACTTCAGTCCGATTAAATCAAACATAAGTAGTGTACCTACTAACAATACCAAAGTAAGAGTGAGTCCTGTCCACAGAACCCACTCTTTTTGTTTTTTCAACAGTCCCATTACTTGCGTGTGCAAATTATGATTGAACCTATTGTACCCCAGCCTAAAAATGACCAGTTAGCAGCCATTAATTGGTCATTGCTATTAGCAATAAACAATCCTACTAAAGACAATGTCATCATAACTAAGCATAAGATAGTTACGACTGTTGAAAGTGTTAATCTTTTCATAGCTTAGTTTTTAGAATTAAACAATGGAGAGATTATGTTAACCACCATACAAGTCAATGACAAAGTCAATGCAGTTATGGACATAACATACTGGTCTGTTGTATCAGACTCAAGCACTTCGATAGTGCTAACGCCACTCATAACAATGAGTAGCAAAGAAAATAAATGTTTCATAATAATTTTTTTTAAGGGTTTGTCATATGACCGAAGGGCTAAATTTACATTAAGAGGTGGTCATTCTAGTTGAGTACATACAACATCTAACCACTCCTGGTGTGTCTGTGTCTGCTTGTCAGGACATGTGCTTCCGTGTCCTGGTGTGGTGCGAGCTTGCGAGCACAGGCTCTGCTCTCCTCTGCACAGACCTCTCTCCCCTGGAACTTTTTCTTGGATCCTGTTGTGATTTTTCTTTCGGCTTGAGATTTTATGGGGGGTAGCACCCTCCAGCTGATTGACGGGGGGATAAAGAACTAGGGATGTTCCCCACATCATTATACATTATATTTTTGATTTACCCACATCATAATACTCTCTGGATCCATATTACCCAAAATTTGTATTTTTGTCTATGGACTATTCAAATATGTGGTGGAATGATGCTATAGAGATTCCTCTAATGGTCAAGCATATGCAGATAATAAAGCATTTTGAAAAGAAGTATGGTGTGGAAGTTAACAGAGAAATGACTTTTGTAGAATCTAAGTACATAGCAGATGCTATTACACAAATCAAATTTCTAAAAGTTCGGAAGATCATAGATACCAACAAAGCCTGTACGTTGTTTAGGCTAGTCTGCAGTACGGATCAAGAGAGTAAGCAGATGGGATTAGACCTAATGCAACAGCTCAAGGCCAAGGCTAGAAAAAAATAAGTATGAATTGTTACGGGTTGTATCTTTAAGAGAAAGTTTATTATATTTGTTTTCATAAAACAATCAGATCATGGCAAAAATGGGATTACAAGGATCGAACACTAGAGTTGCTGTTAAAGTTACTAGGCCTGGTGTTCACGCAAAGACCAAAACTTCAAAGTCTAAGCAAAGCAAGAACTACAAAAAGGCCAACAGAGGCCAAGGCAGATAATATTCCGCTTCTCTCTCCAGGCGGGCTACGGTGTGACCACACAGTTGCACAGAACCCTTACGAACTTCTACCCTCGTAAGGGTTTTTTATCTTCCTAAATATACTAATATAGGGGGGACATCAAAAACCTAGCAATGACGGGGGGTATAGAAGATAGGGTGCACCCAAATAGGTGCAAAAACACGCAAATTAAAGAAAAATTGCACCAAAAAGGGTGCATAATCCAATTATCTTTAGTAGATTTGTGTCATGATAAAAAAATATTTAAAAATTGAACCTGCTGATTCTAAAAAATATCAGATAAAAGGCGGTGTGAAGGATGAGTTTGGAATAATGACTGGTTTAATAATTAGACCTTCATTTAAAGATAGACTTTGGATTCTATTAGGTTATGATATTGGTGTGGGTATCACTGTTATTACTGATAAACCAGCCAAACCTATTAGTACAACACACAGTTGTAATTTAATGTAGGTTATGATAAAGCCGGTAATTAGGAAAGTTAAGTTAGAACAAGGCATTGCTGATGTTTCTACTGGAGAAATCCTTCCACATTCCACAACCATCAATGTAGTTGACAAAGATCTAGTGATTGTTCACAGCGATGAGTATGTGATCATAGATAGTTCAGCTCTTCAGTACATTCTTCAGAACTTTAGCCCGGTAGACTACGGCAGGATCTTGAAAATGGCGGACATGACCAATGGTGTGTACAATATCTTGTACCACAACCGCCAAATTCCGCATACTGACGCTACACTTATGGAGCAATTGCAGTACACGCGCAACAAGTACGCTGACTTTATGAAGAGGTTGTACCGCAAGAGTGTGATCAGTTACATTCATACTGTTAAAGATGGAAAAGAGATGAAGTACATTATGCTTAATCCCAACTTGGCTAGGAAAAGAAAGACAATTGACAAGAATTGTCTAACATATTTTGATGAACTAGGAACTAAAAGCGGGTTATAATGAAAGGATTACCAATAACATCATTTGAGGGAGGAGATATTTTATTTAGTCTGAGCGATATGAATGAACAATGGCTTTATAGAAACGGAGAGTTAGAAAAAATGACAAGTTCCGCATCTGACTTTGAAATAAGAAAACCTTTGCCAAATGAATTGTTTCTTAAAATGGCAAGATCAACAGGAGATGAAGTAGCTATAAAATTATATCAAGCATTAGTTGATGAATGGATAACTGAAACGGAGCATGACAGATTTTCAAAAATGTTAGATTCAAGAGATCCTGAAGCGCGCCACTTGGTTAACTTGCTTTTGAATAGACGCATAAATGAATTAAAATGAAAGTATTTTACAAAGTTATAAATGGATTTAAAGTTAAATTTTATTGCAGTTATTTCTGTATTGGCATTGGAATGGATCAGTTTACTCCAGTTTACCATAGATATATTACTGGACAATCATTGGGACCTGTTAAAAATGAAGTATGTGGATACAAGACGGAAAAGAGTTTACTGAAGAAATGATTCCAGAAGGAGCAGTCGGTTTTATATATGAAATGATGGCAATCATTGATGGGAAATCGGTTAGATACATTGGTAAGAAGAACTTCTATGCTGATGTCAAAACTAAACTGGCTAAGAAAGATATTCCTACAGACAAAAGGTTGAAGACTTACAAACGTGTGAGAAAAACAACCTACAAAAACTATTTCAGTAGCAATGATGTCTTAAAACAAGCGCACAAAGATGGAGTAGTTATCCGCAGAGAGATATTGCAGATCTGCTTTGGCAAGCAGGAGTTGTCTTACTTTGAATGTAAGTTTCAATTTGGCTGGGGTGTACTTGAGAGTGATGAGTTTTTGAATGGTAATATATTGGGTAAATTTTATAAACTAAAATAAATGAAAAAAGAAACAAAGGACATGGGAGAAATCTCTGATGGCTACCACACATTTAATGAGTTGTATGCTTTTCGCAAAATGTACAATGCTGCGGCATTTAATGCTTGGGCTAAAGAAGGTCTTTATGATGTTCATAAATCCAAATGTCATAGTGATGGACTACCGTGCTTTGGTGGCGGATGGTTTATTGTCATGGCTGTATTGCCAGGTGGACAAGTAAGTAATCACTATCAATTAGAAGATTGGGATTTGTTCCAGTGTATAGAAGAACCATTTGTGAAATATCACTATGATGGCCATAGTGCGCAAGATGTGTTGGATCGTTTAGAAGAAGTTTGTAAAATCAATTAAAATGGAAAAAAAAACATTGGGTAACACCACAGCAAGTAAAGCTAGAGAGAATGTTAAGGACATTCAGTTCTGGGGAAATGGAGATACATTTAAACTTATTGCTAAAGCTTCAAGCGTTAATGAGGGTTGGATGAAATCAACTAAAGCAATGCAGGCTGGTTCGTCAGTTGTTGTACAGGTTACAACCCAACAAAGAAATCCTGATGGATCTTATGCGGTAGCTGAAGCTTTAACAACAGTTCCTAATGCGGAGATCATTGAAAAGGTAGATGGAGAAACAGGAGAAGTGGTAGACCGCTATATCCAATATAGATTATTCAATTAAATAAACAAAAAATAGTTATGTTATACCAAGGAAAAATTGTCATTTTAGACAAACCGGCTTATGAGCCAAAAATTAAAGGATTAGAACTTAGTCCAGAAGCGCAAGCATCTATGGAAGCTGATCTTGTTAAGCACTACACGCGACTAACTGTACATGCAGTTGGTGAAGATGTAACTTTCTGTAAGGCAGGAGATGAAGTGTTGGTTACACCTCGTCAATTATCTTACTGTGATGTAGTAGATATTGAAGGAAAAACAAAGTTTGTTGCTAAAGAAGCAGATTGCATTGGCAAGTACTAATTAGTGTTAAACTATAAATGAAAGGTCTTGGTTACTCAAGGCCTTTTTTTTGTTTATATTTGTTGCATAAGAGAAAACTTTTTTGTATATTATATACATTGTTTATTAAAATTAGAGATTATGTCAATTATAAATTCAGACGGTTTAAATACCAACTGGCAACTTAATGTTTTGAAAGGCCTTCAAGGTATCATAGATGAACTCAATTCAACTATAAATGTTAATGGTAGTGTAAATGCCAACATTGTTTCACCATTAGGTATTCGAACAGAAACAGAAAGTGTAAGTGTTGCATTGTCTTCAGAACAATGGAGAGAAATTATTAGACCTGTTTTAATTATATCTTCAGGAGATATTCCAACACTCATAACTGCGAAACCTCGTTCTATATCTTTTGCTAGTAATGGTACAGATCCCGCATTAGTATCATTTGATAGCGGTGCAACTTATGAGCAAATTCCTCCAGGAACTACATTAAACATGGATGCAGGAGGAATTGCCAATTATTATGAAGTTGACACCTTTGGGTATGATACATCAACTGATGGAGCTTCTTTGATCATTACATATAATTTATAGTAATGAGTACTCAAATTCATTTAGACAGGTATTCATCAAATCCTAATGGGTATTTGAGTAGATTGTATACACAGAATAACTCTAGTACTCCTGTAACAGCTACGGATGATGAAGGTAGTTTATTAGATGGGGGGTTAGGAACTCTTACTATTCCTGCAAATGGATTTCAAAAAGGGGATAGCTTTAAAGGAGTGCTAATAGGTCATTTATCTTGTGTAGGTACAGCTACTTTACAAATTAGAGTTAAAACAGCATCAGGAATACCATTAGCTGACACAGGTGCAATGGCAATGAATCTTACTACTAATAAACATTGGAAACTTGATGTTGATTTTACTGTAAGACAAATAGGTGCAGCTACTGTAGCTTCTATAGCATCAGGAGGATTGTTTGCTTATACCAAAAATTCTGGGTTTAACTTTGAAGGTGTAAATTTCAGCATAGTTAATAATTTAGATTTTGACACTACTGTAGATAATACACTTGTTATAACTGCTCAATGGAATACAAATAACGCAGGAAATTCTATTTACTCAGAAATCTTTACATTAAATAAGACATATTAATGAGCACAAATATATATAGAAATTTGCCAGGAAATGTACATGATGCGGCAGTTAATAGTAACGCGCCATCTGGTACAAATCCTTTTGCAACAGAATTAGATCTTGCAAATATCAATAATGTAGGAAATGCTAATTTATTAATAAGCGGTGGAGCGTCATGGTCTGGAACAGGACTTATCTTTAATACCACAGCTCTTACATTTCAAATATCTGGAATTGTTTATACAGCAAATCCACAAACTATAACATTGCCTGCAAGCAACCCAACAAATCCTAGATTTGATGCAATAGTAGTAGATGAAGCAGGTACAGTTTCTATAATATCAGGAACTGCTGCAGCAAATCCACTTACTCCGGCAATCAATGAAACATTTGTTCTTTTGCAATATGTATTAGTTGGAGCAGGTGCAACTGTACCAACGGTAACAAATGAATTTGTTTACAGAGATGGATCTAGTCCAGACTGGTTGCCAGTGTCGGTACCAGGAACAGCTCCTTTATTAGTTGCAAATTTTTCAAGTACTTTTCCTGCACCTTTTCAAGGTTCTGAATGTACTCTTGTAAATGCTCCTACATATAATGCAGGAAAGTATATTCAATATACAAAACCTGTTGGTACTATACCTAGAGCAACATTTGCTTTTTTATCATTTAGAGTTAATCTACCTGCAACCTTAGCTGCAAGAAATATTCAAGTATCTCTTTTCAATGGAACTACTTTGATAGGATCTGTTCAAGCTACAGCTTGGGGATTAAATATGAGTAGTATAAATAACTGGCAATTGGTTTCTATTCCTACAGGAGCATTTGGAAATGTTGCCATTACAACAATGACAAGGATTAGACTTTTTCTTACAGGTACAACAGCAAATACTTTTTCTACAGGAATAGATAGGTATGCAGTTGATGATGTAAAATTTCAATCTGGATTTGGACCACAATCAAATGTAGCGACTATAGATATAGAAGCTAACGGGACTCCTATTGGATCTACAGCTAAGTTAAGTTTTATGCCAACAGTAGGAACAACATGGCAACTAACAAATGATTTAGTTAACAATAAAATAGAAGTAAGAGCTAACTCTATAAATGCAAGTGTTTTTCCTGAATTGGTAACACTTGGTAGGAATTTAGTAACTACGGATGCTGGGAAATTTTTAATGGTGGATTCAATAAATCCAGAAACTATGACTGTTCCATTAGGTAGCGTTGTTTCTATTCCTATAGGAAGCGTTATTAAAATTGCTCAACAAGGATTTGGTTCTGTAACTATAGCTGCTGCAGTAGGTGTAATAGTGTTATGTTCAGGTCCATTTATTATTCCTGGTCAATATAGAGTTGCTACATTAACAAAAACGGCTATAGATACTTGGTATTTAGAGTACAGTATATAAAATAAAATAAAATGAAAGGTGTTTGTTGTAAAATAGTAATGAGTGCTGGATATAAAGACACAGCACATTTTATAGATAGTGCATTTCACCCAAATATGGCAGGATTTGCGGTTGGAGCTAGTACAATACTAGCAACCATTGCTTATTATTTCAATGTAATATTTGGCATAGAATTACCTGTAGGAATAGTTTTAATAGTCTTATTTGGCTTAGAAATGTTTACCGGAATCAGAGCCTCTAGAACAGAGAACAAAACATTTGACTCAGAATTATTTGGAAAAGGTTGGTTAAAGTTGTTAATTTACATGATAATGATTGGATGCTCCCATGCATTAGCTGTTCATGTTCCAGTAAAAACTTTTTTTAGTTGGGACTTTAACATTTATTCATGGTTGCATTATGGATTTTATAACTTTGTACTGATAAACTTGATTTGGTCTAATTTAGAAAACTTTAAAAGACTTGGTTGGAATGAATATGTACCAATACTAAAGCAGTTGTCAAAGTACATTAAAGATGAACCTAAAACAAAAAATGATGGAAGAGAAAACAATTAAAGAAAGATGGAAAGCAAAAACACCAAAATTTTGGAAGAAAATGCAAAGAATTGGTATAGCAGCTGGAGTACTAGGCGGAATCCTTTTAGCTTCTCCTATAGCACTACCTGCGGCAATATTGACTGGAGCGGGTTATCTGATTGCACTTGGTAGTGCAACTGCAACATTATCACAACTTACAGTTGAAAACCCTGAAACAAAGTAATCATGGCAAAGAAAAAAGTTGAAGATTTCAAAGTGGATGTTGATACCAAGAAGGTAGATGTTCATGTAGAAAAAAAAGATGGCGGTTTTAAAGCTGAAGTCAATACTGAAAAGGTTGATGTAAAGTTTGAAAAAGGAACAACTGGATCAGATTTTGATTTAGATTCTAAAAAACTTGACATCCATGTAAAAAAAGATGAAAACGGAACTACTGTTGAAGTAGATGCTGCAAATGGATTCTTAAAAAAGATTGGTAATCTTATCTCAAAGATTTTTGTTAAGAAATTTAACAAGTAAAAAATGGGAGAGTTAGATCTAAAAAAAATCAAGCAGGTTCCTTTATCATCAGGTCAATACATTGATGAAGAAGTTAAAAAGGTTCAAATTGTTTTGCACCATACTGCTGGAAATTCATCTGCACCTGCAACTATTAAGATGTGGGATACAGATGACAGAGGTAAAATTGCAACATGTATTGTAATCTCTGGAAAAGGTTTGTCTAAAGATACCTTTGATGGAGAGATTTGTCAAGCATTTGGTTCTAAAAAATGGGGTTATCACTTAGGTCTTAAACAAGATATTTTTAGATCTAAAGGTGTTGCATACAAATCCATTGATCCTATAGCTATAGGTATTGAGATATGCAACTGGGGACCATTAGATAAAGTAGGTGATAAGTATTACAACTATGTGGATAGAGAAGTTTCTGTTGACCAAGTTTGTGTATTAAGCGCGCCTTACAAAGGACATCTATATTATCATGCATATACGGATGCTCAGATTGAATCAGTGCGTCAGCTGTTAGTTTACTGGAGCAAGATCCATGGAATTGATTTGACTTATAACGAAGACATCTGGGGTATATCAGTTAGAGCTTTAAAAGGAGAGAATGGAGTTTTTACTCACAACTCATACCGTAAAGACAAATCTGATGTTTCTCCACAACCAAAGTTAATTGCAATGCTTAAAGCATTAAAGAATGGCTAGAAACTCATTAGCAGGTAAGTCTACTGGAACCAGTAAGTCTGCAAAGTATTTTGCTTCTAATCCTGAAGCGCGTAAGAAAAAGAATGAATACAACAAAGAGTATCATTCAAGTCCTTCGCGTATCAAATATAGAGAGCAATTAAATGAAGCTAATAGAAAATCTGGAACTTATGGTAACAAAGATGGCAAAGATAAGTCACATACTAAAAAAGGAACATTAGTAAATGAGAAAGCTTCTACAAACCGCGCTAGAAATGGTAAAGGAAACAATGCTAGAAAAAAATAAACTCCCCTTTGAATTTTATTTCATTGGCTAAAAGCACTTAGGAATAGGTGCTTTTTTTATTAAACATTAAATAGTTAAACATTTATTATTATATTTGACATAATAAACATTAAATATTATGTCAGAACAAACCAACCAAGAAGAACGCGAGTACACTCCACAAGAGATACGCGCCATGCAAGAAAAAACACTTGCATATTACAGGAGTCAAGAAAAGGTTCTTGCTACTCAATGTATTGTTGAGGAACTAAAAGCTCGCATTAAAAAAGCACAATTTGAAGCATTTGATTATTCGCTAAGAATGATGCAAATTAATCAAGCTATGCAGGATGCAGCTGAAGAGGAAGAAAAAGAAGCAAAAGAGTCTGAAACAAAAGAAGAGTAATCATGGCAAAAGCACTAGTTGTTAACAAGCAAGTGCCGCTATCTTTGATTGAAGTAATTAAGTTTCAAATAAACATGTATTGCTTCATAAATAAGATTAGGTTAAGTCCGGCACAATTAGATTGTTTGTCTTTATTGGGATTATACGGTGAAATGAACATGTCAGATTTCTGCAATGAAGTTATTTCTGAAGAGATCTTTGGCAATGTTCAGACTACAAGAAACTTTATCACAAAGTGTGTAAAAGAAGATTTGGTAACTAGAAGTGGATTAGGAAACAAACTTGTTACATTAAACAAAGATTTGGAACTATTGACTGAGGGAACTATATTACTTAATTTAAAAGTATATCATCTTGAAACCGACCAAGGGCAAAGAGCTAATTAAAAAAACAGCTCAAGAATTGAATTTACCAGAGGAGATGGTAAAAGATGTTGTTGAGTTTTACTATTCTATAGTAACTAGAAAGATTGAGAATTTAGAAAGTGCTACAATCTTTTTGCATGGATTAGGTACTCTTAGATTAAGCAGAAGAAAGCTTGAAAAGAATATTGAGAGAATGCAGAAATTATTGGAGAGTAATTCTCAAGAGGATTTTAAAAAAGTAATTAAGTTCAATCTTTCTAAAACACTATTGGACAGCAAAGTTAAAGGGTTAGAAATGTGTAATGAATACTATAAACCATTATATGAAAAGCGTAATAAAAATTTGGAAAGCAAAAGGGCAAATCCTGGAGGGGATCAAGAATAACATTTTCAAAAATGAGCATGTTGAAGAAATTGCCAAAGAAAGATGGGCTATCTGTGAACAGTGTCCAATAGTAGACAAAGAAGGAGATAAGTGTTTGGTTCCTGGAACCGGCCCATGTTGTGGATCTTGCGGATGTAGCATGGGATTAAAACTAAGAGCACTTGGTTCTGATTGTCCAGAAGGTAAATGGGATGCAGTGTTGTCACATGAAGAAAGTTATTTACTACAAAAAAAATTAGGAGATGACTCAGAACAAGAAAAGTAGTTTATATAATGCGGGTATTATGCCAATTGATCCTAGTGATGCACAAGGATTGTGGAGTCAAATAACTCAAGGTAGTACTATTCCTTATGATCCATACAAGACGGTATCAATTTCTGCAGATGAAAAAGAGTATTTGGAAACTATTGCTCTTGCTGCAGATTTGTTAGCTGGTGAAGTAATTTCATCTCAAGACTTTTTTAAGTTGAAACTATTACTTAAAAGTGCAGATGAAGAAGTAAGAAACACAGGTATCATATTTTTAAACCAAAAGGCAAAACTATGAGTGTAAAATTTTATGCCGATGAACACAAATACATCAGTATTGATGAAAGAGATCCAATTGATTGGATAAGTGTGACAAGGTTGATTCATTACTTTAAAGAACCATTTGATACAATCAAAATGGCTGAGGCTTGTTCTAAAGGAAAGAATCCCAAGTATAACAAAATGACTCCTGAAGAAATTATTAAACTGTGGGAATCTGAAAATAAAAGAGCTGTTAACTTAGGTTCATGGTATCATGACCAAAGAGAAAAAGACGTTCTTGCTTGCAACACAATTACAAGAAAAGGAAAAGAGTTAACAATCATAAATCCTTTGATGGATGGATTAGTTAAACTTGCACCAGAACAACAATTAGTTGATGGTATTTATCCTGAGCATTTGGTTTATTTAAAATCGGCAGGTGTTTGTGGACAAGCAGATAGAATTGAAGTTGTAGATGAATTGATTGATGTCTATGACTACAAAACAAACAAAGAAATCAAACTTCAAGGATTTACAGACAGGTTAGGTAAAAGTAAAAAACTACTTGGGCCACTTTCTCATTTGGATGAATGTAACTACAATGAATATGCTTTACAGTTAAGTACCTACATGTACATAATGTTGAAGCATAACTTTAATTTGAAACCAGGTAAAATCCAACTAGATCACATTGAATTTGAGATTGATCACTTGGATAAAAATGGCTATCCTGTTGTTGCTACAGATGCTATGGGTGATCCGCTAGTAAAAAGTGTAGTACCGTATGAATTACCCTACATGAAAAAAGAAGTGATTGCTATGTTTAAGTATGTTCAAGAACACAGAGAAAAAATATTAAACCATGGCCATTAAACTATTTGATGCAATAAATGGTAAAGTAGTTCCAACGGAACACTGCCAAACTATTCCTTTCTTGAGAAGGATAATGGAAGAATATCCAGATAATCATTTAGAGATTTATGCTTACTTATTTTACATGAGTTGCAGGAGTTCTGAAAATCCATATTTTAACCGACCTCAAGATGAAGTGCAAGATGAAATTCTTTCAGATTTAAATCCTAACTTTGATCCAGAAGATAGACTTATTCGTATGGCACTGGATAGATGCAAAGACATGTATGAAACGCCAACCATTCGTGCTTACAATGGTATTTCTAACATGCTAGAAAAGTTAGCGTTTTATATGAACACTCAAACCATTACAGATGGTAGAGATGGAAATATTACAGCTATTGTGAGTGCTGCAAAAAACTTTGATGCCATTCGTAAATCATTTAAAGGAGTGGCAAAAGATTTGGAAGAAGAACAATCATCAAGAGCCAGAGGTGGACAAAAACTAAGTTACGATGACTAATGATGACCTAGGGGAGTTCCATCAAGATATACCTCTTTGGGACAATGGTGTTTGGACAACTTATAGTTTTCCAAGCAGACTTGATATGGCTACAACTTTAGAAGCAGATTATTTTAAAGAACCTGGTCAATATGATTTTGATGAAATAGTTCATGAGTTCCAAAAGCAAGGACTCAAATTTAAAAAAGTGAGTTATTTCTGTGATGCCGCAGATGGCACTAAAGACTTTATTGACTATTGGGATGATCAAAAATTAAAATGCAGAAAAGGAGTTTTGTTTTGGAAAGGTGATAAAAAGTATTACCTGCCGCGTGATTACTATTTCTGGATTAATTTTTTGCCAATCATTGATAAAGTAAAAAGAAAAACAGATTTTCCAGACATACATGATGCGCAATATCACATGTCACTTTATGAAGCAATTGGAGAATTGTTTTATTTGCATGGAATTATCTTAAAGAAAAGACAGTTTGGATCTTCATTCTACCATGGAGCCAAACTAGTAAATGTACTATGGTTTGAGTATGGACCAGTTCTTAAAATCGGTTCTTCATTAAGTGCTTATGTAACGGGGGTGAATGGTACTTGGAAAATGATCAATGAGTACAAAAACTTTTTGAATCAACATACTGCCTGGTACCGACCAATGAATCCGTCAGGTGTCGGTGAGTGGCAACAGAAAATTGAGTATGTTGAAAATGGTAGAAAAACAGAAAGAGGTAGAAAAGGAGTTCTTCAAGCGTTGTCATTTGAGCAATCAGATACAGCCGGTGTAGGGGGACTTTGTACTTTGTTCTTTTATGAAGAAGCAGGAATTGCCAAATCCATGGATAAAACATACGAGTTCATGCTTCCTGCATTACAAGCCGGTGAAATTACTACAGGTTATTTTATTGCATCTGGAACCGTAGGTGATTTGAAACAGTGTGAACCTTTGCGTAAATACATGCATAAAGCCAAGGGAAATGGATTCTATGAAGTAAAGAATAAATGGGCCGATCCAAAAGGAACAGTTCTTACCACAGGATTGTTTATTCCAGAACAATGGTCAATGCCTCCATACATTGATGAGTTTGGTAATTCTAAAGTAGAAGAAGCATTAGAAGCATTAATTGAGTTAAAGAAACAGTGGAAAAAAGATTTAGATCCAGAAACATATCAGATCCGTTGTTCTCAGCGACCAACTAACATGGAAGAAGCATTTGCCTTTAGAGGTGAAAGTATATTTCCATTGGAACTGGTTAAGTCACACAAACGTGATATTGAAGAAGGTGATTATCCTTATTCTTGTTACAACTTAGCTTATGATAACAAAGGTGAGATTGTTGCATCACCTACAACCAAGAAACCAATACTGATTTTTCCTACAGATAAAAGCGCAGAAGATAAATCTGGCGCAATACAAGTATGGGAAGAGCCAGATGAAGAAAAGGATTTTTGCACCACATATTTTGCATCTGTGGATCCCGTGTCTGAGGGAAAAACAGTAACCTCAGATTCACTTTGTTCTATTCATGTTTACAAGAATCCAATACAAGTACAAAGGGTATTGGCTAATGGGGAAGTGGAAACATTCATTGAAGGAGATAAAATTGTAGCAGCCTGGACCGGCAGGTATGATGACATCAACAAAACACATGAAAGATTAGAACTTATCATTGAGTGGTATCAAGCATGGACAGTTGTTGAGAACAACGTGCCTCTATTTATACAATACATGCAGTTTAAGCGCAAGCAAAAGTATTTAGTGCCCTCTTCTCAAATAGTTTTTTCTAAAGAAGTACAGCAGTCTAAAACTCAATTCCAACAATATGGTTGGCGAAATGTTTCCACCATATTTAAGACTGTAATGTTGAGTTATTTAATTGAGTACCTTAGAGAAGAACTTGATGTGGAAACAGATGAAGACGGGAAGATCTATAAGAAGCATTATGGTATATCCAGAATCCCTGATTACATGGCCATGGTTGAGATGGAACACTACCAACCTGGAGTCAATGTGGATAGATTAATTTCTTTGGGAGCTTTGATTACATTTGTAAAAATACAAGAAGCAAGCAGAGGTTTGAAGAAAAGAGTTGAATATGATAATGAAGAAGATTTGGAAAAGTCAGAAAATTTGTATAAATTAAATAGGAGTCCTTATAGACATCTTGGATCAAGCAGTGAATCTTTAAGTATGAAGAAACCGCGCAATCCATTTAAAAACTTTAGATAATGGAAATATTAAATGCAATAGACTTAAAAAAGGGCAAGAAAACCAAGAAAAATAGATTTGGTGTTTTTACCCAGCCCATTCAATTTGTACCATCAGATGAAAAAGATGATGAGTGGTCAAAATGGAATATTGATTGGTTAGAGTGGCAGGGCATTAAGCAGATTGGTTCTAAAGCCAGACGCATAATGAAGAATTATAAACTTGCTAAAGGTGTAATTGATAAAACAGATTATCTTCCGGATGTAGAGAATGATATGACAGAGATGCTTGAAACTCTTACTGAAGGACAAAATGAAGCATTGGAGTTAAAGTTTTATCCAATCATTCCTAATCTTGTAAACACTTTAGTTTCTGAGTTTGCAAAAAGAAATACCAAAGTAGATTACCGTGCTATTGATGAGTATTCATACAATGAAGTCATGGATAAAAAAACCGAAGCTATTAGTAAAGTTTTAGTTGAGTATGCTCAGCAAAAACTTATTGCTAAAATGGTTGAAATGGGATTGGATCCAAACTCAGAAGAAGCACAACAACAATTAAATCCTGAAGCATTAAAAAAACTTCCAGAGATTGAAGATTTTTATTCTAAAAAATATCAGACACTTGCTGAAAAATGGGCGGTAAAACAACATGCAATTGATGTAAACCGTTTTAAAATGGATGAGATGGAAGAAATTGCTTTCAGAGATTCATTAATTACAGACAGTGAATTTTGGCATTTTAAAATGCTAGAAGATGATTACAATATTGAATTATTAAACCCCGCACTTTCATTTTACCATAAGTCACCAAATGTACATTACATTTCTCAAGGTAACTGGGCGGGATGGATTGACATGCTTACTATTGCAGATGTTGTAGATAAGTATGGTTACTTAATGACTGCTGAACAATTAGAATCACTTGAACTATTGCATCCAGCACGTTCAGCTAGACACATGATTGATGGTATTCCAAATGATGGTTCATTGTACAATACGGATGATACTTATGAATCTAACAGAAGATCTGGTGTAGATATGCGTAGACATTTAGCATTTGTAGAAAACGCACATGATCCTCATGATGTTGTATCCTACATTGTTGGACAAAGTGAACATGCTGGGAATTTACATACTGTTGAATTGTTGCGCGTGTCTACATCTTATTGGAAAACTCAAAGACGCGTTGGTCAATTGACTAAAATTGATGAAGATGGTGCAGTTATTACAGAAATTATAGATGAGAACTATGTAGTAACTACAAAGCCTGTTTACAACAAAGTATTTGAGAAAAAAGAAACTGGGGATAATTTAGTTTTTGGTGATCACATAGATTGGTTTTGGGTTAATCAAGTATGGGGTGGAGTTAAAATTGGAAACAATAGAACCATCTTTAATACAGAAACTGACACAGATTTTGATCCAATCTATTTAGGAATTGATAGAGATAAACCAGGCCCACTCAAATTCCAATTCCGTGGAGATAAAACTATGTATGGAGCCAAACTTCCAATTGAAGGAAGAGTGTTCTCTGATAGAAATACTAAGTCCACATCATTTGTTGATTTGCTAAAGCCCTCACAAATTGGATACAATATCTGTAACAATCAAATAGCAGATATTCTTGTAGATGAATTAGGTTCTGTAATTGTACTTGACCAGAATGCAATTCCAAAACATTCAATGGGCGAAGACTGGGGTAAAAACAATCTTGCAAAGGCGTATGTAGCTATGAAAGATTTCTCAATGCTCCCATTAGATCCAAGTATTGCTAATACGGAAAGTGCTACAAACTTTCAGCATTATCAAGTTTTAAATCTTGAACAATCAAATAGGTTGATGTCAAGAATCCAATTGGCTAATTACTTTAAAGCACAGGCCATGGAAGTTGTTGGTTTAAATCCACAGCGAATGGGACAACAGCTTGGACAAATAAATACAGCAACAGGAATTGAACAAGCAATGTCTGGTTCTTATGCTCAAACTGAAACTTACTTTATTCAACACAGTGATCACTTAATGCCGCGTGTACATCAAATGAGAACAGACCTCGCACAGTTTTATCATTCAACAAAACCATCAGTTAGATTGCAAGGAATGATTTCTCCAGATGAAAGAACAAACTTTGAGATCAATGGTACAGATTTACTATTAGTTGATTTAAATGTATTCTGTTTAACCAATGCGACTAATAGAAATACGCTTGAGCAATTAAAGCAAGTCTTTATGAGCAATAACACAACTGGTGCATCTGTTTATGATTTAGGAGAATTAATGCAATCTGATTCAATTGGTTCACTGAATACTATTCTTAAAGGTATTGAAACTAAATCTGAAGAAAGAAGAAAAGAAGAAATGCAATCTGCACAGCAACAACAAGAAGCTGAAATTCAAGCTAGACAACAAGAAAAACAAATGGAAATGGATCATGAATCTCGCGAAAAAGAAAAAGATCGCAGATCTAGATTACTTGAAGCAGAAATCAAAGCAGCTGGTTATGGTGCTATGCAAGATGTCAATAAAAATAATCAATCTGATTTCCAAGATGTATTGAAAGATGTTAGAGAATCTGAACAATATGCTGATACTATGAACTTTAACAAAGAAAAGGAATCTAATAAAAAAGATGTCCATCAGCAAAAGTTAGACTTGGACAGAGAAAAAATGGTAAATGAATCAAGAAACAAACAAGTTGAATTAGCTATTGCTCAGGAAAATAAAAACAAGTTTGACCAGAAAAAACCTAGCAAATAAGATAATTATATGTTTTAACTATAGTATGGAAAAAACTTTTCAGTTAATCAAAAATAGTTAAACATATATTGTTTACAATTGAATAAATTTGCTTATATTATTTATAGTCAGAACTAAAACCAACAAAGATGACAGAAGAAGAAAAAGCAGCTCAAGCAGCTGCACAAAACTCTGCTACAACGGTAGCAGAGGTTGATTTTGATAACCTGGATGATTTACTTGGAATCCCATCAGCGAGTTCAGTTATTGCTCCTGCAGAGTCCAAAAATTCAGTGTTAAAATCAGATAAAGTTGACATATCGTTCCTAGACAAAATTGGTGATGATGATACAGAATCATTAAAAGATCCGGAGATTGCTAAAGCTGCTGTGTCTGCACTTGTTGATGATGAATTTACTGGAGGCCCTAGTGATGCAGCTGATGCAGCTGAAGAAAAGGATAAAGGTGGAAGACCGCGTTTGACAAAGGATGCAATGATTGAAGCAGCAACTAGGTTAATTGACAAAGGAGTTCTTCAACCATTTGATGACGGAAAAGCACTTACTGATTATACAGTAGATGATTTTGAAGAACTTATTCAAGCAAACATTGATTCACAAACAAGTGAAGTTGCACAAAATGCACCGGTTCAATTGTTTCAACAGTTGCCAGAAGAAGTTCAAGCTGTTATTCATTATGCATTGAATGGCGGTCAAGACATCAAATCAGTATTTAGTCAATTAGCTAAAGCACAAGAAACATTTGATTTGGATACTGCAAATGAGCACGACCAAGAAAGTATTGCTAGACAATACTTAAATCTTTCTGGCTTTGGTTCTGTAGAAGAAGTTGAAGATGAAATCAATGTTCTTAAAGATCGCGGAGATTTGCAAAAATATGCTGAAAGGTATAAACCAAAATTGGATGCAAGACAAGCTGAGGTAATTGAAAAAAGATTGAAAGATCAACAATCAGCTCAAGTCCGTAAAAATGACATGGAAAAAAGATACCATGATGTTGTTTACAATACTTTAAACAACAACAACTTAAATGGTATTCCATTAAATAACAAAGTTCAAACCATGTTGTACTATGGTCTTACAGACGCTACTAAGTATCAAGACTCAAAAGGTAATGCTACAAATGCATTAGGATACTTACTAGAGCAACATCAGTTTGGAGAAAAGGCAAATCCGTCATTGGTGGCTGAAGCATTATGGTTACTTGCTGATCCGGTTAATTACCGTAACTCAGTAAAACAACTTGGTGCTAATGTAGCAAATTCAAATACGGTAAGGGCTTTAAGAACAGAAGAAGCTTCAAGAAATACATCATCAACTGGAATCGGGGAACAAAACACAAGTGCTAGTAGAGTGTCTAACAAAAGAGAGCCAATTAAAAGGCAAGGTAAGACACTATTTTCTAGATAATTAAATAGTAAACAATAAACAAATATAAAAATGAGTACACCAGTTTTAAATAATGGGATGTTCCTTCGGGACAACTATTACACAGCAAGCTCTCATGTGGATTCTTACCACTTGATGAATTTGATGAAAGACACGCAACCAGATGACTTAGGACCAATTGAACTTTGGGCGCAAGTTAAAAAGTTGGAGATGCCTTTGTATCAAATGTCTTCTTTTAACGGAAAGAATGTTATTGAGGTAAACCACCCAAGAGGTGAATACAAGTGGTCAACACCTGTATCTGAAGAACTTCCTTTCATTATGGAAGATCTTGATCCATCAAACACTATCAAAGGCGTAGATGGTACTCCGTTCAAAATCAAATTGAACAAGCGTGTATTTGGACATGGTGACATCATCACTTATGACAAATTCAATGGAAAAGAACTTTATATCACAGATGAAGACATCTTGGATATGGGTGACGGATATATCTATACAGTTCAAATGCCGAACAACGATTCAGCTGCAACTTTTGATAACCGTTTCTTGACAAACAACACTTACTTCTTCCGTGTAGGTTCTGCGCGTGGTGAGTACGGTGAGCGTTACTCAGATCTTTCTATGACTCACACAACTCGTGAGTTCTACAACTATGTTGGTAATGCAGATGCACACGTTCACTATACAATTTCATCTAAAGTGAAATTGATGGAGAAAGGTGGTATGCAAGCTGACGGTTCAATTCCTGTAACTGAAATTTGGAAAAACTTTGATACGTCAATGGATCCATCTATCAATACATTGGAAGGAATGGTTGCTGCTAAAGGACAAGGTTATGTGAAAAAAGCAATGGACAATGGAAACTTGGTTCGTTCTTTCATCACTAAGTTGGAAGCAGCTCACCTTTCCAAAATTGCTTATGATATTGAAACTTACCTTATGTGGGGTAAAGGTGGACGTATCAAGCAAGATGGTCCAGATGACCTTCGTTTGTCAGTTGGTTTGTGGAAACAATTAGACTTGTCTTACAAGCATGTTTACAACAAATCTGATTTCCGTCTTGACATCTTCCGTTCTGAGATTTTCAACTTCTACAATGGTAAAGTTGATTTCCAAGGACCAGATCCAAAACGTGAATTGATTGTTCAAACTGGAATGGGTGGTATGCGTATTATCAATGAAGCAATCAAGCGTGAGGCTTTTGCATCAGGATTGGTAATGAACGCAAAAGAATTGGAAGCAGTAAAAGGTTCAGGAATGGACTTGTCTTACGGTTTCTCTTTCACAAGCTACACAATTCCTTTCTTGGCAAATGTGAAGTTTGTTTTGAACCCTGCGTTTGACAACTTACAAAACAATGAGATTGAAAACCCAATCATTGATGGTTTCCGTTTGTCTTCTTACTCATTTATCATCTTTGATATTACTGAGAATGGTCAAGACAATATCAAATTGTTGAAATGTGCTTGGAACAAGGATCTTGTTTGGAGATATGTAAATGGTTCTATGGACTATATGGGACGTACTCAAGGGTTCGCTTCATCTGGTAACTTCAATGGATACCAAATCTACATGACGCAAGCAATGCCTGCAATCAAAGTAGAAGATCCTACTAAAGTGTTGAAAATTGTTATGAGAAACCCAATCACGGGAGGTTCATTATAATCATATTTTATTAACAAGGGAGTCATTAGTTTGGCTCCCTTTTAAACTTTAAAATCATGTCAACAATCAAAGTTGGGGTATCAAGCCCAGATCCAGTATTAAATAGATCAGCTTATGCTGAATCAGCATTAGCTCGTATTGCTCATATCAATGAAGCAGTTCGTTTAATGAAAGCAGATGTTGCAACTGTGGGTATTTTACCAGCACAACCTGCATTAACAGGAACAACAGTAGCTCCTTTGAGAGCAGAAGTTGAAGTCCGATTAGACACTATTGAAGCAAAATTAAATGCTCTTATAGCAGCATTATCTTAGAAAGGTAAATTGAGGTAGCCGTTATGCGTCTGCCTCTTTTTATTATATTTGTCAGTCATTAATAATAAACCAACCAAAAATGAGTACAAAATTAGAACACATGGGAAAGGTAACAATTAAACCTTTCACCGATCCAAATCAAGAGAACATGGGACTTGAAAAATATAACTATGTTGTATTTCCTAACACGTTCCAAGTAGAATCTCTTGCTGCCGTTGAACAAAATGGCAAAATGCGTTATTTGACAGGTCTTAATGAGTTTGCACCAGAGGTGAAACAGATTAAAGACTCCGCAAAAAAATCTGCTGTAATTAAAGACATCAGAGAAACAATTGCTTTACTTGAAAGAGAAAGAGCATTTAACCAAATTGATCCAGAGGATAAAGATTTCTGGAGCAAAGTTGAATTATTCAAGCCAAGTAATTCAGACATTTGGGGAAAAGTATTTTTGAAACTAGGCAATGATGATATTGTTTTAGATCCAAAAGAAAATTTGGACCATCTCATTATTGTTAAAGCTATTGAAAATGGAGGATTTTCATTAGTGGCTTCAAACTTTGAGGAAGCAAAAAGAACAAAAGCAAAATGGTATCTTGATAGACTGATAGATACTGTGGCAACAAGTGTGGGAATCAGCAAGTTGAAAAACAAAGCTGGAGCTTTACTGGAGCAATTATCTGAGGATAACCCAAGGAAATTGTTTTACATTGCTAAGAATATTGATGGAAACAGTCCGCAGTATTCAAACAAAACATTACCAGGAGTTATTTATGGTAACTTAGATAACTACATCAACGGTAAAGGGTTTGACAATAACATGAAGCGTTGTGCTACAACATTCATTGAAAGTTCAGAAATGAGCGTTGAGGATTTGAAAATTAAAGCAATTATCAAAGATGCAAGTTTCTACAAATTCATTATTGTAAAACCTGATGGAATGTTACACGAAGCTTCACAAAATGTGATGCTTGGTAGAAATGTATCTGACATCTTGGAATATTTGAAAAATCCAACTAATGAAGACATGTTGGATCTTTTGATGGCAAAAGTAGAAGATATTTGGAGTAAATAATTAAATTTATATATCATGTCAGAATCTAAAAACAAAAAAAAAGAGTTAACTCTTAAAGAACAACAAGAAGCAGATAAAGCTTATGCAAGAAAAACTATGACTTCATCTCCAAATTCTTCTTCAAATTCTAGAGCCAATAAAGTTGTTGGTAAGTATAAAAATGGCGGATCTGTTGGTAATAAAAAAGTTATGCCTAAGAAAGCTATGGGTGGTAAAATGGGTAAAAAATCTTGTTAATGTCAAAACAAGGTTTATATTCAAACATCAATGCTAAAAGAAAAAGAATAGCATCAGGTTCCGGGGAGTCAATGAGAAAACCCGGAACTAAAGGTGCTCCAACTAAAGCAAGTTTTATTAAGTCTGCAAAGACTGCAAAAAAGAAATAGTCATGGCTGTAAAGAAAGTTAAAAAAGAAAAATCAGACTGTGCAGTTAAGGTTAAAAAATCTTTTCAAGCAGGAATGATGATTGGTCGCAACATGAAAAAACCAATTACTAATAAGAAAAAGTAATGGCAAAGACGGCAATTAATTATTGGGGACTAGCAGATGAATATGCTACCTCAAAACATAAAATGGAAAAAGGTGATGATATTTCTAAATATGAAAGATATGAAGAAGTAAAAGAAGCTTATGAAGCCGGGTTTTTGAAAGCTGTGGAATTATTAAAAAGTGAAGACTAATGGCAAAGACAGCAGCTTGGACAAGAAAAGAAGGCAAGGATCCTAAAGGTGGATTAAATGCTAAAGGTGTTGCTTCATATAGAAAAGCAAATCCAGGAAGTAAATTGCAAACTGCAGTTACTACTAAACCTTCTAAGCTTAAAGCTGGAAGTAAAGATGCTAAACGAAGAAAAAGTTTTTGTGCTAGAATGTCTGGAATGCCAGGTCCTGCTAAAAAACCAAATGGAGAACCTACAAGAAAAACTCTTGCATTAAGGAAGTGGAATTGTTAATACAATAGATCATGGCAATAAAGAAAGGAATGGGTTTTAAAGCAGCCCAAAAAGGTATAGCAAAAAAGCAAGGTGTTTCTATGGAAGCAGCCGGTGCTATTTTGGCATCCGCTGCAAGAAAAGCATCTCCCGCGGCCAAACGCAAGAACCCAAATCTTAAAAAAGTTAAAGGGAAATGAGCAAGTTAAGACCATTTGCATTAAGAGATAAACTTGGAAATATAGTTTCTGGAAGTTTAGTTTATAGTACAACAAAACCTAAAAATGGTGATTTTTTTCTTGTTGTAGAAGGTGTTGAAAGAAATGAAATCAACCCTGGTAATTATTCAAGTATTGTCCGTCAGTATTACGGTAGTGCAACTACATCTGAAAATTTTGGAGATAAAGCAAAAGCTTTTATTTCCAGCTATGGATATGCTCCAAGTAATGTTCTATTATCTGATTCAATTTGTTCAGATGATGTAGATGGTCCTATTTATGCAGATGTAACTAACATCGGTCAAACTCCTTCATCACTTAATGAATTTTTAGGTGCATTTATGTCTGGAGGATTAGCTGGCTATCCACACACAGGTACATTAGGAATTGCTGCTTGGGCTAGTCATGCTACAACAACTACTAAAGGTGCATTGTTTTTGATTAATATGCCGCACATTGGTATTTCAATAGATAATCAAGTAGGTAGGATCAGACGAAGAGGAAAAGCAACTAATGGTGCTGATAATACATGTGGCGCAGTTGCTACAGCAATTGCTTGGGTAATGGCCAATGCCGTAGCACCAGTTGCAACAAATTTTCCAAATGACTATCAGAACTATGTTTTGTGTAATATTCTTTTTCCTTTTAAAGCAGCTATCACAGCTTTACCAACTTATGGTGCAAGAATGATATATGCTACTGAAAAAATTAGAGTTGCAGGTGATGCATTTTTAATTGGAGCAACTGGAATTTCTGCAAATGTTCCAGCAGGTATTGATGTATTTTATTGTTCAGGAACATTTATAAATACAGATGATACTTACAGTGCATACATTAATGTAACTTCATTTAAAAAGTTTAATGGTACTTGGAGTGACTTGACAACTGCTTTCTTAAAGACTTTATAATAGGAACACATGACAAATGATACTATTCAAATAAAAGTCAAACAGCGAATTAATAAATTGGCTAGTAATGACTATGACAACATTATGCCTTGGCAAATTGTTGAAGCTTTTAATAAAGCACAAGTAACTTGGTGCAGAAGAAACTTGATGGGAACTAATATGACTAAGACTGGCGATGAAGCTAGTAAAAGACGTATTGATGATTTACAAGTTTTGCTTTCAGACAAACCATTAGCAATGGTCAAAAAGGATTTGTATTTTCAATCTCCAACTTTACCTGCAGACTATTTTGAGTGGAAAAGACTTTCCAGCAAATCAAAAAAAGATTGTTGTGATAAAAGACAAATGGTAATTTATCTTGCAGAAGAAGCAAACGTAGATGAACTTTTGAGGGATCATAATAAAAAACCAAGTTTTGAATGGGCTGAAACTTTTGCTACAGTACTAGGAAATAAAATTAAAGTTTACACAAACAATGATTTTGAATTAGAGAGCACAGTTTTGACTTATTACAGACAACCAAGAAGAATACAAATTCCAGGAACATCGGATCCATATACAGGACTTGTTTCAACTGTAAATGTTGAATGTGAATTTAAAGATGACTTAGTGGAATTATTCATTGATGAATGTGTAAAAATTCTAGCAGGAGATCTTGAAGATGTTACTGCAAATCAAATTGCAGATAATTCAGTAGAAACTAATAATTAAGAATAAGATGAACTCACCACAAAGAGGTCTATTAAAAAGACCAACACAACAAGCAACAAGTTCTACTTACACAAAACCATCTGGTAATCATTGTGTAGAGGAAACAACAGTTTGCGTTTGTGAATTAATGAATGCATCTATTTCATTTCATAAACTACATTTAAAAGTAGCAGGTCCTGGTGCACACGCTATGCATGTTGCATTAGGCCCTTTATATGAAGGATTACCTGATCTTATAGATACTATTACAGAAGCATACCAAGGAGCAGCTGAAAGAATTTTAGTTCTTCCAGACTGTTGTCCAAGAAGTCTTAATTCTGTAGAAGAAGGTATTGTTTACATCAGAGAAATTTATGATATGATTTGTGCTTTACAAGACATTATGTGTTTCTCAGAAATCAGCAATGAACTTGACAATGTAAAAAGATTACTAGGTTCAACAAAGTACAAACTTTTATTTTTAAAATAATTTGCACTAAGTGTTGCACAATTGGATTATTTTTGCTATATTAAATATATTGTTTATTAACTAAAAAAAGAAAAATGAGTTATTTTAATCATGCTTACCGCAAATCATTTGTCGGAACAAAAGCAACCCAAGCAAATGTACCTGGTGTATCCAATGCGGTGAATAACGGATTATTGCTTGACGCAGGTGTACCAACATCAGCTTTAGCAAATGCTGTTGCACCAAATTCATTAGGAGTTGGTACTTATGGATTTTTTAATCCAAACACTTATGTATCTGTAAACAACGCATCTCCGGAAGTAGTTGCAGGAAAACCATTGGTTTTTGCTGCTGCATCTTTGTTTACAAATGATAAGATTGGACCTTTCCACGGAGGGTACAAAGAGTCTAACAAATCAAAGATGATCAATCCAAGATTTGTTCACAAATTTTCTAAAATGACAGGTGCTGCTCCAGAGCAATCTATTTGGCATTTAGGAAATACAAACTGGAACTCTGATTCAATTGATACTTTAGGTTTCCTTGTAGCAGGTGTTGGTTATACCGTTGGTATTTATACTAATGTTGCATTAGTAGGTGGTACAGGTGTTGGTGCTTTTGCTACAGTTCAAGTCAATGGTGCTGGTAATGTTGTTTCTATTGTAATTACAGAACCGGGACAAGGATACACAGTTGGTGATGTTTTAACATTGCCTGCTTCAGTTCCATTTGTTCCAGGTGCTCCTGCTTCAGTTCCAGTTGCAACAATCAAATACAACGCAGTAGGAAGTGCTCCTTGTAAATTTAATTTTGTATGTGGAGAAACATACAATCTTCGTGTTGACTTATGGGGTTCACCCGTATTGCGTTACTTGAACCATGACTTGTACAAAACTTTCGCAGCTTATACAGGTTGTTGTCCAACAGGTGCAATTGTACCAGGAAATGTAGATTCTACATTGGTAATGATCAACTGGGCTAACCAAATCGTAACTGATGTATGGTTGCAGTACTTTGTTCGCCCAATCGTTTATACTCAAACAGGTGTTCCATTGTTTGCTACAGCTGCTGAAGCAATTGCTGCAGGTTTCCCTGGAACTAATGTATGGTCAACTTATGTATCTCCAGGATACATTGCTGGTGCATTGGCTGGTATTCGTTTGATTGGAGCTTACATTGAAACTAAATTTGGTAACTGTTCATTCCAAAACAGTGATTTCTATGAAAAAGAAATCATTCAGATGAACTTATCATTGACAGATTTGACTGGTGATCCATGTGACTTCTCTGCACTTTGTGCTACTAAAGAATATGCAGGATTTACTGGACAAGGTTATGGTGAAACTGTATTGCGTGATGTGATTCTTGATGAGTCATACTTACAAAATCATTTCTCTGATGATGTTCGTATCCGTGAGATCACTCAAGGAGATCAGTATTTCACTGCGGTTAACCGTAATGCGTTGTACACGCGTTATGTAATCCAACACAGTGTTCCTCGTTACAACAACCCTAGTGGTGTTTATGATGATGATCAGTATGCATTGAATATCTATGTTACTGTTACTACAGCAACAGCATTTGAAACATTCATGGCAACATGGTTGGGTGCGGCTGCAGTTGGTGCAGTTACAACATTGAATACTTTTGGTCATACTGCTTACACACCAGCAGTTCTTTAAGACCGGAGTTATATCTTCCTAAAATGGAGAATAGAGTCTTTCTCTGTTCTCCATTTTTTTTAAATGAAATCTTATGGCAACAAATTCATTAAGTTTAAATATTCCAAACATTATGACAGACTGTGTTCTTCGCATAGAAGACACAAGCGTGTATGATTTACTCATGCCTTATGTTTGCCCTACTGTCCAAGTATTAGTACCTGGATATAGAGATTGCATTACTTTCAATGACACAACTTTTCCACCAATTTATAAAGGATTTATTCTTAATCTCACGGCTTGTGATTTAAAAATACAAACTGAATGTTGTGGAACTGAGTTCCATTCATTACCCGATGGGATTTATGTCATCAAGTATGCACTATCTCCGCATGATAAAATGTATGTTGAGTACAATCATTTGCGTGTTACAGCTTTAAGAAAACAACTGAAAGAGGAATGGTGCAAACTTAAATTGAGTGCATGTGAACCAATTCCAGAAACTAAGAATAAATTTATATCTTTGATGGAGATTACTGGTTACATAGATGCAGCTCAAGCAAAAGCTGAATACTGTTTAGACCATGATCAGGCAATGGTTTTGTATAACTATGCCAAAAAACTGTTAGATAATTATTCATGTAAACTTTGCTAAAATGGCTCAGAATTGTCAAAATTGTGGAGTATGTACTTGTACAGGAACATACATTGTAAATGCAACAAATGGTAAATCATGTTGCACTGCTTGCGTTAATACAGTCAATCAGCAAATTGCTGAAGGCCAAATAAAGAAATAAAATGGCTCAGGATCAAGTACAAAATAAGTATTATACATTAATAGATTGTTGTAGCAATCAAGCGTATGTATATCCTACAGGACATCCTTATGCAGGAACACCTGTGTACATTAAATACACTGGAGTTTTCTTTGACATTGAGCCAATAGATCTTGTAATTAATCCTGAAATAATAACAAGTTTTGAAGATTCATCAGGCAATGTAACAAATGGATGTTTTATTTTAAAATCAGCAAATCCACCAGCTGGACCAGATCCAACTAATACACAGAATTGGTTTGATGCTATTTATACAGGATTAGTTACTACACCAATGTGTTGTGATTGCAATACAGCATGTAACTCATTATTTTTTCAATGGGTAGGTGTTGGTAATATTACATTAGGTCAACCTATTTATTCTTTTGTAGGACCAACTGGAACTTATGATGGACACAATTATTATGAGATTTTAAATACTTGGACAGAGCCTGTTGTATTTGTTTGGTTTTCAGTAGATGATCAAGTGTGGTATTTATCAACTGTTTTAGGAGATGCATTAACTATTATTGATACACTTAATTCAACTGATTTAATTCCAGCAGAAGAAGGTGTAATAACATCATGGCAAAGTGGAAGATTTGAATCTTACATTTGTAAAGCTATAGAACCAGTTATTCCAGTAGTAAATCCTGGTTTAACTTATCCAGAAGAAAGATACCAATTAACTTGCTGTTCTACAGGAGAAGCATTAGTTGTAAATGGATTACCGGGAGTATTTGTGTTCCAAGGTATAACAAGTAATGATAATCATCCAGATGACTTCTTAGAAGTTGTTTTAACAACTATCAAAGACATCAATGCAAATGTTATTACTGGATGTTACCGCGTAACAGAGGCAGAATGTTTTGAAGAATGGGAAGAAGTTTTATGGCAAGACTTTTTTGTTGAAACTGAATGTGTAAGTACATGCCAGGAATGTTTACCAAAACCGGTAATAATTCCTCCAGTTACAAATCACAAGATGATTTATCCTGATTTTATAGTAAATAATGTAGAACCTTTTGATGCAGAACAAATATTCTGTGCATTTGGAGATGCAAACTATGAAAAGGTTTTAGCATTAAGATATGGAATACAATTCTGTTGTCCTACAGATCTAATGCAATCAACAATAGAACATGAAATCTTAAAGATGGATATTGCAGAGGATCCAAACGCGTGTTGTCCAATTGCTCCACTTCCAGGTACATGTAAAAAGTATTCAATCATTATTCCAATTGATGTTGAAGGATGGTTGTATTTTAAAGATTGCAACCGAGTTGTAAGAACTGTTATGTTCTATTCAGCTAGTACACCTTATGAAGTCTTTGTATGTGGTACAACTGGACAAACATCAGCAGACATTTACATTCTTGCAAACAACCAAGACTTACTGCAAGTACAGTTTTCTGAAGGAGTGGATTGCAATTAAATTAGGAAATTAAATTAAAAATTTGTATATTATTAGCTATGGGAAAGCCAACAAATACTAGAAGTTCTGGATGTGCTGTAACAACAAGTAATTGTGTTGTATGGCAAGGACCAGATTTATGTTGCATTAATTTGTGTCATGGTGATACAATTAGCGATGTCATAAATGAATTAGCTAAAAAGATTTGCAAAATCTTTGAAATGTTAGATGTTCAGTCTTATGATTTATCAGAGTTAATAAGTACAGAATGTCCACCAGCAAACTTTGTTGAGCTTATTCAATTGCTTATTGATACTATTGCAAAAGTAAATACAGGAACATCTGTAACAACAGGTGGAACTAATGGTTGCCCTGAATGTGAAATGGCTGTTGCTACATGTTTTCAACAACAGTATGGTGCAGTTATGTCAATGACTGAATACATAACAGCTATTGGTGCAAAATTGTGTGATCAACAAGTATTAATTCAAACACAGAATAATGCTTTAGCTCAAATGCAACAACAAATTGCTGCATTACAAGCACAGGTTAATCTTTTAATAGGCGGATAAAATGAAAAAGAAATGCACTCCGCAGAATAATGCGATAATAATTAAGACTCCTGTATGTTGTCCAGAACCAATTGTTCCTATAGTTAATGGTTGTGTAGATCCGTTTACATATACCTGGAATATGGCAGTTAATCAAGCACTACTTGATGAAACATTATCTGTACAAGATTGGTTTGGTTCATTGATAAGTAGCGGACTAATATTGTCAGATGCTTCAAATATTTGTTGTTCAAACTGTAAGGATGCTCCATTTTATTTTTTAGGTGGGGTGGAAATATTTAATACACTAGGTAAAGCAGTACCAGAGTCAATATGCTGTATAAATGTTGCAGCATCTGGTTCGATATACCCAAGTTATTTACAAAATTGGGAAGTACCACCAGCTTGTTGTAGTAATGATTTTGAAAGTTGTTTAAATCAGTTTTCAAATGTTGTAGACATGCTTACATTACTTAATACAGGAGTTGTAGAGGTTAATGGTTATGATAATACACTTCTTTGTAAAATTTACAATTTGCTTATTAATACACCAGAAGATTTGTTTCAAGGAGAAACACTTTCAGATGTCTTTATAACTATTATAGAAAAAGGATTTATTTCTTATTGTTGTGACTGCAATGTGTTTATTGGAACTCCCGGAGCATTTACAAAATGGTTAGAACAGGGCGGATGTGGTTCAACACCTATTCCTCCACCTCAAAAACCATATAGAGTTTACAGTCAAGTACTAGAAACAGGTGCACCTTATAATTCAATTATATATAAATGTATGGGAATCCAGTTTGCAGTTTGTTATGGAACAAATCAAACAGATATTGATGCTTTAGTAGCAATGTTTAATTCAAATCCACAAGTTCAACCAAACGCTTGTTTTTTAACCTACGGGATTTATTATAACAATGGAGATGGAAGAGTTATGTGTATGATGCCTGCTTCTACATATCTTGCAAATTGTTCTGGAGGAATGATGACACTTGAAGTTATATATGATTAATAAGATAAGCAATGGGCTGTAAAAAATGTAATACAAACAAATGTACATGTGAAGTAACTACATGTATCAATCCTTTGATCTATATGATGAAAGGAGTATTTTCTTTGGTAGGAACTGAGTCAGATAATCTTCAAGTATTAGAAATTTTAGCAAGCATTTCAAAAAGAGGTGGACCTATTAAATTTCCAATAAAAACAACAACAACTGCTAGTACAGGTACTGCTGCGGATACAGCAACTAATGCTAAACTTGGATTTACTTTAGATATAACTACAGCGTTGATTGAAACATTGACTGATGGTATATCTATTTCTAATAACAAAAATCTTTGTTGTCCTGATTGTAAAAATGGAGTTTACTTTTTAGGAGGTGCACAAAATTTTATAGATTTACATACAGCACTTAGTCTTTCAACAACAAGAATTTGTTGTTTAGAGCATGCAGCTACTATTGAAACATGGTTAAAAGTTTTAGAAAAAACAAATGATCAATATAAGTGTTGTGATACTGATTTTAATGAAGCAGTTCAGCAATGGTTCAATGCATCAAGTTCAACAAGTGTTAATTTTTACTTAGATGACATTTTAGCAATTGGTGTTTTAGAATCTTCTTCTTTTAATGGATATAGCGGATTAGGAATTTTGTTTAACTATTTACAGTTAAACCATCCTGAATTAACTGCTGAAGATTACTTGAATATTTTAGGAGTCATTGTAAATTTGGGAATTGTTATTCAGTGTAATGGTTGCGAAATGATAATGGCTTCAGTAGAAACATATTTAAAATGGGCTGAAGCTACTGGTGGCGGAGGCGGTGGTGCTATGCCCGCATAATTATAAAATTTAAAAACTATTTGAAATGGGATGTTCATCTTGTCAACAAAATAATCATGTAGTACCAACTACACATGTACATAACTCAACTACTCAAACGCATTGTGAATGTGCTTGTGGTTGTGATGAACCGGTGTGTCCAACACCACAACCTTGTACTGAGATTACAGACAGCAAGTGTATAATTTATACAGATGCTGCAATTAAGTGCGGTAATGATACAGTAGTTGCACAAGACACATTTGTTTCTACAGCTTTAAATCAAATTGTTACTTACTTTTGTAATCAAACTGGTTTAGTGACTACAGCGGATATTAATTGCGGGGATGTTACAATTGTTCCAGCGGGAACGAGTATTCAGGATGCACTTGATTTGGTTGTACAATTTATTTGTGAGATTCAGTTAACTCCTGGACCAGAAGGCCCCCAAGGAATTGAAGGTCCTGCAGGTCCACAAGGACCTCAAGGTGAAATTGGTCCACAAGGTCCTCAAGGAGATGTAGGTCCAGAAGGCCCTCAAGGTCCGCAAGGAGATCCAGGAACTAATGGAACTAATGCATATAAGTTTGTTTATGAGGAACTTTCAAATTTTGGTGGTGATTCTATTGATATTACTAGACCGCAATTAGAAATTTGTGGTTTGGTTCCAACTTCATGTTTTGGAAATGACAGTTTAGTTGATGAAGTTTGCGATTTACATGTCAATGTTTATTATTTAGATTCAGGAACTTGGTATAAAATACCAAACTTACCATTTTTAAGTACTGACCAAGGTTATGGTTTAAAAATAGACAATTTATCAGGAACAATAAGCGTTGAATTAAATGTAGCAGCTGTTGATACACCAGTAAGAGTAAGAGTTGTTATATTAGCATAAAATTTTAGACATGTGTGAAAACTGTGGAAATAATAGTTGTTCTGGAAATTGCAATGTAATTCCTAAAGGTCTTCGTGGCCCAAGAGGACATCAAGGCGATAAAGGAGATAAAGGTGATCAAGGACCAATTGGTTTAACTGGCGCGCAAGGTCCATCCGGTGCGCAAGGTTTGACTGGTTTAACTGGTCCTATTGGTTTAACAGGTCCACAAGGTCCTATTGGTCCTTCAGGATTAGTTGGTTCAGCAGGTTTACCTGGAGCAAATGGTATTAATGGAACAAATGGTAATGACGGTGCACCTGGAGCAACTGGAGGACAAGGTTTAATTGGAGATACAGGATTTTCTGGTCGTGGAGTTGCTGTGTTTGTTCAAACAAGTCAACCAGTAGCTGCTGACTTTACTACACAATATGGAGGCATTGATGGATTTGGTGTAAACTTTATTCCTGGAAATGATGCAATAAGACCTGGTGATATTTGGATTCAATCATGCACACCATAATTTATGAGCAATTTTAAAATATTTGATGGTACAAATTGGATAGATCCATGTGATTGCAATATTAGCATAGTGGATATTGATGGGGTAACTTATCAGTTACTTAATCCAAATAACTGTATTGTAAGTTATTTTGATGGAACTAACTGGTGTCCTATAACATGTCCATGTCAATGTCCGGAAGGATACATATTTAATCCTGCAACAAATGCATGTGAACAAACAACAATTGAACCAGCTACGCCAAGTGGAGGAGCAACCGTTCCAATTGTTGCAGGTGGTGCAAGTCCTGCTTATGGTAGTGCATCAACTAGATTATATGAAGATATTTCTACTAAAATATTTCCTTTAAATGGTTGGTCAGATTCAAGTCTTTGTCCATTTGGTACACCGAATTGTACAGCTGGTTATCAAGTTTATGAATCAGCAGGTATTGGAACTATTTTAAATATTGATGGTTTATCTGTATTAGGAAATAATGTATTTACTAACTCCCCTCCTAGTGTTACAGGTGGTAGATTAAATAATGTAGGTATATGGGCTACGGGTTATCCACTTAATCAATGGTTGCCTGTTGAGTTTTGTATAAATTTACCAGCAAGTAAAACTTACATATTTGCAATTGCCGGAGATAATCAAATTAGAGCAAGTATTACGTCTACAACTTTTATGGGAGGTGTAACTAACTTTAATCTTGTAAACTTATGGGCTTCATATAACCCAAGCGGTACACCTACAGATGTAGCTGTATCAAGAACTTTTAGTATATGGCACATGTTTCCAATTACTTTACCAGTAGGAAGTCACATTTTACAATTACAAGGAATGGACTTTGGTCCAGTTGCAGCATTTGGTGCAGAAATTTATGATATACCTGTTGGAAATCCCGGAGATGTTTGGCCAGCAGATCAAACTATGCAGGCATTTTTAGCTAGCACAACAGTTACTTTAGCAGATCTTGCACCATTTCTTGCATTTACAACAGAACAATTAATTCAAACTCCTCCTTTATTAGTTGCTGATTTTGGTGAAACAATTACTTGGACTTGTCCGGATGGTAGTCCTGTAGATTTTTGTAATGGTGCACCACAATGTATTGTTACAGATTCAATTCCATGTGGTCAAGGAAATGCATTAACAAGTGAAACAGAAATAAATATTTGGTTTGATAATTCAGGTTCAATGAATACAACATTGTCACCATTGCAATTAATGCAATCAACCATACTTCAAGCATGCTTGTTGCCTATTTATAATAATGATCCGGTGCTTTATAATGAAAGAGTCAAAGTACTTAATATGTTTTCCGGAAATGGATGGAATTTTAATGAAAGATTTATTAGATGTTTAGCTGAAGAAAGAAATTTTCAAAGAGCAGTAGATATAACTGTTAATCAAGTTATTAATTTAACTTTTGCAGATGAATCTAATGAATATGGATATGGAGGTTCTGCACCATTTAATAGTGGATCAAGAACAGCTGGATATGATACAGACATTGCTTATTTAAGAAATGTAATGTCAACGGTTGGATACACAATAAAAGGAACTGCATTTAGAGTAGATACTGGACCAGGTACTTATTCAGGATTTAGAGGATTAACCCAAGCAACATTTATTAATAATGGTGCATACACTGTTCCCAATAATGTATCAGACTATTATACTATAAACTTTAATTGTAACTTAGACACATTGGCTGCAGCTTCTGCAACTTACTATAGAGATCAGATAGTTGCTGCTCTTACAGCTTTAGGAATAAGTATCCCAGTGTGTCCATAAATAATATATGATATGTGTACTTGTAAAGGAAATTGTGATTGCAAAAGCAATGAAATAAAATTAAAAGGTCCAAGAGGATTTGTTGGACCGGCAGGACCACAAGGTCCCGTAGGACCACAAGGTCTACAAGGTCTACAAGGCGCACCTGGACCACAAGGAAGTCAAGGTCCGCAAGGTTTAAGTGGCGCAACTGGATCTGCAGGTGCAGCAGGTGCAACTGGAGCACAAGGTATTCCTGGAATACCTACAACTGTAGATGATACAACAACTGTAGATCTTAGTTATACTTCAGGTACATTAACTGCAAAAGTACAAGATACAGGGTGGGTAGACTTACTTGGCTTTAGTCATTATTCTACAGATCCTACTATGACTGTTAAAAGACCGCAAGTAAGACGCATTGGAAATGTTGTGCATTTTAGAGGCAGCGTTGTCGTTCCATTAGAAGATCCTACTAAATTGGGTTCTGTTATTACATGGATATATAAATCAGGTACAAACACTTATGAAGGAGTTTTATCTTCAGCATTACCTGCACATGGTAAAAAACCATATACGGGAACAGGCGGAGTTAATATAATCACATCTGGAGGTTTAACTTTTAATAATGGACTTAGTGCAATTCCTGCTGCAGTTTTACCTAGCGGATATAGTTTAGATAATAGTTATAGTATTGGATGGAGATTAAACTGGAGAGCTATGGAAACAGGTAGTTGTGGTACAGTATTAACTTCTTTTGCAAATGTTGGTATTTCGCCTTCAGGTGTTTTATCATGGGGATGTCTTGCAGATTTAGAAGAAAGTTTTGTTACAGGTTGTCGACCTGGAGCATGGAGTACATCTGCATTAAATTATACAGTTTCTAATGTAACACAAGGACATCAAGTTACAGATTTTAAATCTGCAATAAATGTACATGACAGCGTTTCATCAAGTAATCAAGATGCACGACCTTTTTTTAAATCAACAGAAGAATATCCAATTACCATTAATGCAAATGATCCAAATGAGATTGGAGGATTTTGGATTGTTATAGATGGATTAACCGCATTTATAGGACCATGCGTTGCAACAATACCGACACCTACGCCAGTGTGTTAGAAAAAATGTCACAGAAGGTTGGTTTATGTGGCTGACTAGGATGAACCCCGGAGCAATCTGGGGTTTGTTTTATTATTTAATTTGTATTTTTGAGGATAAATTAGTATATTATATGGAGGTTGACTTAAATAAACCAAGAGTAACTGAGAAAAAAGGCAAAGTTATTAACTATAAAGAAGTTAAAGACTTTAATAAGTTGCACCCAAAGTACAATTTAGATAAGTCTGCAATCATAAAGATCATGAGAGCATTTAATTCAAACATGGCGGAAGAAACAATGATTAATATTTATGGAGTAATACTTCCTGAAAATATTGGTGCTGTGTTTATTAATAATGCTGGAAAAGCAAAAGGTAAGTCTATTGACTATGCTAATTCAAAACTAGCAGGAAAAACCGTTTATCATAAAAATTGGGATACAGATAACAACATGATGCGAATTGTGTATATTAACCACACCAAAAGAACTATGGTGAAGAATGCTAACATGTTTTCATTTAATCCTCTTCAGCAGTTTAGAAGAAAAGCTAGTGCATATTTTAGAATGCATTGGGCCAGATGTGTTTCTGTAAACTATAATTCTACTGTTGATATTAACATATAGCCATGACAACAATAAGAGAATCCATATCAAGAATTAGAAATGTCTTCAAGTTAGTAAATGAAGATGCATTTTTAACTGACCGTTTTATTTACAGTCTGCTTATAAAGTATTCAAAAGCTTTGATAAGAAGACAAGATGTAGAAAACAAATTGATGCAATATGACAGTTTATTTGAAACACTGCCGTATGTTGAGTTGATTGAAGTAGATCGCATTGAAGCAGATTGCGCTAGAATAAAAACTGGTTGCAAAATCATGCGAACTAAAAAGAAACTTCCAAAACTAATGTCTGGAAGCAACGGTCCTATCTTTAGAACAATTGCGCCAATTGATGGCAGTGATGTATTTCAACAATGTTTAACTGCTGTATATGTTGCAATGACACAATCAACAAACTTTAAATACAACAAGACTCACTACTATTGGTACAAGAATGGCTACTTATATTTTCCAGATATTGTTTGGGATGCTGTATCTGTAGAAGGAATGTTTGAAGAACCAGTTGATGCTTTTTGTAATGAAAATGATTCTGATTGTACACAGGCTCAAGATAGAAATGTAACAATTCCAGATTACATGTTTGCTGAAATTGAGCAAATGACACAGCAAGAGTTAATGACACTTGCTAAACTTCCACCAGATACTGGAGATAATTCACAAAATATACTGAGATAAGATGCCAAATACATTTTTAAACTATAGAACTTATGATCAGTTATTGGCTGAGATCCAATCTGATTTTAAAAAATACTATCTGGAAGATTTTATTAATCCTCAAGAGTTTATCAAAGTTGCAAAAAGATGTAACTATGAACTAGGCTTGAAGATTTTTAAAACAAAAGAGGTGGTGCTTGATATTGAAAAAGGAAGAGCAAAACTTCCTAACAACTTTCAAGTGTTAAATTTTGCATTTATGCTAATGGATCATTTTATTATTGAGCCATTAATTTCAGGAACGCATGTTGAAAATGTAAATTTAGGGCCAGTTTATAATCCAGGAAACTGGAATGATGTGAACTTGTGTTCTCCTGCACTTGCTCCTACAGAACCAGGTTGTGAGCCATGTGCTGTTCCACATCCACATAGTTGCAATGACTGCGGTTCTAAATATGAAAGCTGTTCGTGTAAACCTATTGGGGATGTCAAGTTAAATTGCAAAGGAGAGTTTGTAGCATTAACCCAACACTTTAAGTTTCATACTAGAAGATGGACAACAATGCGTTCTATAAGAATGATAAATAGTCCTGATGTTGTAGATCCCGATTGTCCAAACAAAACATGGCAAGCCCGTGATACGGCTTATATCAAAGATGGATTTATTTACACTTCTTTTAAAACAGGAAAGCTGTATGTAAATTACCAAGGAATGATGGAAGATGATGATGGTAACTTACTAGTCCCTGATCATGATATGCTAAATGAGTTTTATGAGTATGCAATTAAACAACGCGTACTTGAGAATATGATTATGAATGGTGAAGCTGTAAATGGAAGCCAAATTCAAATCATAGAGTCAAGATTAAAAGCTGCAAGAAACAATGCATATAGTTTGGTAAATACACCTAACTTTAGTGAACTAAGACGCATCTGGGAAGTAAACAGAAAAGCACAGTATCACAATTTTTATACAATGTTTAGATCCTACTAGTTATGGCAAAGCAAAGAAGTGCAGGTAGTTCTACATTTAAGAGTCAAGGAACATTTGATAAATCGCTTGTAACTGATACAAGTGATTTTCATTTACCGGAAAACTCATGGACTTATGCAAGAAACGCAATTAATAATACAAGAAAAGGCGACTTAGGTAAATTGAGTACTGAGCCAGCTAATAACTTCTGTACCTTTGCTCCATACACAATTATTGGAGCTTTGCACATTGAAGAAGATAGATGGTTAATGTATTCCACAAACAACACTGATTCTGAAATAGGAATTTTTAAAGAAGGTAATTGTTCTTATAGCACATTAGTAAATGATAAGTGTTTAAATTTTAACACAGATAACCTAATTAAAGGTATTACTAGAGCAACATTTGATTGTTCATTTAATGCTTACTGGGATGATGGGCGCAATGTATCAAGAGTATTGGATATTGGAGATGTTCCTTGGATACAAGTTTGTACAACAGTAAATGGATGTACAACATGTGTTGATACCACCGATTTAGATTGTGATAAAATAAGACTAGAATCTTTCATAGAAACGCCTTGTATAAACATAGTGAGGGGAAAAGGTGTTGCAAGTATTTTAAATGGCTCATATCAAGCGCAAGTAGCTTATTTAGTAGATGACCAAAGAGTAACTGATTACTTTATTTCATCAAATGCTTTATCTCTTTTTGATCATACAAATGTTAATAGCTCAATAGACATCTATGTATCTAATCTAGACACAGCCTTTGACAGTTATGAGTTAGTTTTAATTTCAACCATAAATGAAAAAACAGTAGCTAGAAAGATTGGTATCTATAGCACTAGACAAAATGTTGTTTCTATAGATTACATTGATATTACACTACCTGTAGTACCATTAGCTGATCTAACAATAATAACACCAATTCCAGATAAGTCTGAGGCAATATTTAGTGTTGGTCAATATGCATTAAGAGTTGGCCCAACAACAAAGTTTGATTTTAACTATCAACCATTAGCAAATCAAATTGGTACATTTTGGCAATGTGTAGAATACAAAAATGAATACTACAAAAATGGTGGAACCAATATAGGTTATATGCGCGATGAAGTATATGGCTTTTTTATACGCTGGGTTTACAATACAGGAGATAAATCAAACAGTTATCATATTCCTGGTCGCGGAGCTGGTCAATTCTATTTGACAAATGATGCAGGTGGAAATGCAGGAGCTATATCAGAAATTGATCCTTGTCCAACTACAATAAATGATATTGAAACTCCTGATTACACACCCAGAGTGTTTGAAGTTTATAATACTGCAAGTTTAATATCAACTCCAAATACAACTTTACCTGATGGTGGACTTTTAGTTGCTGAAGGACAAATGGGTTATTGGGAATCAATTGAATTGTATGATGACAAACATCCAGAAATTTGGAACTCTTTTGTACCAGGAAGACCTGATTGGAATTTATGTGGCCAACCAATACGTCACCATAAGTTTCCAGAAAATGTAATTACATCTGGTGGAGCAACTAACACACTTACTAATCATTACAAAGATGGCGGAGATAAAATTAGAATTATGGGTGTTAGATTTGATAACATTCAACCACCAAAAGATAACAATGGAAATTTAATAACAAATATTGTTGGGTATGAAATATTAAGAGGAAATAGAACTGGTGCAAAAACAGTTTTATATAAAGGGCTTATCAATAATATGTTTGAATATGATGCTCCTAATTTGGTAACAAATAGAAAAGCACTGTATGCAAATTACCCATTTAATGATTTAAGACCGGATCCATTTATTTCTTCAAATACATTGCCAACTAGTTATGAACCACTTCAAGGTGGATTAATAAACTATACTCCTAATGCGGATTACAGTAAAAAACATTTTACTTTCCATTCACCAGATACAATGTTTGCAAGACCATTTTTGGTTGATGATGAAGTAAAAATATATGGTGCTTCTTGGGGGGATAGTCAAGGTTCTTATGTAGAACCTAAAAACCATCCGCGTCACAAATTCATTACTGATATATCTTTTATTACTGGAATTGTAGTTGGATTTGGATATGCTATTAGTAAAATGCTTGGTTCTAGAGATGTTAAGTATAGAGGTTATCAAATTGACAGTGATTCAATTTTTGCAGGTTCGTCAACATCTACAGGAAATATTATTCCTGCGGGTGCAGCGGTAATTGGAGCACAGGCAAATGCGATTAATGTCATGGGTATATATGGGATGTTGGATGCAATGACTGGACAAAACTCAGGTATTGCGTCAGCAACTGGACTTTCCCAAGGTACGCTGGTGTCAACATCAAAAGTAGCTGCGCAAGTACCAAGTTCAGGGGTTACTTCAGGTTATATAGAAGTAAATTATAAAGATCAAGATGCCTCACCTGGTATATTAAGAGCAGCGTTGGCATTAATGGGTAATCCAATGTTTTTAAGTTATATGGCTGCTGGTGCAGATACAACATACAAACTAATTGAATCATTAGGAGCTTGGCAGCAGTTTGCTTTACAATATCAATCAGTATGTAAATATGAAAATTTTGCTGCACCTTATGCAAATAACAGAAGACGCAGAGTAAATGATGCTAGATATTTAAATCCAGGAGTTCAAGACTACCAAACTAATTATATTGTAAATCATATTTACAGAAATGAAACAGTAATGTTTGATACACCTGTTGATATTGAAGATATTACAGGTCCAATAGTTGATGTATCAAGACCACCGCTAGTATCAACAATGCCAGCTGGTCGCCACCTTGATAATTTTTCAAGAAGGGCATCTTCACATTATGTAGCTTTAAAAACAAGGCTGCGTAATCAATACGGACAGTTACAATCTATAAGACAACTTATGGTTTCTTCATGTGTAACACCTATAGCATCAACCAATTCACCAACTTTATTTGGAGGAGATACCTATATTGGAAAATATTCTGAAAAAAATACTTTGTTTTATTTTCAACAATGGTTAGATGGTCAACCTGATGGAGCCATTTTAAATTACAATAAACAGAAAATGTTTGAATGGACTGCATTTTGGATGGATACAGATCCATTTGATTTAATGGAGTTTGTTCAAAGTGTTCCTCAAGCACTTCAAGACGCAATTCAAGCTTCAGCAATTTCAACATTCTTTTCATCATTAGTCACTCCAAGTGATAAACATTGTTTTGATAGATTACCTGGAGCCAATGGAGTGTTCTTATTAAAGAGAGCATTTATGTACTTATTTAATTCAGGAGTTCGTGATTTCTTTGTAGAGTCTGAATTTAATGTAGACATGCGTGATTGGCAGGATACAGATGCTAAAAAACATTATCCTGTGCTTTCTGATTTGAGAACTATGTTTAATTTAAATTTGATTAAAGCTGATAACTATTATCAAATTGATAGAAGTTTGTCATGGTCATTTATGGCAAGTCAAAAGATTCCATGGGGAGTAATGCAAGGAAGAGATTATAATCCATTATTATCTGAAACTTGTTATACAAAGTATCCTAGAAGATTGTTATATTCATTGCCACAAACGGCTGCTGCAAATAATATTTCTCTTGCTAAAAAAGATCAGTGGCGTGTATTTTTACCAAACAATTATGCTGATTATGAAAGTAATGTAACTTCAGTGAAGTCAATTAATAGAACAGCTGCTTTAATATTGTTTGAGAATCAAGCACCAGGTATGTTACCAGGAGTTGATGAATTACAAACTACAAAGGCTGCTGATATTACAATTGGAGATGGTAGATTATTTGCAAGACAATTGCAACAACTTTCCAATTCTGAAAATTCTTATGAGTACGCATCTTGTCAAAGTAGATTGTCTGTACTCAATACGCCAGCTGGTGTGTTTTGGATGAACCTGAACCAAGGTAAAATCTTTTGCTATGCGGGTGGATTAAAAGAGATTTCACTTAAAGGAAATAGATTCTGGTTGAACATCTACCTGCCATATAAACTTTTAGAAGACTTCCCAACATATTCTGTTACAGATAATCCAGTTGCTGGAATTGGATGTCAGACTATTTATGACAATGAGTATAGTTTGGTTTACTTCTGTAAGAAAGATTACAGACTAAAGAAAAACCTACCAGTAACAGTAGAATACATGGGAGGTTCTAAATTCTTAATCAATGGAGTCTTTATTGCTAAAACTGGAGATCCTCTTTACTTTGATGATTGTTCATGGACATTAAGTTATGATCCAAAAATTGAAGAGTTTGTTTCATTCCATGACTGGCATCCGGACTTATCTTTAGGAGCAAAGAATACGTTCCTTACAACTAATGATAATGGTATTTGGAAACACAATAATATTTGTAGTAAATATTGTAACTACTATGGTGTTGACTATCCGTTTGAGGTTGAGTTTCAGTTAGACAATAAGTTTGCTGTAGCAACTATGCGTAATGTTGAATACTACATTGAGAGTTATGTGTATGATGAGCGTAACTGTTATGATAGATTCCATGTATTAGATCATGGATTTGATGAAGCAATAGTTTATAATTCAGAACAAGTATCTGGATTACTTAAACTGCATCTTAATCCAAAAAATGACTTACCCTTATTGTTGACATTCCCAAATATTCAAACCAATTACATAAACATCTTGTTCTCTAAAGAAGAACAACAGTACAGATTTAATCAATTCTGGGATGTTACAAATGACAGAGGTGAATATAGTGGAGCTGAAGAAAGAATTTGGATCACAGAAGATAATGGGTATATTCGCACATTAAATCCCGCAAACTTAAACTATGACAAGCAAGAGTTTCAAAGAAAAAAATTCAGACACTTCAACAATAGAGTAAGTTTAAGAAGAACTGTAAACAATAATGTAGAAATCTTAGTGAGTTTAGCTGCAAGTAATCAGCAATTATCTCACAGATAAACATTTTATAGTTAAGATAAATAAAAATTTTTTTGTATATTAGAACATAAGCAAGATTGAAAATGGAAAATCCACAAGCACAAATGCCACAAGGCCAACCAGGTCAGGCTCCAGAACAAATGCAACAAGGCGCACCTCAAGGTCAACCACAACAAGGTGGTCAAGATCCACAGATGCAACAAATTATGCAACTTGTACAACAGATGATGCAACAAGGCGCACAACCTGCGGATGCTGCAGCTGAGTTATTAGCTAAACAAGTTCCGCCTGAAATGATTATGCAAGTTTTTGTTCAAATGGGAATGCCAGAACAAGATGCTCAAGCAGCTATTGAACAAGCTATGCAAGGTGGTCAACAACCACAAAATCCAGGTGAAGAACAAATGGAAGGTCAAGCTAGTAATCCTCAAGAGGAAATGGCTGAACAAAGTGCACCGGCTCCAGATCAAGGCGGACAACCATCTCCTGCTGAAGAAATTCAAATGAGATATGGTGGTGGAATGCCAAGACGCTTGCGTTCATACGCTCCTGGAGGGGACACTCAAGAACTGCAAGCAGTAATGCAAAAAGTTCAAGAAATGATGTCGCAAGGTTCAGATGCAAGACAGGTTATGGAACAAATACAAGCTGCTGCACAACAAGGTCAAATTAGTCCTGAAACAGCAACATCTGTAATGGAACAACTAAGTGGTATGCAACAAGCAACAGATCCACAAGGTTCTGATGTAACAATGACAGATGGATCACAAGATCCTCAAGCACTGGATCCAAATGTGCCTGCACCAGACTCTGCAATGGGAATGGCTAAGTTTGGAGGCAATCTTAAAAAATTAATGTCACGCGCTTATGGTGGACCGGCTATTGCTCCAGGAACAGATTCTAAAACATACGCACAAGATAGAACATCAATGTTTGTTGGTGCTGTAAAAAATAGTGCTTACAAATCTACATTAGATGATGAGTTTCCAAGTCTTGTTGGAAATCAAAAGGTATACGGTGGCGATATTCCTAAAGCTTTTGATGGCTTTGATGTAACAAAATATAAAACAGCAGATGAAGCTGAACTTGCTGCATATCGTTATAAACAAGGATTAAGTCCAGAAGAACAAGCTAAGTTTGATGTAACATCAACATTAAAAACTTGGAAAGAACCTGAGTTTAAAGCTGAGGCAGGCAAACAATATGAATTAGATGCGACAACTGGTAAATTAAAAGTAGTTGAAGCAAAAACTACAAATTACGGGCAGGCTTCTGATTGGCGACCATCAAATGAACCAGGTATTCAAATGACTTATGTTAATAGCAAAGGAGAAAAAATTGGAGCAAATCAGTATAATCAACAATTTGGAAATCAACAACAAAACCTGTATGGATATGGTGCAGTTAACCCTGTAGGTTATCAAAATCCTATGGGTAATACTTTTTGGGATAATGTAAATGCAGGTGCGTCACCATTTGCAAGAATGATGTCAGGTATTGGTACAAACAACATGTATGATCCTCGTATTACTGGTGCAAACTTACCAGGTGGTATGAATGCTAATCAATTCCTTGGTGCTATAGGACCAAATGGTTTAGTACCTGGAATGGCTGGTAAAATTGGTGAACAAAATTGGAGAGTAGGTGAAGCTGAAAAATTTAAAGAAGGAAGCATATGGAAAGGAAATAGAAGAAAAGGTGTTCGCTACCAAATAGATTGGGGTGATGCCGCTGCTATGAATCCTGCAGCACCTGCTCAAGGTCCTCAAAACAATCCAAATGCTAACGCTAATGCAAGTACTAATCCTCAAGTTCGTTTAAATACAATGACACAAACTGGTGGTTCAGGTATGGGAGCAATGGAAAGAATGGATGATAATTTATTTGATCAATCTGCGGGTAATCCAGCTGCAACCGCAACAGGTAATCCTGCAAGTACTAATAAATCTGTTCAAACAACAACGGGTGGTTCAGGCATGGGTATGATGAATGATGAAAATTTAGGTTTTCCATCATTAAATGAATCAACTGTAAATACAGCAAATCAAAGTTTAGTTGCGCCTGGTGCTACAGATGTAGTTAATCCAGCATCTGAAGTAAATCAAATAGATCAATCTGCAGCAAATCTTAATGGTTATCCTCAAAATAATCAAGGACAAGCTCCTGTATTTAATGGTCAGCAACCAGTGATGTCTGCAACTGCACAAGATCAGGTTCAACAAGCTCCAGGAGTTGTACAGAATAGTAACTATGCTACATATGGTAATCCTACTAATACAGGCGTACCTGGAGAATTTACTCCAGCTGAAGATTTACTTCCAGCAGGAACTGAAAATACAACTGTAGTACAAAAGCCTGGTGCTACTGTAGTACAGACTCCTGTAAAAAAGAAGACTGTATTTAGTAAAGTTAAACCTGTTGATAATGTAGTAAAAACTGCTACACAAACAGAGGATGAACGTAGAAAGGCATGGAATGAAAAGACAGCGGTTTCAAATGCAGAATACGCTAAAGCTCAAGAAGCAGCTAAAGCAGAAGCAGATAAAAAACCTATATTGCACTCTAGTGCAGATTATCAAAAAAGGTTAGATCAAATGCAAAAAGATAATAATGGTCAATGGTCTGATGAGATGCAAAAATTTGTGGATTTAAAAGCACAGGCTGAAAAAAGAGAAAAAGGTGTTCAGCCTAAAAAGAAAGCTCCTTTGATGGGTAAAAATTTAAATGTACAAGCCTATGGTGGAGAACCAGGCGATTGTCCAGAAGGAATGGCTTGGTCTGAAGAAGATCAAGCTTGCGTTCCTATAGCTAATACTCCAGAGTCTAAACCTTTAGATGCAAGCATAGCTGTAGGTGAGAACAATCAGTTTACTGCTAACTATTCTGGAGCTGTAGGACCAAATGGTATTGCTACTAGCAATGTAGGGTTTGGATACAATCCAAATGAAAATACAAGTTTAAAAGGTAGCTATGATGCAAATAACCAATCTGTCATGTTACAAGGTAAAAAAACATGGGATGTTGGTAATGGACAATTAGGTGTTAGTGGTGGTTATACAGCTCCTGTTGGAGGAATGAATAGAGGAAACTTTAACGGTAATGTGTATTATGATACTCAATTAGGTAAAGGACCTAATGCTGTACCCGTTAAACTTAATTTTGGTATTGGTCAACAAGCTTATGGTGGTAATGTAGATCCTGCGGCATTAGAAAATGCTATTGCTTTAATTAATCGTGCATTTGGAGGTAGAATACCAAGAGCCGTTGATGGTATTAATTTAGGTTCTGAAGATGTAGATGGAAATAAAATTCCTGATTACTTACAAGCTGAAAATTTACCAGCAGATCCATTTTCAAATAATGGAACAATTGAACAATCTGCAGGTAAAAAGTTAGACATCAATTGGAATCAAGTTGGTGCGGCTGCCGGTGACATGTACATGAACGGTGCTGGTAAAGTAACTAACTTTATGAACAAGATGCATGCTATAAATCCTGAAAGAGATAAGGCTAAGTTGTCTGCATTAAATCGTCCAAGCAATACTTATGATACAATGAAGCAAGGGTTATATGGTCAACAAGGTGACTTTATTCCAAATGATATAGGTAATCAGGTATTGAATCCAACAGATACATATTACAATAACCAACAACAAATTTTCTCTTATGGTGGTAAAGTATATGCAATAGGTGGTGATGTTGATTTATCTGAGGATGAATATAATGAATTATTAACTGCTGGATTTAAACTTTCAAGAGTATAATTATGGGTAAGTACACAATAACTGGATTTCCTAATCAAGAAGTACCTAAAGTAACTTTGTCAAAAGTTCTTGGTCCTGTGAATAGGAAGATAGCTAATGTTGAAGCTGAGAAAGGTGAAACAGTAGTTACAAACATGAGCAGAGGTATTAACAATATCTATGAGATGTATTCTATTGGTGGCAAGAAGCACAGCCAAGGTGGAACTCCTTTGTCTTTACCTACTGATGGTGATAAGGAATCTGACGGAACTTCGTTTATCTTTAGTGATAACAAGAAGATGATAGTAAAAGATCCTGCAATCCTTGAGTACTTTGGTGTTAATCCAAAGAAGCCTCAAACATTTGCAGGCATTTCTAAATCATGGCTAGATGCAATCAATACGTCAAAACAAATTCTTATTGATGATACAGCGGATAAAGTAAGCAAGAAGTCTGCGGAAATGTCAATGGACAATGCCGCGTTTAAAATTGCCGCGTTGAAACTTTTACAAGAATCACGCAAAGGATTTAAAGATGGTGTACCTAATGGACTATCTCCGTTCTTTGATAAGTTGCAGATTGATCCTAATGAAATGTTTGCAATGAACCAACAAGACGCAGGTGCAGCTAATCAAGCTGTTGCTAAAGCTTTTGGTGGTGCGGTTAATGATTTTGTAGCTACTAATGAATTGTATCCATTTCCTTCATTGGCAATGGGTGGTGAACTGCCTTATTATAAAGATAAAGGTGAGGTAAGTGAAGAAGCTTTAGCTAATTCTGAAAAGAAAGATGAACCTAAAAAAGATGAACTTGCTTGGGGTACAGTAGATAATAATTCTAAAAAACAATATGATTACATTGTTAATCAGTTGTCTACTAATGATAAGTTTAAAGAAGCTTTATTTAAAGAATATCAAGCGGCTGCAAATCAAAGGGATAATTTTGGTAAGGGTTACAATAATCAGTTTGATACTAAAAAAGGTTCTAAAGAAGCATTGCTTAGAAAAACTCCAGAAGAAGTGTTTCAAGATTATCTTGAATTTCAAAAAAGAAATCTTATGCTTCAATCTCATGGTAAAGATGTTTTGGGTACAGAACAAAATCCAGGAAGAGATGCAAAAGGTAATAGAAATGTATCAAACAAAGACATTACAAAATGGTCAAGTGACTTAGGTGTTCCGCTTCCAAACATGGATAAAGCTACACAAGAACAGTTATCATATATTGCTTTTGAAAATCTTTCTAAAAATAGAGATGTTTATGATGCTGAATTAAAAGATGTAATGAAACCTTTTGGTGCAAATCAAAGAGGAAAAAGTGATGAAAAAATTGCAGGTTCAACAGATTGGGGTGATATTTCAAAAGCAGATGGTGCGTACACAAACACAACTGCTGGACAAATTAGTTTTTTTACTCCTCCGGAAGAAAAAGAAATAGAAAAAGAAAAAACACAAGTTTGTGCTACATGTCCAGATGGAACAGTTCCGGTTAGAGATGCTAGTGGTAATTGTGCACCGTGTAATACAAAAGCACCCGATTATAAAAAGTTAGGTCCAACAACACCTCTTGTAAATCCTTATGGCTTTAGGAGAGAAGACTTGGCTTCACTTAATCGTGCTGTACAAGCTAGATTTGAGATACCTGAATTACATCCTTGGGCTAAGTCTGCTGAAGTTGTTATGCCGGATCGTGCATACTATTCACCAGAGCGAACTATTGCGGCTAAGAATGAGCAATTGAATCAAATGATGCAAGGTGTTTCTGCATTTGGAAATGCACAATCTGCGGGTGCAACTGCTATGGCTTTAAGTGGTCAAGCTTACGGTGATGTAGCAAATGCAATTAGTGACTATGCTGATAAGAATGTAGGTGTGTTTAATGCAGGTGAGCAATACAATACTCAACTAGCAAATGCGCGTAATGCTCAAGATGCTCAGTTGGCTACAAGCATGTATGATAAAGAGAACATTTTAAAACAAAGTCTTTCAAATTCTATTAGTGCTGCTAAAGATAAAATTGTGCAGCTTTCTAATCAAGCTTATACTAATGCATCAAACATTTATAATTTGAATACTACAACGGAGAACTTCAAGAAAGATCCATTTACAGGTATTATAACTAAAATGAATGATAGGGCATTAACTCCTACTAAAGACAACGCAGAAGATCTTGGAACACAGTTTAATGATTTTGCAAAAACAGTACCTACATTAACTCCAGACTTGGCAATGAAGTTATTTCAAGCTCAAAAATCTGGCAAATGGGTTGTTGAAAAGGATGATGAAATTACTAAAGCAAGTGAGTTGAACAACACCAATGTTTCGTCTTAACTAATTTTTGTTTAGGGTTTAATTAATATATTTACAAAAAAAACAATGGCAACTTATATACAGGGACAGACAGATTATATTAGTCAGATACAGCCGACAGAACCAAATTTAGCATTTGATGCGCAAATATTGCAACAAAAACAAGCTAAGTATGATGCTAATCATAAAAAAGTAAGTGAGTTATATGGTTCATTATTAAACTCTTCATTGACGCGTTCTGATAATATTGCAGCCAGAGATGAGTTCTTTCAAATTATCAATGATGACATTAGAAGAATGGGGGGTTTAGATTTTTCATTAGATCAAAATGTTCAAGCAGCCGCAGGTGTTTTTCAATCTATTTATACTAATAACAACATTGTTAAAGATATGGTTTGGACCAAAAACTATAACAGTGAAACAAATAGAATGGAAGGATTCAAAAATTGTTTAGATGAAGAAAAATGTGGTGGTTCATATTGGGAAGAAGGTGATAAATATATGCAGTATAAACGCGCTGAATACAAAAATGCATCAGCTGGCGATGCTTTAGGTATGGCAGATGTAACTTTTGTTCCATATAAAAGTGTAATGAAAGAAGCTATTAAACTAGCTAAAGATGCAGGTCTTAATATTGAGTATGATAAGTTAAGTCCAGATGGTAACTACATGGTTACTACAAAAAATGGAGAAGTATTGCGTTCACCTTTAACTGCGCTTTTTAATAAAACCATTGGACAAAATCCAAAGTTTGCTGAGATGTTTAAAACAAAAGCTTATGTAGATAGAAATGACTGGGCTTACAGTAAAGTAAACATGGGTGAATTTAAAGATGTCAATGAAGCACAGTTAGGATATGTAAAACAAATTGATAAAAATAACCAAGCAAAGATTGAAGAACAAGCTGAAGCATTAAATACAGACATTGGTCACTTAGATCAAAAATCAAGAGAGCTTGAAGAAGATTTTAAAAATGGTCGGTTTCAACAAGGTAGTGAAAAATACAATCAACTTGTTGAGTTAAAACAATTGCAAGAAAGTGCCGCAAATGCTAAAGCTTATACAGATCAAATTTCTTCTATTTCACCAACCAATCAAGCAGGCATTGGAGCTTTAACAGATCATATTGATAATCAAAACGCGTATGCTTATTTTAATGATGAGATACAAGGTGCTGTGAATACACTTATTTTTAAAGATGCTAAGTCAACTATGAAAGCAGATGATTTTGCTAAAATGAAAGTAGATCATAGTTATAAGTTATCTGAAATGGCCACTCAGCATGGTTACAATGTTGCATTGGATGCATCACAAACTGCAAATAAAATAGCATTAGAAGATCATAAAAAGGCAATTGGTAACTCGGCTTATACAGGAGAAAGTAAAAAAGATTTATTAAATAAATCAGATACTTACATTGATACTAAAAATAAAGCTGAAGCGTATGATGTTAATGCTGCTGCAAGAGATAATATGAAAAAAATGGGATTTGGTACCGAAGTCCCTACAGCAGCAAGTGTGGCTACATATCAACCAGGAACACAACTTTATGCTGATTATCAAAAAGCATTAAAAGCTGCTGAACAGGAATATAGCACAATACAACGTGAAGCAAATAAAGCAGCCGCTGCTTATGGTGAAATTCCTAAGTTTAGAGATGTTATGACTATTACAGATATTCAAGAATATAATAAAAAATATGAGTGGGATTATGAAACTACTTGGTCTAAAAATACATTTAATAATATGAAAACAAAGTATCCAAAACTTGCAGCATTAGGAGATGAAAAAGCTTTAGAAGTTTACAATGAAGCTATTTCAAAAAGTGATAAAACAAAACCATTAGTAGGACAGATAGATATTTATTTAGATAACAAATATTAAAAACCATGGGCTTAATATTAACTGCAACGGATATAAAAAAACCAGGAACACCTGCTTTAGATAAAAGTGGAACACCAGGAAAAATTGAATCAAAAGATAAAGTAGCTAAACTTAGTAACTGGGATTCTGAAATTGCTCCTATTATAGATGAACATCCTGAACTTAAAAAGACTATAAATTTTGAAACTTCAAAACCTATGATGCGTGCTGTAAATGGCAGGTATGATAATGTAATGGGACAACTAAGAGAAGATGATCCTAAAGCTTATGAAAATTTTAAGAAGTTTAAAAATAGTTCAGTAGCTATGGCTAATGAGTTAAAAAAAATTAATACTGGTGGGTTTAGTCCTGAGAATTTGTTTAAGTATCAAAAAGACGCAATGGTTTATTTTGATAATATTGAGAAGTCTTATGCGTATGACAAAAATAAAAGATTTGCAATGAACTCTGAAGGTCACATGATGACAAGAGAACAATATGATAAATGGGATCAGACACCAAGAGTTTCTAGGGATAAAGCATCAACTACAGCTAAAGTAGTTTATGATCCATCAGGTGAACAAGAAATTGTTGCTGATTATGAAACAGCTAATGTAAGCAGTGGTTATAAAAAACTTAAAAACATTGACCAGCATTACAAAAATCAAGGTCTTGATTTAATTCAACCAATTACAAAATCTTGGATAGCTACTTCTTTGCAAAGAATTGATACAAAGAAACCAGTTGCTGATAGAGATTCGTCTGCTTTAAATATGAACATGGATATTTTAAGTCATATTGGAAAATACAAAACAACAGGTGATCCAGATTTAGCAGCAGGTGATCAGCAAACTGCAAATAATATCCTAAAGCAAATCCGAGGAAAAGATAGAACTGAACAATTGCAACTACTTAAAACTTATTCTGATAAGATTAATGGTATGGCTGGTCGAATGGGTTACTATGGTAATGCTAGTATCTATAACAAGTATAAAAAGGGCTACATTGGAAAAACTTTAGATTATTATCCGCAATCAAAAGACAAAGACCGTACTGATTATTATAATCAAACTCAAGAAAATGGAGTTATTGATAGAACAATTAATAACTACAGACAGTTTCGCGGAGTTAATAAAGATATTAGAGTTCAGACTAGAGAGTTGACTAGTTCTAAATGGAAAGAAATTGGTGATGCTTTTGGTTATGATTTAAAAAAATCTCAATTTGATTTAGCAATGGATCAGTTAGTTGATGAAAATGGAAACATTGTAAGTTATAAAACATGGAGCAGTAATCTTAGAAAAATAAAAGATCCAACTAATCACGTTTACACTCCAGGAGGCAATCCTACAGTTGGCAGCACATTTAAAAATATACAAAAAAATGGACTTAAAAATAAATCAGCTTTAGGTCAAATTTGGGAACAAAATAAAGGTTATCATGTTGGAGATGGCGGAATAGATTGGTTGCCTTATGGAAGCACTGACAAAGAAGATGTAGAAGCGGATTTAGTTGGTATTTATAGTAACTTAAAAAAGGCTTACAAAAAGAATTTTGATAATGTTAAAACTAACACTGTGTATGGTGCTACTTTGATGGATGCGGGTTTCGGTAATGAAAGAAATCAAGCAATGGAATATCACGGTGTTAGTTTAGCTGTAGATAAAAACATGAGATTAAAAGCAACAGAGGGACCAAAACAAGAAAACATAAATAAAGTATTTGGTTTGTTGTTTGATGAAAATGGAAATGTAGATAAACAGAATGTAACATTGTTTAGCAATAAAGACATTAAAGATGGACTCAACGCAGTACAATCTGATGAATTAAAAGAACAAAGAAAAAACAATGATGTCATTTTAAAAAACTTTTTAAAAAAAGACAATGATAATGTTACTATGACTTTCTATAGGAACACTAATGTTTCTGGTCAAGCAGCTTATCAGTTCTATAATACAAAAACTAAAGAAAGCATAATGGTATATGCTCCTAAATCAATGTTAGGAAAAAATGGTGTTAAAGAAGATTTGTTTACAAAAACCGGAAGAGATCCGCTAGACTTTACTTTTAAAGCTAAAGGTGAACTTACTATGCCTCAGTTAAATGATAAAGAAGGTAAACCTGCTTATGAATCTGCAGCATTAAAATATGATAAAGAAAATGATTCATATATTGGAGAGATTTGGGATTATAATAGTGAGGGTAATTTGAAAAAGAAAGTTATTGAATATCCTTATGGTTCTGCAATTTCTGTAAATGATGTTCAGAAGAAATTTTTAGAATTTTTAGGTGATTATAGAAACAGCAAATAACAATTGGTCATGGCAGATATTACAAAAACATTTACTGATGCAGACTTTGGGGATGCACCAAAACCAAAAGTTGATGCAGATGATTTAAAGTTTAAACAGTTAGCTGATAAACATTTAGAAAAAGCACTACCTAAATTAGTAAGTGTATATAACATGGGTAAAGCTCAGGATTTTTCTGCTAAGCAGGCTAATCTTGCAAAGTTTGCAACTTATGGTTCTGAAACGTATGGCAAGTTAGGTTTTGATCCATATAAAGCAGGTGGTGTTCCGGGTGTAAAAAGTGGAATGGATGCATTGTATGATGATAACACTAGTTGGACAGCTGATACAGGAAGGGCTTGGGATGGTATGTGGAAATTAGCAGGTATTGGATTTCAAGATACAATTGGATTAGGTGCATTTGCTGACTCAGGAAATTATCTTGATTTTGAAGATACCATGAGTAAATTTTCTTCATCAAGAGGCGGTAATGCTGGCTTTTGGTCTAATACAATGTTGTCTTCTGGATACACTATGGGTATCATTGGAGGTATTGCTGCTGAAGAATTAGCATTAGCTGGTATTACTGCATTAAGCGGTGGTACTGCTGCACCAGGAACTATTGCTGCTGGAGGAACTCTTTTTGCACAAGGAGTAGCAAGAATAAAACAAGCAGGTAATATGTTGAAGTTTGTAAATAAACTTCAAGATGTAAAATCTGCAACCGGGTTTATGGGTAAAGCTGGAGCCAGTCTAAAAGGTTTTGGTAAAGCTCTAAATCCATTAGAAAATACAATGGATTTTCTTTTTACAGCAGATAAATTAAAAGATCTGAATGGATTAAAACAAACAGCGTTAGGTGTTGGCTCTATTGTAAGAGATGCTAGAAAAATTACAATGTCCCACGGTGAATCTAAATTAGAAGCTAACATGGCTTCTAAAGAGTTTAGAGAAAAAATGTATGATGATTATTACAAAAATAATCCAGACATGGCCGGTAAGCCAGTTTCAAAGGAAATGGAAAGTAAAATTGAAGGCGAAGCTCAAAAAGTACATGACAATGTTTATACTGCAAACTTTGGTTTAATCTATGCTACAAATGCAATTACATTTGATAACATGCTTAAATCTATGCGGGGTACAAATAGATTTTTTGCTAATGCTGGTGATTTATTTAAAGTTGTTAAAAAAGAAGGAGGTAAAGTAGCTGTTGATGTTCTAAAGAAAAATGCTTGGAATTATGGTAGAAAAAAACTTGGAGAAATAACATGGCAAGGTTCAATTAAAAGTATTGTGTCTGGTTCAATGGAAGGATTCCAAGAACTTGGACAAGACGTAATTTCTGAATCAGTTAAATCTTACCGCGAAAGAAATGTAAAAGGTTTACAGGTTCGTGGAGGCATGATGAGTTTCTTAGAAAATGATGTTTCTAAAGCCATTGATAAACAAAATAGCGGTCAAGGTTTAAGTACATTTCTTTCTGGTGCATTAATGGGTGTATTTGCATCACCTGTTGGTTTTGCATCACAGCAAACTCAAAATTATTTATTCAATGGTGGCGTAAATAAATCATACAAATATTTTGCGGACAAAGAAGGATACACAAAAGAAAAGTTAGATGTTGAATCTAAAAGAAAAGAAAAAGCAAAAGTTCTTACTGAGTTCTTTAACAACAGTAAGAATTTTGTTGATGCTTGGTCAAAAGGTATTTATTCACAAAGTGAACTGCAAGAACAAATATTAACTGCTGGTGAATCTGGTGATCAAAAAACCATGAAGAATAAACAGCATGAATCTTTTGTTAATGGCATACATACTTTACTTGAATCAGGAATGGAAAACCAATTTGCTGATCACTTAGAGTATATGGGTAAAAATTTAAACGCCCAGCAATTAAATGAAATATTTAGCAGAACAGATATTACTGAAGAAACTAAAGGTCAGTATCAAAAGAAACTTCAACATCAAGCAGAAAATATTAAAAAGCTAAGGGGTGTTTACAATGAAATTCAAAATACCATCAATAACCCAATTGATTTAAAGTCTTTAGATACTAGTGATCCAGAGTATTTGAATAAGTATTTTAAATATAGGTCAGTTGAAAACTTGAAAAAAGAGTTATTGTTTAGTCATTCTAAAATTGCAGATAGAGCAAACAGGCAGAAAGAAATTAGAACTCAACTTAATAATGACAATCCTCTTTCTACATTGGAAGTTAATGCTCTTTTAGATGATGGTGACTTAAACCAACAAATTCAATTATTAAAAACTGAAGTAGAAACAAACTCAAAGTTGTCTGCTTATGGAGATGGTGCTGTTCAAAATCAAGCACAAGCTAGGGCTAAGTTAAAAGCTTATGAAAATTATCAAGCAAAGTTAACTGCTTATAAAACTGAACAGAAAAATGAAAAAGGTTCTATTTCTGAATCAGATACATTTGATGAACTGTTTGATGCTTATAACAGTATTCTTGAAGTATCAGGAAAAAATAAATTAATTGATGTTGCTGCTCAGCGTGCATTTAATAAACAACAATTTAATAAAGTTTTTGATTATATATCTCTTGGTGAAGAAGGTAGATTTAATCAAGAATTAATTGATACTATTTTAAATCCTGTAGGTTCTTCTGCTTTTATTGAAGGCCAAGAAGAAATGTTAAAAAGACTTGAAGAAAATAAAGAAGATCATATTCTTTCTGCACTATACGAGTTTGATAAAAAAACAGTGTCTGATGATATGCTTAATGATTTATACAATAATGATTTATTTTTTGATCTACAGGAACTAGATGATTTGTTGAATAAAGGATTAATGCCTCAAGAAATTTTTGACATTGCCACAAACAAACAAGCAACTCCAGAACAATATGAAGCTGCTCAAAAAATTATTAACTCTTACATTAAAAAACTCAAAGGTAAAACCATTACTAATGACAAGACTCAATTAAATAAACAAGGACGCAAACTAAAGTCTGATAAAAGAACTATTGCTGGTATTTTAAGACAGTACAAAGTTAAATTAAATGAGCCAATTAAGTTGTCATCTCCTGAAGGACAAAGACTTTTAGCTAAATTAATGACGGCTGAAAATAAGTATTTAACCAAACTGGATAGAGAAATTCTTACTAAGTTAGGTGAACAAGATGTTACAATTAAATTTGTTAGTGATAACACTTTGCCGGTTCAACTAACTGATGATGGTATCTTAGAGTTAGACATACGATTTGCTGGAAGTGATTATACTAATTCAGTAATGTCATTTGAAAATCTTATTGTTACAGGCCTGACTCAACATGCAATTACAGAAAAATTAAAAACTAAGGATGACTTATATTTGGCTGCTCGTAATGCAATGGAACAAGCTAAAAAAGCTTTTGCTAGTGCAAACCCAAGAGCTAATGTAGATGAGTTATCTGTATTTGAGGATGTCAATATTTTCATGACGGAAGCCATGAATGATTTGCAATTCCAGAAATTTTTAGCAACTGTAGAAGATACAGTACAGCCTACAAGTAAATCTCTTTGGTCAACTTTAAGTACGGGAATTGGAGTCATTGTACAAGAAGACATTGATAAAAAACTAGCCAACCGGGTAATTAACATTGCTGCTAAAGCTTTAGATGATTCCATTATAGATAACATATCTGAAAGTAATGAGGAATCAAAAGAAGTAAAACAACAAAGAGCAACTGCATCAAAAGAACAAGTAGAGGAACTAAATAAGTTGGCTACTGAACTTGGTCAGAGATGGAATGTAAATGTAAAAGTTTTGGCTTCACAAGAAGAAGCAGACAAGATTTTAAATAGTCTTCAGGATCCGTTCTATCAAAAGTTTTCTACAATTATAAATGACTTGCTTTATGATCCATTATACATGGGTTTCAATCTTCAGAAAGGAGTAAATGAAGTTTCTTTAAAAGAACTTCTTATGTCTATTTATGAAAAGTCAGAAAACTTGTCTGATCTAATTGCCAATCTAAAAGAACTTGCAGTTTATCAAACTAATGGTAAAGTAGGAGAAATGGTTGACTGGTTAGTGAGCAATGCAGACAACATTGGTGATGGAATTGAGATGGTTAAAAACATTTTCTTTCAAGCAGAAGAAGAAACTATTGCTGGATTCTATGATGAAAAAACAAATACAGCCTACATTGTTGCAGATGCTGTAAAAGAAAATACTTTATACCATGAGATTTTCTTGCATCCATTTTTGATTAATCTTGAAAAAACTAATCCTGAATTTTATAAACAACTTGTAGCTGAAGCAAAAGGTAGCCAAGAGATTATTGATTATGTTGAAAAAAATTATGGCACTGAAGACAAAATTGGTTCAAGACAATTTGAACATGAACTTGTTGGTAGAGCTTATGATTTAAGTGTCAGTAACAAATTAAGCGAAAAGAAAGAACCAGGTTTATTCAAAAAAATGGGCCAGTTCATTAAAAGAATGTTGGCTAAAGTTGCTGAGTTTCTTACTATTAGTAAGTCGGACATTGGAAGATTTAATCCAAGAAAAACTACCATTACGGATTTGGCTGAGTACTCAGTAAATAGTAATGCTAAAGTTAATCTTGGTAAAATAATTGAAGCAGGGAAACAGGCGCAATCAACTGAAGCTACACTTAAACCGCGAACAAGAAAGAAGACTGTCAAAAGTGTAAGAACTGTTATTGAAGAACAGACTGTAAACAAGGGAGGAGATTTAATTGTATTAGATAATGCAAGTGATCGTCCAGATATTTTTGGTGATTTTTTACACCCTGAAATTGTTTTTGGAAATAACTTGGCTATTGCTGAATGGACTGAAAAACTTGTTGAACTTGGTCAAGAACTAGATGATGCAAGAATTACTAACTGGGCTTATGGAAATATCCGCGCTCAAGTTGGTGGTAGGTTAATCATTGATGTTACAGCTGAAATTCCTGTGTTTGTAAAGAAAGCATTACAAAACAAAAAAGCTAATCCGCGAGTAATTGAATTACAAAAAGAAATTGCAGATTTAGATGCAAAAATTCAACAGTTAAGTAATCAAAAAAAGACTACAGCTAGTTCTCCTAGTATTATTTCAGCTGATACAGAAGCTAAGAGAAAACAAATCCTTGATAAATGGAATAGTAAAAGTGCTTGGTATCAAAAAGAAGGCAGGCTTTCTGAGTGGTATGCAGAACGAGATAAAGAACTAGCTGCTTTAGGACAACCTGTTTCTAATCAAGCAGAAATTGACAAGATAAAAAACCAAATTAAAGAATTAGAAAATCAAAAAGGAGAAGTAATCCCTGAACCTAATTTTAAAGGAGAAGCTCTTTATTTTAGACAACCTTCCAATGATGGATCATTTAAAGATATGCATTCGGGAAAACAGCCTGAAGCTTCTTTAACAATGGTTAAAATAGTTGTTAATGAAAATAATCCTAGTGAAGGAAGTATTGAATATGTTGGGGATAATACTATGTCTAAATTAATTTCAAATAGTCCTCAAACTCATTTAGGATTATTTGCAGAATTTGCAGATACTAAAGAAAAATTAAATCTTACAACTCCTGTTATAAAAAATATAAAAAAAGGAATAGTAAGAAAGACAGACACAGGGTGGGAAATTGTTCAACAACCCGTAATAGTATTTGGAGAAGTTACACCTGAAATTAAAACTAAATATTTTAATACAAAAATTGATAATTCTGCAGAAATAACTAAATTAAAAAAAGAACTAGCTGCTTTAGATGGACAAACTTCGGTTTCTGCACCAGCCGCAGCTAAAGATCAAACATTTGAAGTACATGTAGGTGGTATTGAAAGAGGATATACGGAGGTATCAGAATCTAAGGATAAAGGCGTTGGGGACATTAGAGGTTTAATTGGTCAACAATCAACAGCACAAGGCATATTAATTACTAAGGGTGCAACAAATAGTGCAACTGAGAATGATAGATTTGTTGTACTTTATTCTAAAGTAGATGCTAATGGAAATAGGTTAGCTGAAGGTACGTCTAATGGACAACCTGGAAGAGATGGATGGGTTACAACATCAGTAAAGATTTCTGAAAACGCTACACAAGAAGAAATAGATAATGCTACTAGGGCAGCAAGAACAAAGATGAATGCAATTTTACCAAATATTACTGATGGTAAATTTGTATTGTCTGCTGTTGACACATCTCTCAATGTTTCTGTTAAAGCTAGACCAAGTGCGGCAGCCCAAGATGATTCAACCGCAGCCCTGAAAGAATTTGAAAAAGCTAGAGATGTTTTGTCATTCTCTAAGAAAAAGTTTCCAGGGAAAAACATGCCGTTGTATCAGTACTTGCGCATGTTGAATAATGTTAAACCGGTTGTTGGACAATTTGCTTACTACATAAATAGAAATAATACATCAGATCCTGTTGTAGAAAAGCTTGGGACTATTACAAAGTTTAACGACAACTCATTTACATTCACTGATGCTAGTGGTAAGTCAGTTACTAGAGCATTAGATTTAAAAACCATTGAGTATGCTAATCCATACTTTTTATTTAGTGAGAATGAAGTAGAAAATGAAGTGTCTTATGATGCAGCTGAAAAACTCATTAATGACAGGAAAGAAAAGAATTTACCGCAAGTTTCTACACCTGATAATACAGCTGTAGATAAAGAAATTGCAGATGTTCTTAAACAAAGAAATGCTCTTCAAGATCAACTTAATGAAGAAGATGATGACATTGTTGAAGAAGGTGAAGAAACTGTTCAGCAGGGCACTAAGAAAGTTAAATTCTTAATGTACAAATCTACTGGTACTGGTTCAACTGCAGCTTCTGCTGGTGAGTGGGTTCCGCTATTAGCTATAGGAAAAGCTATAACTGATGAAGGTGAAGAAATAGAATGGTTTGTTAAAGCTTACCATAAGGGACAAGATCCTAAATTTAATAAATATGGCAGTTCTGTGTTTGCTGATATAGACAGAGAACTAAAAATAATGGAGCCAAATTTATTTACTGAACCTGAAAACTGGGTTACTGAACAAATTTCAAGAGATATTGAAGAAGAAACTGTGGTGGAAGAAGAAATCCCAGTAGAAGAACAAGAACCAGAAAATGAAATTCAAGCTGAAGCATCTTACCAATCTAGAACTGAAATTTTAGATGATCTTGATTCAGTAAAAAATGAAATTGCAAAATTAGAAGTTGAGTATGATAAAGTCACTGAAGAAATAAACACAGGTAAATTATCATTGATTCAAAAAAGAAAGGCAAAAAACAAACAGAATCTTTTAGCTATTGACATCAATGACTTGTATCAACAACTAAATAATTTACAAGCCGGTTTATCTGAAATTGGTGAAGAGGCTGAAATTTTAAATAATGATGCACAGTATGTTCCAGCTTTTGATTACAATGGAAATGAAATAATTTCTAGTGAAACTCCTTGGATGGATATTCCTCAAAGTTTAAGAAATGAATTAGCTGATTTGTTTGGTAAGGCGTTGAATAAATTAAATGATGCAGATGTTATTGCGATTAAGGCTGAAATGAAGTCTAATCCTAAATACATTTCTGTTATTTCTGCATTTTCTAAATTGAGATTAGACCAACAAGATTCTGAGTTAGGAGCTAAAGAACTAAAATTAAACAATCAAAAAGTTGAAGATGCTAAGTTGAAATTAAAACAACAACAGCAACAAAATAGAATAGCTGCTCGTCAGGCTAAAAAACAAAAAAGAGCAGCTAGACCAAAGGTTAGTGATGAAGATATTTTAAAAAGTGTTTTAAAGGACTATGATTATTCAATCCTTTCTCCTAAAGAAATTAGTCAACTTGTAGCCAAGCTGAAAGATAAAAGCAATGCCTTAATTGATTATACTGTAAATGATATTTTAGCTTATATCAATAATAAAAAATTAGTACAAGCCCAGAAAGAACAAACGCTTGCAGATATAGAGCAACAGAAAGAGGAAGCTCGTGTCAACAAACAAATCAAAGGTAATCTAGACTTCTTGATGTTGCCTGTTATACCATTTAAAACCAACTATGGCAAGGAAATAAAAATGCGTATTCCTCAGAATGGAATGGTCAAGTTTATTACTACATATCATCCTGAGATATTTACTCTACCTAGACAAGAATTTTTAGATGCAGTTAATGACATTCTAAAAAGTAGAATTACAGACATTAAGTTCTTTAACACAAAAGATTTTGGGTTTGAAAGAGGATCTAAGACTACACATTTAAAACTATATTCTTTATTTAGAAAGTTAGAAAAAGAAAAAAAGTTGTATCCTGAAGTGGTTAATAAAATCAACTTGGCTTTATACAATGCTGACAGCAAATTTAGAATTAGAGCTACGCGTTCTGGTAAAAATGCTACCATGTCTTCTATGTATGTTATTCAAAAAGTAAAATCTACAAAAAGAATAACTCCTCCTGGAGCGTATGGTGCAAGTAAAAAGATTTTAGGTTCTTATGAAGTAAACACAGGAAATCCTTCTGAGTTTGATTTAGAGATAGCTATTGCTATGTATTTCTTACAGGGTGGAAAAATTAAACTTAGTGCTTTAGAACAAGTATTTGGAGAAAATACGTCTGAAGTAAAAGACTGGAAAGGTGTAGCAAGTGAAACTGCTTCTAATTCAAAAGCAAGTTTCGATGGTGCGTCTATAGCAATTTTAGAATTACAAAATTTTGATGTAACTACAACTGGAATAGATAGTACTATGGCTGCTAATGCACTTGAAGCTTTTTTAATGAAGTATTCAAGTTTATCTAATGCTGTTAGAAATTTAGTAGATCAAGTACAAAGCGATCAATCTAAAGCTGAAGATCAAAATAGAGGAATCAGTAATGAAGAAGCAGATGAAAGATTGTTTTTGCAAGAGCTAGAAGAAAAAGGAATGTCTATTGATGAAGCAGCTGAATATCTTGCTCACTTAAAGTTTTTACAAACCGAAGAAGGTCAAGAAGCATTAGAATCTGAAGCAAAATTATTAGATGAGTATTACAACTCTCAAGAATTTGAATTATTAAATGATGAGTTTGCAGGTGATGAAAATGATTTATCAGATGCAGGATCCGAGTTAAAAGATGTTGGTTCAGAAGAAGAAGAGGTTGAAGATGTTGAAGAAGAAACTGACACAGAATCTATATTTGAAAACAAGGATACAGAAAAACCTGAAAAAACAGAAGTTGATTTATACTTAGATGAATTAGATTCTTTGGCTTCTATTCCAACGCGAGGTGCTTTATCAAATGCAATTGAATACGCTTGGGATAATTTAAATGGAGCTAAAAAAACCGACATTGCTTTTGCAGCTGCTGTGTTTAGATTTGCAACTAGTGGTAGATTTTTAGACCAGGAAGATGAAAATGGAGTAACTATTAAATCTAAAACAGTAGCAAGAAATGAAGCAATAATTAGAGCTAAAATATCTGAAGGTCACTACAGAGAAAAGTCTGTTCAAATTAATGGTAAAGTTTATAGAATTGCAGGGTATCAAAAAAGAATGGTAGTGCTGCAAGATGTAAATAACTTGTCTGAGTATTTGAATTTTGAAATGGATGCATTTTTAAATGGCATTGAAAAAGAAGTGCCTGTAAACAGTGATGTTGCAAATTTAAACATTGATTCTATTGTGAAAGTCAAAGAATTTGACTATATTAAAAGTGCTTATACTGATATTTTAAATAACTTTACTACCTATATGGGAGAGGCTAATTCATTATCAGAAGATAAACTCATCTCCAGTTTGAAAGAAGAAACAACAAAATGTAAAACATAACTAGCATGAATATTTGTATTACTCCGGAGTCAATTAAATTATTTGGTTCATTCATAAATAGAAAATTAGGCGAGAGGTTAACAAATGACAAATCAGGTGAAGCATTATTGAATGAATTGTTCAATGATGCTTTAACTGTTTTTAGTGGAAATGGATTAACCGCAGATAGAAATAAAGAATTGGTGCTTCAACACATGAGCATTATTCCTCAGATTGTATTAAAACATACCGCTGACAATCCAAAATTAACAAATGCAAAGTCACTACCTCTTTTTAGAGATCTTGCTTTACAAGTGATGAATGCGGCTGAAGACGAAAACACAAATAAATTCCAAAATGTCATTGATAGATTTGGTGGGTTTATTGGAAACAATAGTGATGTTGTTGTTACAGAAGGAGATCCGCTGGAAAGATTTGAAGCAGTGTCCATGGAGTTGGCTAAGACTAGTAATCAAGAAGCCATTTATAATCCAGTTTTAAATAGTTATGCTGAGAATATTTTAGATCCAAGAAAAGAATTGGAGTTTAAGGTTGCTCGCAATATTCTTAACAAGCAAAACGCGGCAGCACTAAAATTTAAAATTACTACACTTGGTGCAATTCAAAGTGAACAAAACTTTGATAATACTACAGGAACCACAGATCCAAACTTGCCGGTATTAATTTTAATTGATTCCAACAACAATGTAGCAACTTTTGATTCTGATGGTAATTTAAACAAGGATGGTAAGTTTGTTGCATTTACTGTAAAAACAAACAGAGAAGCTTTGCAGTATCAAGAAAGAATGATTGCAAAAAGTTTGTTGCAATCAGGAACTGTTGATTCAGAAATAAAAGCTGCAGCATTAGCAAAAGCGCAAGTTGATAAATTTGTTAAATCTTTTGAAGCATCTTTAACTAAAGCTAAAGCAGGGACTACTGTTTTTATGAACATTGATTTATCAAGAAGTTCAATTGGCCTAGTTGCTTTAAATAGAAATATTCAAACACCGCTTACAGAAGTTTCAAATATTAGCACATCTGCTGCAGATGGCCTTACTACATTAAAACAATCACCTCAAACAAAACAGTTTTATCCTGTTTTAGCTGTACAAAATACTAATACAGAAGAAAGAGTTTTTGGAAAACATTTATCATCTTTAGCAGAAGATGAACTAGAATTGTTGCACCATATTTTAACTACTCCTGAACTTAAAATTAAAGACAGAGTTGTTTCAGATAAAAATTCCAACGGTTTAAGAAAAGATCTTATACATTTTTTCATTGATAGTTCTAATTTATTAAAAGATAAAACATGGCTTAATAATCCATTTGAATATTTCTATGAAGGTACAGGTAAAGATAAAGTAATGATGCTGCGGTTTTTAAATCAAAAACCAATTCCTGCATCTTCTTTGACTTTAGAAAAATTAAAAGAATGGACTAATGCCAAATATGGAAAACCTATATACCGTAAGTTAAATGCTGAAGAACCTGCTCCAAAAAAATCATTAGAAGAAGCTTATTTAGGTGAATACTATACAGATGCTGATGGTAATTTATTTGAAGCAGCTGGATTAAGACGATCATTTGCAAATAGACTAAATGCGTCTATGGACGATTTAATTTACATAGTTCCTTCTAAATTAGAAGATGGAGTTATTATTTTAGGTGAGCAAATTTCAATTGGTTCACATGTAATAAAACATGGTTATACAACTATAGTACCTACGGCTGAGAATAAATTAATTGGATTAGGTTCATATCTTGCTTTTAAAGATGGGTATGAAGCTATGATAGATAATGAAGAATCTGATTTTAATTCTAGTGATTTTGACAACATTAAATGGCGTTCAGTTCCACAGAGAAATAATTTAATACAATCTACAAAGGAACAAGATAAAAGTGTGTCTGAGTGGTGGGAAAAAAGTCCATTAAGGAATGTAGTCAATGTTAATGTCTTAAACAAAGTCAGTGAGTTTGGACCAAACTATTTAGCAAATTTTATTGGCAACTCTATTAATTTGTATCTTGGATCTTCACCTACAGATTTGTACCATGAAGCATTCCATGCTTATTTTGATGGAATATTATCACCTGCAGAAAGAAAAGAAATATATGATACACTTAGAAAAACTCCAGGATACTTTACAGTAACTGTAGAAGGTGTGTCTAAAGTTGTGCCTTACGATGATGCAACAAATTTAGAACTTGAAGAGTTTTTAGCTGAAAAGTTTAGAGAGTTTGCTATGGCTGGTGGTAAAAAAACTACATTCAGCAACAACAAAGTAATGGCGTTTTTCCAAAAACTGCTTTCTCTTTTAAAGAATGTATTTGGAAACATGAGTTTTGCTGAAGCTAAAGCTTTTAATAAAACTCAAGGCATTACTGATGCAATGTTTACTAGATTGTTTAAAGGTGATTTTACTGCAGATATGTTCAACATAGAAAATGCAGAAACTAAATGGATGTCATCTGAAATAAAAACTACAACAGGAGATACATTTTCATTAGAAGAAATGCATGATGTAATGTCTAGTATGAAATCAGTAATGTCTGATTTTGTTACACAAGGTTTGAATGTTTCTCAAAATGCGGTTGATAGAAAAAATGCTACAACGTTATTGGCAAAAATGACACAGTATCCTGAGTCATCTCAGGAATATATTGAATTGGCTACTCAGTTAGAAAACATTTCTGAAACATCAATTAGAAGTGGAGCAGGTGTATTTACTTTGGTTTCTAATCCAGAGATGTTGAATCTTATGAGCAAATATATTTTAGCTCGTTTTAAACAAAAACTTGCTGAAACAAATGTTAAGCTTGATGCTATTGCGGGTATAAAAGATAAATCTGCAAGAGAATTAAGTGAAAGCACTAAATTACAATTCCAAAAAGACTTACTTGAAAAAGCAATCAAGCCTGATAATTTTGGAAAACTAACAGACCTCAATGTTATTGTCAAAGAAAAACAAAATGATGGACAACAAGTTGAAAGAACACTGCTCCCATTGTTCTTAAAGTCCTACAGTAATTTAGTTCTAGGTAAAGAAGTATATCAGGATGAATATGAGGCTAAGGCTTTAGAAGAAGATATTTATGTTCCAATGTGGGATAGAACTGGTAACGATCAGTTGTTTGATGACACAATTGAAAAAGGAACTAAAGCTCTTTTAGATTCTATATTTGCTTATTCTGAACAAGGAAAAGGTGTGGTGCAATTGAATGCATTAGGTTTTAAAGAAGTTCTTCCTGTTAAAAATGCTATTGCAAAAGTGGCTAAGCTCTTGCGTAACAAGCCGGATGCTATGGACATGGCAACTGTATTAAAAGAAGCTGCAAAGAATGACAAAGAAATAGATCAAGTCTTTAGAAGACTAGGTGATATATCTGAGCTAGAGTTTGCAGATACAATGACTTCAATGGAACATCGTCAATGGTCTGATTTCTGGCAGTCATTCAATAAAGCTGATGTTTTATTGAGAGAATTTATTTTAGAAAGAGAAGACATTACAAACATTGATGATGAAAGAACTGTTAAGTTAACGTCTAAGTCTGGAAAATCTCAATCTCAAAGTATTCAAATAGAAAGACAATGGGCCGCTAATTTTAAAACTACAGCACTAATAGGGGAATATTCATCAACAAACAAAGAAGGTAATCCTGTATTTGACATTGAATCACTGTTAGATGATTTAGCAAATAACGAGGACCTTTATTATGCTTTAATTGAGGGAGGCGGTAAAACATTATTAAAATCTCAATATGATCCAATTAGGTCTAAGAGTAGCCGATATTCAAGAACTCCTTATGTAAAAGCTATTGCTGATCCTTATTTGTTATTTGCAGCTCTTGGTATTGATTTAGTAGATGACTCTGATGTTAGACAAGTTTTATTTGAAGGAGATTCAACTTTAGGAACAAGCCCTGCAATCTCAACTTACATTGTTGAGGCGTTAAAAAATAGAATGAATAAAGTTGTTTTTGATGAAGAAAAAGTTCCATCTTTAGATCCAAATGCAAAATTTATAACAAGTCTTTCAGATGTGTTCAAACCATTTATGTATTTTGATGAAACTGGTAAATTACAAACACAACCAAGTCTTACTGGTTACTTAACACAACTTCGTGAGTTGCATTATGTTTACTCAAATGACTACACAAACTTTTCAAGTTATAATTCCAAGGGTGATCTGCAAAGTGAGAAATCATTTAATTCAAGTTTGTTAAGTTTAACAGCAGCTTTGAATAACGCTGATCACATCAATGATATAATCAACACAAAAGGACTAGAGTATTTAAACCCATATACTAATCCTCAAGCTGCTGCATCTAGATGGTTGATTGATATGTTTCAATTAGATCCCGCTATTCATTCTAAAACAAAAAGAGGTAATAGAGATTACTCAATTAAAATTAGCACTGAAAATTTATCTGGATCAAAACTTATCTCTAAAGAAGAAAAATGGGTAGAAGACATCAATTCTGAAACTGGAGATGTTACAGATAAACGCGTTACTTTTGAGTATGACAATGGTGTTGCTTCAATGGAAACTGATGAAAAATCAAAATTTATTTCTGATTTTCATTTAACTCTTGAGGGCAAACAAGAAATCATGCGTACAGAAGCTAAGTCTACGTCAATGACTGTTTATACACCTGCCGTTAAAAGTGATGGGAGAAGAAAGAATACTAACCTCCTTATCAATATAAATGAATCCGAAAAGATTTTTGCAGAAGGATACAAAGGAGAAATCCTTTTTACAGAATTTAAAAATCATTTAGCTGCAGAACTTATAAGAATACAGCAAATAAAAAGACTACAATCTATGATCTTGTCGGGTGAAATTAAACCTGAAGATCTTGCTATAGATGTTGCTCAGTTAAATCGCGGAGGTGATTGGTTTGTATTTGATAAAATATTTGAGGACAGCAATGATCTCAATTTGAAAAAAGACTTATTGGCATTTGACATCAACACTGTAATTTCCGAATCAGAAAATGCTCAAGGAAAAGGAAGTTTTTCAATTGATGCTTTATCTCCAGAATTAAAAACTAGGGTTGAGGATGCATTGATTAAATACTTTAATGATGAAACCACAAAGTTAAATAATGAGTTAGGTGGCAAGTTAGTTATTGGTGATAATTTATTTGAATCATACGCCAAAGAAATAGAGTCAAATCCTGAATTATCTGAAGCTGAAAACAAAGATGCAGTAAAAGAAAAAATGATTAAAGTGTTTTTGGTGAACAACTTTATTCAAAACTTAAACTACAATGCTTTGTTTTTAGGAGATGCAACAGTACATGATGTAGAAGGAGAAGCTTTTCACAAACGTATTGCAGGATTAATCTCTACTGGTAAAATCTTTAGACATGATGGAGTTTGGATGAAGTACATTAATTCCACACAATACAATGCTTACGGATTTGCCAAAAAACATAACAAAGAAAAACCATCTATTGCTTTAGATTATGAGTACACTGGTTTTTTAAAAACAGCTATTATAAAAGAAGCTAAATCTAATTCTATTTACATAGATCATTATCAAAAACTTTTAGGTGTAGACACATCTGATTACAATAACATGGAAGAAGCTGATGGCCAGGGATGGTTATCATTTGATGCATACCGAATACTAAATGATTCAATTGGTGAGTGGTCAGATGCTCAAGAAAAAATGTATCAAAAAATGCTTGCGGGAACTAAGTTGACACAAGATGACATGCTTGCTACATTTCCTGTTAGAAAGTTCCAGTACTATGGTAATGTTTCAAATCCAAAATCTGAAAAAATATTAAAAGATTTAGGAATTACTTTAGGTCATTCTGCATTTCATAAGTACTCATTGATGCCATTAATCCCTGCATTAATAGAAGGGACTCCTTTGCAAATCATGCATGAAAAAATGATGGAGCAAGGAATTGATTATGTGACAATGGAATCTGGATCTAAACTATCTTCTCTTTCAAAAGTAAAAGTGGTTGAAACAGAAAAAGGTAAAAAGATTGAAGCTGATTTTGATAATTTTTATGATGCAAACACAAGAGAATTTAATGTAGATATTCAGTTTACTCCAAATGTAATTCATGTCAAGTATTTAAAAAGCCAAATCTTTTTAGATGAAGGATACAAAGAACATATTACTTTACCAACGCAGGTAAGAAAAATTGCATTGATCGGTATTTTAGATGGAGGTGTCCCTACTGATTTTAAATACACAGGTAAGAAAAACAAGAAAGATGTTTGGGAGGCACTGTCTAAAAAGGATAAGCTAAAACAATCTAAAAAATGGCAATGGTATCAAGACTATACCAGCACATTAGATGAAATGCAAAATGTTTTAAGAGACAGATTGTTGGAAGACATTGCTCTTAAAGAAGATACTGTAAATGGTCAAAAGACTTATACTGGTGACTCTACAAAATTAGCAAACTACTTGAGAGAGAAGTTAAAGTCTAAAGAGGTATTGCCAGAAGAGATTAGTTATTTGATTAAACCTGATGGAACATTAATAGATGATCTGTCCCTGTCATTGATTAGCGATAAGCTAGAAGAATTGTTAGTGACTCTTGTAGATAAAACTTTAAGGAGGATTACAGTTAATGGAGAAGCTTTAGTTCAAGTTGCAGGTACAATGTTTGAAAAATTCCAAGTGACTGGCGGAATATCTGTTTCTGAAGAAATGCTTAAAAGTTCTAATCAAGCTGCTCTGTTGAAGAATGGTTCTAATGGTTTGAAGTTTTATTTCTTACAAGATGAGTTTGGAAATGAAGTTTTAGATAATGATGGCAAAGCTATTGTAAAAGGAATGGATGTTAAGATTTCACTTCAAGGTGATTTCAAAAAATTACTTTACACAGAAAATGCCAAAGGAGAAAAAATTGCCGTTTACACTGAAGATGAAAATGGTAAAAAAGTATTAGACTACAATGCATCATTACAAAGACTTAATGCTGCAATTAAAACTACATACTGGCAAAATAAATATGGAGAGTTAATTAAACTTCCTGGTGTGCGTATTCCTACGCAGGGACCAAACTCATTAGTTGCTGCTACAGTTGCAGAATTTTTACCTGAGTTTGCCGGTCCAACAATTATACTACCTACTGAAATTGTTTCTCAGTCTGGAGCTGACTTTGATATTGATAAGTTATTTATGATGTTCATGAATATCCGAAGCTACAATGGATCTGTAGAAGCAGTAAAGTATTCACCATCAACTCGGACTTATGAAGAAATAAGAGAGAGTATTGAAAAAGAAGAGCCTAAATTAGAAAAGGCAAACACTGCATTACAAAAAAACTGGAAAGAATACACGGATTATCTTGTTGAAAAAGAAGGTTTAAATGAGTATGTTGGTGCATTTTATGGTGAGATAAGTGATCTTCAAGTAGACATTGACGCGTTGTATGCAGAAAAGAAATCTGTGTATGAAAACAAAGACTATGACTATGAGTTTCAAGAAAAACTACACGGTGAATTACAAAAACAAATTGATGCCAAAGTAGATCAAAAATTAACATTGCTAAGTTTTGCTCAAAGTGAAACAAATGCTTTCTTTGATACAGTAATTAAGAACAAAGCGGATAGAATGGCTATTGTACAAGAAAAGTATAATGAGTTCATGTCTAAAATAAACAAGAGTCAAGAGGCAGTAGATGCCATTAAGGCAAACATTGCTAACTTCCAAAGAGAACGTGATGGCAAAGGAGTTAAAGGATTAGAGAATAGGTTTTTTGATTTGTTGAATGAAAGAGTTTTAATGAATGATAACTTGAAACATTTGATTACTCCCAATACAACTAAAGATACCGAAGAACCTTCCAGAGCTGCGGGTAAATTGACTAAGAAAAACTACAATAAAATTCAGAAAAATGGAAAAATCTCAAACACTTCCATTTTTGAGTACAGGTTTAACTTATTAAAGCATCAGGAAAATTCTGTAGGAAAAGATTCATTAGGGATTGCCGCGGTTACATCTACATTCTATGCCCTTTTTACAACATTTGGTGCAACTTTACAAGAAACAAGTAATGAAGATCAAGCTGAGTTTGTAAAAGCGTTAGAGCTTCTTCAAGACTTTGGAAAAGCAAACACACCTCAATATGCAGCAGCATTAAAAACAGTTGATACTTTTAGAAACAAAAAATTAAATTTTGTAACTGATGCAGGTACTCCTGGATTTAATTTGAATGTTGAGAAAAATGCGATCACTTTGGGCGCAATGAAAAATGTGGATGGCTTAGAAATTTCAGATATTCTTTCTCAGTTGATTAATGGTTTTGTGGATGTTGCTAAAGATGCTTGGATTTTTGATGCTCAAGGTACTAAAGAAACTGCGCCTGTATTATTATTTATGGTGATGGCCGGTATGAATGTAACATCTGCTATTAATATGGTGAATAACCCATTAGTTTTAGAGTTCAATCAAGTACTAGAAGAATACAAAGGAGTATTTGCTGCCCTATCTGAGGATTACGAAAAAGGTCAAACTGATACAATTGGAAAAGCAGCGGAAGTATTAAGTAAAAAATATGCTAATGTTTTTAGTGATCCAACAAATGTAACTAAAGCTAGTTCTTTAGGATCATACAATAGAATTGCAAACACTGCAAAACCTTTTACAAATGATGACATTAAAAATAGATTAGGGCAAGAACCTAACTATAGGGATATGGAAATCTTATCTCACTTTCTTCAGATAAAAGAAATGGCTCAGGCATTAACTGATTTTACAATGGTATCCAAGTTTGATACGCAAAAGGTTTCTAATATCAGTGAAGCACAAGCAAGAATTGAATCAATAGAAAAATTTAAACTAATTCCTATTGGAGAAAAGATGATTCCAAATGAATGGTTTGACAAATTAAAAGACACGCCTGTTGGTAAATTTAATAATGATGAGTTCATTGTTGATTTGTTTTCTAAGTATTTCAAACTCAGAAACAACAAAGCTTTGATTTTAAGATCTCTTGATTTACTTGATTCAAAAAGACCAAAGGGTGTAGATCAAAGAAAATTACTTGCTGATTTTAAAAATGACTTCCTTTGGTTCTTGTATCAAAATGCAGTCTATAATGATAACAGTTATACTACAAGTCCAACAAAGTTTATCAAAGGTAATACAGAAAAAATTGAAATACCTGGAAAATCCTACACTTTAGTTGAGGATCCCTCTATTGAGTTTGGTATGGAGATTAATGAAGAAACCGGTGAAGTAAGATACAGCCCAGATGTTTATTTTAAAGAAGCAAACATGTTGGAGTTTATGCCATTCAGAAAATTCTTTAACAACACTTTACCAAAAGAATGGGTTAAGTTTAGACTTGAATACAGTAATCTTTCTAAGGTGGCTGAAACTTTAACTGTAGATGAGTTTAAAGAAAAATTCAAAGTGTTTGATCAACCAAAGAGAACATTTATGAATCAAGGTTTTGAGCAAGGAAAACTAATTATATTAGGAAGAGCTGCTTTATATAACACAGGTAACGTAGGTGCTATGTTTGATATTTCTACTGGTGCTGCATCTGTTGTTCAAAACTTAAAAGCTCTTTATCCTGAACTAGAAAATTATGCTTTATTCAGAGATGTAAAATATGATTTTAATGAGTCTGTTAAAAAGAACAACATTTATTTCCCGCAGGTAAAAGATCCACAAATGGCTTCTATCTATAGAGAAAATATTCAAGAACTTAAAAACAGTCCACATCCTGAAGTTAAAAATTTCATCAACAAATTAAACCATCTTGCAATAATGCAGTCTGGTGTTAATCGTGCTTCAAAGTATTCTATGCTCCCAATTATTGATCAGAGTTACTTTGAACAAGCAATTACAAATCAAATTGGGCTTCCTTATATTTATCAAGTACTAGATGAATTGCAAAAAAGTTTTGACCAAAGAGAAAACAGAAAAGAAATTGATGCACAAATTATTGATCAGTTTAAAAACTTATATCAAGGAATGATTGCTGGCACTGGAATGCGTATGAAAGTGCGTGGTGCTAACTATCTTGTTGATAAACTAAAATTCTCAAAAGACATTGGACTTAAAAAATCAAAAGTAAGAGCAAGCAACATTACAAAAATTCCTTTAGCTAAAGCTATAACAGCAGAACAAAAAGAATTAAAACTTGAGTACTTCTATAATGATGAATCAATGAATCCATTAGCATTTGCTGAATCAATTCAGAACATGGAATGGGTGATTAGAGATCAGAAATTTATTGCACCGGAAGGAAAAAGTCAAAAAGAATTAGATAAAGCTTTACTTGTTTTGGGTATTGACAATTCAGGTGACTTGCCAACTTTAAGATACAAAACTAAAAATGCTAAAAAAGGATTTTTATCAGTTGCTCAGTCAAATGTTTTCAAAGAAAAATTTGCAATTAAAGATGAGGCAATGGCAAATGCTTCTAATAAAGCAATTGGAAAAGCAACTAATCCTTTTAACTCTCAGTATGAATCATCATCTGCAGCGTATGCCGCAGCTTTAGAATCTTTTTATCCTGGAACATTAGCTAAACCTAAGTCAGCAAAAACTGAATTTGTTCCTACAGATAAAGTTTGGGTGTTTGGTAGTACTATTACTAAACGTGCATACCAAGGTAAATCGGAAGCAGAGTTTGTAACAGCTGTTCAAAAGACTTTTGATACATATCATAAGCCTCTAATAGATAAAGCTGTAGAAGCGGGTGTATCTTCATTTTTTGTAGGTACTGCAAAAGGTATAGATGACATGGCTGTAAAACATTTAGAAGATCTTGGATTTAAAAAAGTAATACGCTATTCAGAACTAGGGACATATAATGAAATGGTTTCAGCTAAAGCATTTGAAAATGTAACAGATCCAATGTATGATCCAAAGTTGGCAAACACAAAAACTATAAACTCTAGTGTGTTTAATGAACTATTAGATATACTTTATGATGATACAGAAAGAAAAACTCCTGAGTGGTTTACAAAACTTACTCAGTCTGAATTAATCAACAATGGAAAAGAGATAGTCAAAAATGAATTACGCTCAATCATTGCTGATTTAGATACCAGCTATAGAAAAAATAATTATGTGGGCTTCCGGGTTAAATTCATCAATGAACTTAAATTTTCATCAGGTAGAATTACTGTTGGTAACACTTTGTTTGATTCATTAGTAGAAGAAACTTTAATGGAATACAGACAAGCTGTAATTGCATCTGATGCTAAATTAAATTCTGCAAAAGTTGTTGTAAAAAAACCAGCTGAAAGTAATGAACAATACAATAATGCGCTATTAAATTATTTACTTGAAATTGAAACACCAATTTTAAAAGTTGGAGAAGAAATTGAGCTTACTTATAAAAGCAGTGACTCAGAAGGTATAGCTACTATTACAGGAATCCAAAAAATAAACAATAATTTATTCAGAATTAAACTTAGTCCAAGTAAAGGTAAAGAATATACATTTGTTGTAGATAACTTTGGTAATGGTGAAAAAGTTGATATAGAACCATATAATTTAACAGTTTTTGAAAGAGAAGTTGATGAACTTGCAATAGCAAAAAATAATCTTGATGCTTTAGAACCAATTGAAGAGTTAGTTAAGCAAGGTTATTTATCTACTCCAATTCTTTCCCCAGTAAAAGAAAAATACAAAATATCTAAAAACATACCTATAGATTCAAGTCAAGTCCACAGTATATCTAATTCTAAAAGAGGACCAATAGAAACAAAAGAGGGTTATAAAGTAACTTTTGCTGAACATCCAAATGCTATTTTTTATTTGACACCCAATTACTATATTATGAATGGTCAAGAAGTGCCTTCTGGTTGGAAAATAGAAAATGTTAATTCAGGCGTTCAAGCAAATAATGGAGATTCTATAAGTGAAACATTTAAAACATTTGTAAAAAAATTCAAACAGTTACAAAATGTAAGTATAAATAATGATCAGGTAGTTGAAATCATTACTGTTACAGGAATGGATATTAACAAACTTACTCCTGATGAAAATGCAGAAGTAAAATACACTTACTTGACATTACCATTTAGTAAAGCAGAAAAAGAAACTATATTGACTAACTTTACTGCAAAGTTCTTTAAAGGCAAAAGTGTCCGTGAAGCTCAAAAATATATTGAAGAAGCTCTTGAAAAAGCTGATGAGCAAGGACAGAAAGAAATTATTGAGAAATTAAAATCATGTTATAAATGAGTTGTGTAAATCCAAATTCACCAGAATTTAAAAAAATTCTTGAGCAGGAGCCAAATTTTTTATTGGCTGAAATCATGTATGATAAACTCATGCAAGAACAAACTTATAAGTTGTATGATGACACGCGTGACTTTAAAGAAAGTACACCAATAGTGAAAGATCAAGAACTTATTGGACAAACTGAAGGCTGGGGTTTTAAAAATCCATCTGAAGTTGCACTTATTTCTGACAAAGAATTAAGCTTGCTAATGAATAATCCGGCTTACAATAAAATTGAAGATCCCGTTGATCAACAAAAATTTAATGAGTTAGCAAATGCTATTGGTGAAAAAGAAGCATGGCGTGATTATTTTGAAACAAACAAAATTGTTAGACCTGCTAATGTTGTTCTAGAAAAGTTATTTAAAAGACTTGAAGATGAAGAACAAAATTTTCAGGATACAGTAAATGAATCCATGGATTTACAACTACCAAGTATTGATGAGTTCATAAATCAGTTTGAACAAGTTGTTGAAGTAGAAAACAAAGCAAGAGCGTTGGATGTTGCTGAGAAATTGTCCAAGCAATTGAATGTTCCTTATGAAGTAATTACACAAAAAGAACTAGAAGAAAAGTTTCCTAATCAGTCTTATAGAAAAGCTTTTTATCAAGCAGGTAAAGTTTATATTGTTGCAGGTAATTTAACTGCGTCAGATGTATTCCATGAGTTTGCTCACCCGATTGTAAAATCCATGAGTAAACAAAATCCTGAGTTATTCCAAAAACTATTTGATGAACTTGCTGCTACAGAACTTGGTCAACGTATTATAGCCGATCTTAATTTAGATCCGGATTTAACCCCAGGGACGGCTGCTTATATGGAGGAAGCAATTGTTACAGCTTTAGAAGCAATCAATGAGAATGAAGAAGTAGCACCTAAGAGTTTTATTCAAAACTTATTCTTTCAAATTAAACAGTTTTTGAGAAAAGTATTTGGAAAGAAAATAGATGTGTCTAAACTTAATTCCAAAACCACACTGGCTGATTTAGTAAAAATGATCAATTATGGTGAAGAGTTTATTTTGGATACGGAGTTCTTAGACAAAGATTTGATGGTAATGTTTAAGACAGATTACGAATTGCTTAAACAACAAATCAAAGACGGTTCTGCAAAGAAAACTCAGGAGTTAATGAACAAGTTTCATGATGTAGTTAAACTACAGCTGTCAAACTTTAAAGCAGATAATGACATTTTTAAAACTATTGAAGCAGGATTAGCTGATGAAAACAGAGAAGGTCTTTTAAATCAAGCGCAAATGATTCTTGAGGGCCTTGCAACATTTGGTTCTAGAAACCTAGTTGTTCCATTGGATGCATTAAATATTACAGGCAACAATGCTACTGATGCAGACATTATTAGCTTTAACAACAAGATTAATTCTTTTGTTCAAGTTATTTCAACTGTAGATGAAGTTGTAGATTTGCTTAATAATAAATTAAAAGCATTAGTTGCATCTGGTGTAAAATCTAATAATGAATTTGATCAACTGTTTGCAATCATGCAATACAATGAAGAGTGGTTAGCCAAAATAACAGATTGGAAATCTGAATATACAACTTATTCATTAGTAACTGATCCTTTAACTGGTCAACAAGTCAATCCTATTTATGATGCATTAGATGAACTACAAGAAAAACTAGATGCAGGTAAAAGAATTTCTGATAGTTTACAAATAGATTCAGTAATTGATGTTTTATATGATCACTTAAATGAATTAATGACTCCAATCAAAAAAGATTATCTTGATCAAATGGATTCATTAAAAAAAGCGGGTTCTATGACTGCGTACAATAAATTGCATGCAGAATATTACGGCTTGACTCCAACAGAAATGGTTGAGTACAACAGGTTAAAAAATAAACCTGAAGCAAGTCTTACTAGAAATGAAATGATAAAGTTGCAAGAACTTAAATTAGCAACATTTAATTCACATGTAATTTCTAAAGATGCTATTAGAGCAAAAGCAGAAGGGAGATTAGGTGATTCGCATAAATGGAATGGTTTGTTTGAATCATTTATGAATAACCAGGATCAAATTGTTGGTGGATTTTATTCATTTTTAATGAAGACTTTTAATACCATTGATGGTAATGCTAATGCAAGAAGAGCTGAATTGTTAAACAACCTTCAACCGCTTTTAAAAGCCGCAGGTTATGATACACATTTTTTAGGTGAAGGTAAACTTGGAAAAGAAGTTGGTCAAATAAACCGTTCATTTAAAACAAACAATAAAGGTCAATCAGAAGAATTTTTAGAGTGGCAGTTTTTAAGTAACTTTCATAACTATGAATATGATAGACAGCTTCTCCTTGATGCTGTTAAGTTTGCTAGACAAAAATTTAATTTGAACAAAGATGCAAAATCCAGAGATCCTTTAAAGGCAGAATTTGAAAAAGCCAAAGAAGCATTAGAAGATTTTGACACTAAGTATATGAACCGTGATTACACGGATGAGTTTTATCAAGTTGCTGCTAGATATTTTAAAACTGATTCAGGAAAACTAGCTAAGGCTGCACTGGATGATTTGTTTGATAGAATGCGTGTCATTTCTGAAAATGCAGATGTAAATCCTACAAACTTTGGAAAGGTTGATGCATTAAATGAACTCTGGAATGAATACCAATTGCTTCACAATATTTATGATTTTAAAACAGGTGAAGAAAAAACAGGCATATCAAGAGAAATTGCTGAAATACTTACCGGCTATAGGAATGAGATTTCTGAATTTTATGAGTGGGAAGAAAAAGAAAATGCTTTTGAGTTAGCTCTTGAACTTTTGCATGATGAGTTAGTTTCTAAAGGTAAACATCCAGGAAGCGATGCATATAATGCAGTAATGGAAGAATGGATTAAGCACAACACTACGATTGCTGTAAATGAAAACTATTACATTAACAGAGCAGCATTAATTGAGGAAAGAAGTTTTTTAGTAGAACCAATTACTAGAATTAATAATTCATTCATTGATGTTACTCCAATGTATGAGCAGATTTACGGAATCCTAAAGCCATCTAAAGATAATTTTAATCAGTACAATGGTAATGATTTAACACCAACTGCTCAAGCAAAAATAAAAGACATTCAACAAACTATTTCTAATTTGAAAGAACAGTGGTTGAATATTAAAGGTTACAGTCCTCAAGAGATGCGTAACTTTAGAAGAATTGAAGAATACTATTTAGAAAATGGCGAGTTTGAATATGACAATGATCAGGATGTTTACAATAATTTTTGGATAGACTTACAAAAGCGTTTAGCTAATCTAGGAATAGATAAAGATACACTGGACAGAGTAAGAGAGATTGATAAGGAACTCAACGGTTCTAAGCTTTCCGGATTGACACAGCCGTATATTTCAAACTTAAAAGCATTTGTAGAAACAAATGATGCATTTGCTAATATATTTGAAGATGCATTTAAAGCTTATGATTTTGTTGATGGCGAATTTCCAACATCTCAAGACATTTTTGAAGCAATTAAGGATACTAAATTTACAGATGCCTTATCTGCTACTAGCCCTGAGTTTAAAGAATGGTTTGATAGAAATCACTATACTGAATCAGTAAATGAATTTGATAAAGTTGATGGTCATTTTGTTGGAGAGTTTACGCGCAACCGACCAACGGCAGCTTGGCAATTTACAATGCCTAGTGAAATTTCTGATTATGAAACTAAAAGTGTATTAGGCACAAAAATTCCTGCTGAATTTTCTCCAAATGGATACATTGAATTAAATGGTGTTCCGCGTATTCCAACTAGAGCATACTACCGCAGAAAAGTAAAACAGGAATTTGAAACAGCTAAAATTGAAAGGGACTATGTTGACAACAACGGGGATCTTGTTATTGCTACAGTTGATAACAGAGGGAACTGGCTTCCTAAAAACTTAGATGAAACAGATCCAAATGCAAAGTATGTAAATGGTGCATACAAAAAGATGTTTTCTAACCAAAAGAATTTATGGAACCTGTTAGATTATTTAAAGAATAAACATCTGGATAATCAAAAAGGACTAGATGCTTCTCAAAAAATGTATTTGAGTTACCCGCGTTATAGAAAAGGAGATGTTGAAGAGTATGACAAAGGTTATTTTCAAAGAAAAGCAACTAGAATTGCTGAAACATGGCGCGGTGCAGAAGATGATTTTGAATATGGTATTAGAACAAATGATCAACAAACAGCATCATACAAAACACTTACTCGTCCTATTGGAGGTAGCTATAAATTGCCGATGCTGGATGTGTCAACTAATATCATTGATTCCATGATGGATCATGCATATTCAATTGAGCACTTTAAAGGCATGCGTAAAGTCAATTCATTTGCAAATGTTTTTGAAAATGCAATAACAAACATGTACACTAATCCTGCAAAAACAGTAGTGGACAAAATGCTTAAAGATTCAGAGTTGTTAGAAAAACAAGATTCAGAGCAGAGCACAAGGATTAAAAACATTAGACAAATAATTGATAAGCATTTTAAAGGTGTTTTAATTACCGGATTTGTTTCTGGGACTAAAGATGCTTCTGAATCAGTAATGAAAACTGCAAGAGTTATTGGTGGATTACAAAGATGGATGTCATTTACATCATTTGCATTAGATCCTATTAAGTCTTTACGAAATTATGTTGGAGGTAAATCCATGATGTATAAAAAAGCAGCAGAAGGATTAGCTTACAACATGAAAGATGTTGCTTTAACAAGAGGAAAGTCTGCTTCTGTCATGGGAGAATTAATTGCTATGCAGTATTCTAATAAAAATGTAAGTGCAAGGTTGCAGTTGTTAGATGTTTTGAATGCTATACCTGGTAATTTAAAAAAAGAAATTGGTTCAAGAGGCTCTAAAACTGTAGCGCAATCTTTGTTTGGAGGAAGTTTTTTCTATGCTGATAGAAAATATTTAAGTGAATCTGTTCCGGTACATCAATTTTTAGCAATTCTTGAGCATAATTCTTTTATGTTAAATGGTAAAAAAACTTCACTGGATGAAGCTATAGAATTAATTGATGGAAAAATACAAACAGTTGCGGGTGTTCCTGCTGATATGGCAATTACTTATGATGCTGACGGCAACATTAAATTTGGAAAAAAAATACAAGATTTGATGAATGAACATCAGTCTTTCTTACAGAAATCACTTGGTATAACAAATGAGTTTAATGAACCAGAGGTTTATAGAAGCTTATTAGGAAAAGCCGCTTTCTTTTTAATGAAATTTTTTCCTGGAATGGCACTGGATAGATACCAAGTAAGAACCAGAAGAGGAAAGAAAGGGCAAAGAAGATTAAATTATTCAACGCGTAGGGCTGAACTAGGAACTTACTTAGGTATTGTTGCTTTGGCAAATGAACTTGTAAGCAATAAAGGAAAGTTTTGGCAATTAAATGCTTACAGTTGGCAAGCTAAAAAAGGAGCAATGCAGTTAGTTTTAGCAAAAATGATTTCAATGATCATTAATATGTTAGCTATGTCCATTGGTTTTGATGATGATGATGATGGACTTATCAATTTTACTTGGGATCCGAATGACGATGGCATTTACTCAAAGTTAAAACATTCAACATCATTACCTGAGTTACCTTTAATTTCTGATGCAAGAACTGTTCAAGGTACAAACAATCGTTATAATTCAGAAAATTATTTAAAGTTGCAGGCATTGCGTTTGCTTTTGGTCTTTAAGAAAGAGGAAGATACATTTTTTTTAACTAATGCTATGTCAACAACAAAAGACATTGTAACTGGACAATCACCTTTGTTTACTGGTGGAGGTTTAGCAACTATAGAAGATTTAGCAAGTTCATTATATGCAACATATTTTACTGATAATCCGGATGTTTATGAAAAAGCAGCAGGACCATACAAATATCAAGAAAAAGGCAGAGATAAAGCAATGAATATTGTGCTTAAATCTATGGGCTTATCTGGAAGTTTAGTTGATCCTGCTACTACAATTCAAAGAGAAAATTCAGATTTCTTTAACTAAAGCAGTAATCTTCAATTATTTGTTTTTTAATTGAAGGTGTAACAAATATAGTTTCTTGATCAGGACTAGGCGGAGAAAGTAATTCTTTTCCTTCTAGTTCTGATTCATACACTCCTAAAATTCCAGCTATTTCTTTATAATTGCTGGCGGGTTCTAAGCACTTTAAAACTATTTTGTTTTTTTCTATAACTGACATTAGCAGTTTGTATTCTCTTGAGATTTCTGAATAACTACCACTAACTATTTTGTCATAGTCATCTTTCAGACTATACATGTTAAATGTTACAATGTCAAATTCATCATCTGCAAAAGTAAAATCATGAAATTTTGAGTTTTCTATTTCAGGTTTTATCTTAACATAATCTGCATCTTTATTGTAAAACAAAGCAATTAGTATTCTTGATTCTTTAGTGTGATTAACATCACCAAATTTTAAATAGGTTTCTATTGGCTGAACTTTGATATTCAGCAACGGCCATAAAAAAGTTTTGCTTTTTTGAATGTAGATACCCATTTCTTTTAATAATTCATATTGCATTTTTTCCATAGCTACAGTTTTAATATGTCGGTTAATTCTACTTTTTTAAACTCTTGTGGTTTTATAATCTTACCATCTTCTCTCAAGATTGGATTACCATCTGGTCCCAGCTTTGACATATTATTTTGGTGCACTAAGTTAAATGCAGGAATAATGTGGTTTTGCAATCCGTGTTTACAGATTGTTCCAAATAATATATACAACTGATCCGCCAAAGAATCCAAGATTTCAATCATGTTTTCTTCTCCTACAGCCATAATGTATTCATCCAGTTCCTCTTTGCCAAGAACATGCCTTAGCACTGATTCTTTACTACTAAGCAACACAGGTGTGTCACTTTGACTCTGTTTGAATGTTTGGTGAAACTCACTCACCATTTTAATTTGTTGTTCCATATATTTGTTTGTTTTTTACAGGTTTGTTTTCTTTAGAAAGTAGGAATATACTCCAGGAATGTGCTTTTTGTAATAAGGTTGATTATCCTTGCACCAATCCTTTAATTCCTGCTTAGAATTAAACGGTTTTTGCCATGAATTATTGTTCATGATCATGTTAAATGTTGGCTCTAGCTCATCAATAAAATTTTGAACCGTCCATCCTTCCCAAATGTGTTTGTCATTGCTCATATTACTTACGTTTTAATCAGTTTTGCTTCCATTAGTCGTGAATGTTTGAGGTGATTTCAATGCTATCTAAAATCAGATATTTACAAAGCTGTAAAGTATTCATAGCAAAGTATTAGTTGTAAATAGTGTAAAAATTGGTCAAGTCCAATCACAGGAAAGAACGCAGGAAACCCATAATACTTTTCTTGTTTGTAAAGTTTACTTGTCCATCGGCTTGTTAGGTAATCAGTAATAAAATGGCAAATGAATGTTGTAATTGTAAATAGTATTACGGGCATAGGTTTGAAGAAAAACAACCCGATAAAAAACCAAGTCATACTATAAACGAATATGTGAGCAAACAACCAGTAATTGTCTTTGCTTTTATTCATTGCCATTTTTTGCGTTTGCAATAGAAAGTCTGCAACCCAATGGATGAAGATTATTGCTATAATTTGATATTCCGTTTTCATCTTATTCTGATTTAAGTGTTGTTTTCTTTAATGTACTTAGTGTAACAATTTTTTAGATACCTGCTAACCCATAAGTAGTCTTCTCTTTCAAGATAGTCTTCTAAGGCTGTATAAGCATGGTAATTGTCTGATAAAAGTTTATCAGTTTGGCGGTCATACATTAATGTATTTCCATTTTCATCTCCTTCTTGATAGTCACTATAAAAGTAGAAGTCTTCAGTAATCAGTGATAACCTGTATAGATTACCACTGATTGTCTTAGTTTTTTGAAGTTTAATTTTCATTTTTCCATTCTTTCCAGACATCAAAGTCCTTTAGTTTTTCAATTTGTTTTTTCCATTCAGCTTGAAGTCTTTTTGCTATAGCCCACATAATGAAAGCTCCTGTAACAAATCCTATGATAAGTTCCATATTATTCATTGTTTTCTAGGTTTTTGAATCCTCTATCTTCAGCCGCTTCACCGATACCATAATGGATCTGTTCCATTATCCAATCATTAGTCAAAGCTGATTCTAAGATGTCTTGTGCATCTTCATTATCAAATACTGCAAATCGCAGTTTGACATCATCAACATGCCACAAGTTGTCTGTAAAGAAGCCTGCTTCCCGCAACACTTCTTTTGCTTTTTCTATTTCAGTCATGAAAAAAATATTAAAATTAAACATGTGATTGCAATTCCTGCAAGCATTCCTACTATTGAGCCATACAAAAATGCAGGCCAGTCTTTATCATTCATAATTTTTATTTTGATGATAAACAATTAGAACAAAAGTTATCCATGGTGTTGTCATATTCATGACCACATTTGTAACAATGTTCTGGTTCTCTTTCAGAAACTAATTCTACATCTTCCGGATCATATTCTTTATCATCATCTGGATTTTCAGATAAGTGTCCTGGAATATACCCGCAGCGGTCTAATAGACTTTGCACGGATTCTTTTACAAACCCTTGGGATTGTAGTTCAGTGATCATGTTTCTTCCAAATGTTAGTATGTCTTCATGATCAGAAAAATACCAACTAAGGAAATCTGATTCTTTTACTTTGATTTTTTCACTCATGTTTTTTGTTTTTAAAATTCAAGATATTCTACATTGTCTGCAGATAGTGCCTGTATTATAATCTTATCTTCTACAGGTAACTCTCTAAATAAATCAGCTAAAACAAAATCAATGTTATACTGATGAGAATCTCCGTCATGAGAATCTCCGTCATTTGATGACATAGATGGTGTAATGTTATTTCTAATTAACTCTTTGGCTTCACCTGACAAATCAGGATTATATTCTACAATAATTCTACTCATGATTTTTTGAGATTAAATCCTGCGCACATAAGCGCGCAAGATATAGTGAACATTTAAATTTTACTCTGATATGATCTTCTAGGGCTTTAGGAATAAAGTCTGAATAATCTTTCTTGTTTCTTTGCATTGCATCAACAATGGTTCTTCTTTTGGTTGAAATCATTTAGTACTCATCAGTATTTTCACTATTGTGATAAATGATTTCACCTTCCTCATTGTACAACTCTTGTGTTGCACTTCCTCCATTTTCTGAAGGAATCATAGGTTCTTCACATACTTGATCAGGACCTTGATGTAATTCATAAACTCCTTCTAGTTCATGAATCTCATATACTTCATCGCAATCAGAAGCCTTCAACATTGCAATTACTTTTTTTACTTTTTTATCTGGAATGTAGTATCTTATCCAGCTGGTAACTTTAAAATCTAAATGTGCCATCCGCTTCTATTTTTAAGGTTTATAATCAATTTTTATTTCTAAAAATAACCATGCATAACTAGCATGGATTCCTTTTAATCTTTTTGGAATTAATTTCCATTCCAATAAATTAATTTTTAATGTTATTTGTTTCATCAGTCTTGAATTTTTAATGTTTTTAATAATTTTAGTTAATTCTGCTAAACAAGTTTCTTCAGCTTCTTCATAGGTTTTAAACCCTTTATTCCAATGTAATACAGCTAAATGATTTGGTTTATAATAAATTACATAACCATAATCACCACCATATTCTGGTTCTACAAGTTGAACTAATCCAACATAACCGTACTCATCTCTTATTTTTTTTAAAGTTGGCATGTTTATTTTTTATTTTATTAATAAATTCAGGAAAAGCCATAAACCAAAGAGCATATAAACCCATAATTGTTAGCAACAATAAACTTATTCCTAGTATAACTAATACTATTATTCCTATAATTTTCATACTAAACCATTTTTAGGTATTTGTTTTGTGTCACTTCTACTTTGCATTTTGCTCTTGTTATTGCGGTGTAAAACCATTTTGCTGAATCCCATACAGGCATTAGCCAGCTTGCATCAATGTAAACATTGTCCCATTCTTGCCCTTGAGCTTTGTGACAAGAGATTGCATACCCATAAGTAGCAATGATCACATCTTTGTTAAAGAAGTATCTGGTGGGACCATTGCGTGGAGTAAATTGAGTGACAAGAATTTTGTAAACATGATCTGGTACAACTGTAGTTCCATTCTTAATAGATTGAATAATCTGTTGACCATGGAGGGAGGCTTCGGTTAAATTGGGAATTAACAGCGTCATGTGGAATGCATGTCTGTACAATAGAGCTGTGAATGATTTTACATCTCCATCTTTTCTTCCTTCAATGCAAACTTCAAACTCAGAAACTAACTGTGCGTTGTTGATTGTGTAAATCTCACCATTGGAATAAGGCCCGGAATTGGATACAGACACAAGGATGTCATTGTTTTGAGCATACTTGTCAATTTCTCTGTCCCTGAACTTATATGCGCGGATTTTTTCATTGTAAACTACGCGTCTTTCATTAGTAGAAGTCAGTACTACATAGTTTCCATCACTGCTAATGTCTTTAGCAAGAGCTTTGCTGAACTTCTTAACGCTGGTCAAATCGGAATCTTCCGGTTGTTGGAAGCGTGGCTTCTTGTTAATTCGCATTTCTGTGGCGATTTTAAGCAATGAGCCGTCATATCTTTTGACTTCGGTAAGTTCATACCGGTTATGGTCAAAGAAGCTCTCAGGGTAACTTTTTTCCCAGTTGAAGATAAATGGGTTTTCTCCTACAGGTTCTAGTTGGAAACTATCTCCCATGAAGATCATTTTACATTTTTTCTCCGTGGCGTGTTTGATGAGAACTTCAAGTACATACTTGTCAATCATTGAGCATTCATCTACAATGTAAATGCCACGCACTCTAAGTGTTTTATCTACAAAGAATGTATTCTTCTTGTCGCCAGCGGCAAATAAAGCAGAATGAATAGTTGAGTAGTCCAACATGGAGTTATCAATCTTTTCCTTTAATCGGTTTACTGCGGCATTGGTTGGTGCAAGTAGTGTTGCTTTGCATGCGTTGGCTATGTTTTCTGCAATGGTAGTTTTACCACAACCTGAATAACCTGCAAGCAAAAAGAAGTTGTCATCAGATTGCAAAAACTTGAACACTTTGTTGAGTGCTTGTTTCTGTCCGTCTGTGAAATCTATTGCCACTTTTCTGGCATTGAATAAGTCACTTATTGTCATGTTTATTTTGTTTAAATAGTTTTTGTAAGCTTCAGCTGCATCAATTTCATTTTTGTATATACCTAAGTATATTAATTTTCCATTGTGGTTGATTTTTGATTCATAAGAACTTAATTTTTTATTATAGGATACACCAATGTACTTAGAAGAACCGTATATTTCTTTGGTGGTATTTTCTCTAGTTGTAAGTAGTTGAAGATTGCAGACTCTATTGTCTGTTTTAATGTTATTTATGTGATCTACTACAATTGAAAATTTACTTGGAGTGTGTTCTAAAAATGCCATTGCAACAAGTTGATGTACTTTTAGAGTGATCTTCTTTTTATTTAAAGAAAGACTCACTTTGTAATACCCGCTTTTATGAAGGCTTGGTTTAAACAAGGTTACTTTATTAAACCAATTTGAGCGAATGTTTCCTAGCGTGGATGCTTCATATTTTTCAAATTGAGGTATGACTTTCCATATTTCTTCTTCCATGGGCTTTGTGATTAGTAGGTGATGATAGTAACCACACTTTCGCATGGCTACCACATCTACCTTTGGGATTATTACTTGTCAACTACAAAGAACTCTTTGGAGTCTAATTCAAATACAACATAGTCTACATCTTCTATGGTGTTAACTACGGTGCGTTTGTTTTTGTACTTGTCTTCTAAGATTTCAGCTACTGCTTCACGCATGCTGTCTGGAATAAGACTCGGAGCTAAATCCACTTTTTGATTAGCATTTTCATCTGTGAACCATGGTATTTCATCTACTGGTTCATCATACTCTTCCATCATATCAAATAGGTGATCATGGCTTTCATCTGTAGCACCAATCAATCCATCATCAGGATTACCTTTCTCCACAATACCATGCTCCTCTTTGACCATTTCAATTTGCTCTTCAGACATTGGAATTACGTCATCAAACTCTGGAACACCTGCAGCTTGCAATAATTGAACATCACCTTCTTCAATGTATTCAACTAATTCTTCCAACTCTACAAGTTCTCCATAGCTTATTGATTCATTGTCTAATTCAGTCCTGATTTCTTCCAATCTTTCTTTCTTAGAATTAACATCATCAAACAAGGATGGTTCTTCTGGTCTGAATAATGTTTTTTCTTTTACCTGGTTCTGCGCTTGAATAAGATTTTCTACTGATTCCATTTCATCTTTTTCAGATTCTACTGAATGACCTACACATGGAGTAATTGTACCTTCAGCTTCAAGTTGATTCCAATCTTCATCTTCTTCAGCATCTAGATCTACTGATGGTATTGAAACCTCTATGTCATTATCTACACCATATAACTGATGAGCAAGTTCATCTTCAGTTAATACATCTTCCTTAGCTTCATTAGTGTCTAGAATGATTTCCTCAGACTGGTGCACATCTATATCAAAATCAGACCCATTTTGCACCACTTGATTATCAGGTAGTTCTGCTTCTATATCTGCTTTAATAGCATCCCTTTCAATTGCTAATTCAGATAACTCTGCAATCTGATCAAGTATACTTATCTGATTAGGATCAACAAACTCTGACTCAGTTACAATTGGTGTTGCAACATATAATGGAGCTGGTGTACTAGTAGGAGCAAACTTATTTACTTCAGAAATAAACATGTGTAGTATCCTCTGGTCTTCCATCCAAGTTTTTGGATGTGAATGTTGCAATGCTGTAGTTACATAGTTATAAAAAGCCCATAAGCTATCTGCATTAGAAAATACATGCACTGGTCTTTTCATCTGGTCTCTGATCATACTAGCTTGTTCTGTAGTAAGAATCTGATACTCTGCAAATAAGATCCCAAGCATCTGAGCTTGTTTCCTCTTATTCATAGTAATTAACTCCATACTAGCTTTATCAGAACACAACTGATTATAATACATGTGAGCATTAGCTACTTGTTCATCAATTGTATCTTGTGTCTCCGTGTCTGCAGTTCCTGTATGCTTTCTAGACCAGCTTCCCATATCACCGCAAACCATTACAGTTCCAGTTTTATTTACATAGGCACCAACACCACACTTAAATCTTACTTGTTTGTTATAACTGTTTGTCCAAGCAAACATCATGGATAATTCAGGGTCTGAATTATAATTTAATTTATAAATACCTTGAGCAATCTGACCATCTGCAGTAGCTCTGTATTCTTCTTCTACAATAGTAAACCCAGCATTAGTTAGTGCAAGGGTTGACATATCAATAACTGACTCATGGGAGATAACTGTATAAGTTTCTCCATGAGCTGGAAGAGCTACACTTATTAAATGTGCTTTTCCATACTCTTGAATTTTCTT